GCCCGTGATCCCTGTGATGAGCGCGCGTTTCATGATCCCCATTCTTTCTTTAGCTGCTCGAACACCGATGTGCTGGGATAAGTTCCGTTCTTGTCCCGACCGGCCTGTCTCCACAATTCGTTGAAGAAATGAACTGAATAGGCATCCTTGAAATCTATAGACGCCCCTGCTCTCGTAAAGTCGTTTGGCACGCCCGCCCAGAATATGGGAAAGAACAATCGTCCGGGTATGATGTACTTCTGATATCCGAAATGGTGAACTGCTTCTGTGATCAAAGGAGGGCCTGCTTGGCCCCACGTCATAGTCGCCGGATTCATTTGCTGACACTGCGCCCAGCCCCACTCCATAATCGGACTGTGCGCGGGCGCCTTGAACAACCCACTCGTAATGCAATCGTCTGATCCCGGTTTCCCCAAACCACCGATGAACACGTATTCAGAATCGAACACGAAGGGCTTGAGGCACACGGCGTCGGTATCAACCCACCAGCCGCCCTTTTCCAGAACCAGTTTCCATCGGAAGAAATCCGAGAAACTTGAATAGCCACCGCGGACCAAGAACAACTGCTCACGCGGAATAATCTCGTTCGCGTCCTTGACGATCACGCCATCGGGTATGCGACCTACAGAATCGTACACGTACAGAACATACTCGTGTCCGTTCTTCAAAAAGGAATTGATGCTCAGCCTCTCCATGTTGGAGAGATCGCCCGTCACCCACAACCCCTGAACTATGTCGTGTATCATAAAGTCTAAGAAAAAGCAACTATCAGATTTCGTTCGCTACAAAGAACGCAACGAGGATTTGCACGATTTCGATCTTCGTGAAATCGTTTATGGGTTTGAGATCGAGCAGCTGCCGCCTGATGCTCTGGATTTCTTAGACGAGCGAGATGCCCGCTTTCGACATTTCTACGCCCGCCGATACGACCCCCGCTTCGACCGTTAACGGGACCAGAAGCTTTACCGCCCTTAATAGAGTCCGACGTAGAGAACTTATAAAGTTTTCCTGACTCTAGCGTTTTGCGTCCCCCAACCCTGCCGCCCATCTGGGCTATGTTCTTATAATTTTTATCTTCCGGGAGTCTAAGATTCATCCCACCATCATAGCCGTACCACGTATGATATTGAAACATCCAAATAGTTTCCAGTTCGTTCAGCTCAAGGTAATCCTGTACTTCAATCTTCTCTCGAATCGGCTGAGGCAAAGCTATACCCGGAAATTCTTTCCTAAACCGCTTTCCAAAAGACGAAAGCGCCGAGCGATGAGATTTATCCCGTTTTGGTCCTTGGCCTACGTAAATAAACGCATCCGATTTATACGGATGGGGATAACGATACAGCGTTCCCAACATTATTTTTCCTTTCTATAAATAGATTGGATTCGGGCTAATGTCTCTGAAAAGGGGGCCATTGTTTTTGACCTGCACATTGAGTTTTTATGAACTCGGTAATGAAACAGATATTCCGGAATCACATCTATCTTCCACTTATTCAAAGCCACAATCGAACACCACAAAGCCCAGTCCTCTGAGCCCCGCGTAAAGTCCTCGGGCCAGCCGCCAACTTCCAGAAGCGTCTCGCGCCGAATCAAGGAGCATACTGCCAAGGTGTTTCCTGAAGTGATCTGCTCCAGCGTGGGAACAAATATCGGGTAACTCGAACCCGGCGCGCCAGTGCTTTCGCGGCCCAGTCCAAAAATGTGAATCCATGTCGAGACAACACCCACACCATCCATCATGCGCGCCACTGTCTTCTCTAAGTAATCGGGCTCGATCCAATCGTCGGAGTCCAGCGGAAGGATCAGATCCCCAACGGAGTGGCCTAAGGCGATGTTTCTCGTCGCGGGTAATCCGCGGTTCACCTTGTTGCTCATCACCCGGATCTGGGAATGTTTGTCTGCGTACTTTGCGGCCACTTCAAGACTGTTGTCCGTGCTGGCGTCATTCACACAAATTATTTCCCAATCTATATATGTTTGCGCAAGAATAGAATCAAACGTTTCCGCTACAAACGACGCTTGATTATAGAGCGGCACCAAAATTGATACGGTCATATTTTTCTTTCAGCGGTCTTTGAGATAGATATTTCTTAACCACATCACTTTGTAAATCTGAGTCCCGCTCCAACACAGGCAACACAACTCGATTACAATTGGAACACAACAAACCCCGAATACACTCTATGCAACCCGCCGCAGCACCATCTGAGTGAATTACATGTTTGTGGTCGTGGTCTACTGATAATTTCAAGAGTTTAGAATCGAACGCCCTCTTACACAAAGCGCATCGGCCATCTTGGGCGTCCAAAAGATATTCATAATCTTCCGGGGACATTCTAAACTTTCTTTTCAAGGACGTTTTGAAAAGGCTCGTTTGAGCATTCGGGCTTTGACGATACGCGTTCCTCTTCAGACGACTTTCGGGAGTCTTACTCGCGATACGAATACACAAAATACATCGAGACCACAAACCATTGAGTCGTCGCCCATCTTTATAAAACTCGTCTAATGACCTCGGCTCTTTGCAGCCGACACAAATTTTAGTTGTCATCGATACACCGGGTTGTATTCATGAAAGACCTCAGAGACATAATCTAAGTCCTCCTTAGTAAGACCCTGATGGCACCCGATGAAAAAGCCGTGTTTCGCCAATCTCTGTGCCACAGGATACTTTTCGGCTTCTCCTGGGAACAGTTTCTCATAAATTGGCTGCGAAAGCAAGGGAAAAAGATGTCTAGTTTCTATGCCGCGCTCTTCCAAAAGCAGCAGCAGCTTATCGCGATCCAAGTGCGGGCTCAGCACCATGGGGTACATCATGAAACTGTGAGTGTAGTTCTCTGGGATGAACGGGAGCTGCAAAATGTTGTCTTCGTCTCGCAACAGAGACGTAAGGTACGCTGCGTTCTGGCGACGACGGGTGATGTTCTCTTCCCAGCGTTCCAATTCTGACAGTGCAATTGCTGCTTCCAACTCCGTCGCCCGATACGAGTAGCCCAGACGATCAAACTTGTAGCGGCGTTCGATGATGTTCTGAAGGCCGCTGCCGACGTTGTTGTCGTCATCGATGCTCGTGTAGATCGAGTCTCGACCATGAGCCATGAGGCTCTTGCAAATCTTAGCCAGCTTGTCGTCGTCCGTGAGAACAAGCCCGCCGACGCCGCCAACTACGAGATGGGCTACGTACGTGCTGAAGCAAGACAGATGCCCGAACGAACCTACAGATCGGCCATTCGTCTGCGCGAACATGGTCTCACAACTGTCTTCAATCACCTGAAGGTCGTTGTCTGATGCGATGTTCTGGATCATCCGCATATCCGCGGGGAGCCCGAACAAATGCACCGGGATGATCGCGCGCGTACGAGATGTAATCTTCTCCCGAATCATCTCGGGATCAATGTTGTACGTAAGTGGGTGCACGTCCACAAACACCGGTTTCAAGTTGTTCTGCAACACGATGTTCGATGTGGCGATGAAGGTCGTGGCCGGAACCAGCACCTCGTCCCCATCCTGATATCCGTGAACTTCCTTCAGTGCGGCCAGCGCCACCTGAAGGGCGCTCGTTCCGCTGTTCATGAAGATGCCGTGCTTGGACTGGTGCAGATGCGCGAACTCGCGTTCGAAAGTTTCCGTGTACTTGCCGCGGGACAAACGGTTGTTGTCCAGAGCGTCGTTCACGTACTCTCGACCCTTCGAACTGATGCCGAGGTGGCCTAGCGTGATTGGACGTACCATTCGATGGTCTCTTTCAGCCCTTGTTCGAGCAACGTCTTTGGTGCAAATCCGAACTGACGAGCACGAGTAATATCCAGAACCCGGCGGGCTTGCCCATCGGGCTTGCTGGCGTCCCAGACAACATCGCCGTGGAAACCGACTATGCTCTTAACTCTATCGACAATATATGAAATTGAATTCTCGTTGCCCGATCCCAAGTTGATGGGCATGGACTCGTTGTAGGATTCCGCGGCTTGGATGATTCCTTCCGCGGCGTCCTTCACGAACATGAAGTCTCTTGTTGCTCGCCCTGTTCCCCACATCGTAATAAAGGAGGCGTTTGTTTCTTTAGCTGTCACGCACCGACTGATTATCGCCGGAATAACGTGGGACGTTCCCAGATCAAAATTGTCGCCGGGCCCGTACAGGTTCGTGGACAGGATGTGAATGACGTTCATGCCGTATTGCACGCGATACGCTTGGCCCTGAACCAGAAGGGCGCGTTTGGCTATTCCGTAAGGAGCGTTGCTGCCCTCGGGGAAACCGCTCCACACATCCGTCTCTTGCGTGGGTATCGGCGCGTTCGCGGGATACTCGCATGCGCTGCCCATCTGCACAAACTTCTGAATGCCGAACTGCTGCCCGACGTCCATCAACTGCATCCCCATTATTGCGTTGTCGTAGAAAAACTTTCCGGGGAGGGCTCGGTTCGCACCGATGCCGCCTACGAGCGCCGCCAAATGAATGACAACATCCGGCTGCGCGTGGTGATACATCCTCACTGCGTCCTCGCGTTGGCGCAAATCGTAGTCCTGAATGCGGGGTATAAAAACTTTGGAACAACCCATCGCCCACAAACGATTGACGACATGCGATCCCAGAAAGCCAGCGCCGCCAGTTACGCAAACCCGCTTATCCCTGAGATTCATCTCGGGCTCTTTTCTTGAGGTAATTATCCTCAGCCAGCAAACGTCCAATCTCTTCTTGATGCGCCGGAGGGCAAGCAGCGATAACCGCGGCCATCTCACTCGACGCGCGAGGGATGTCGTAGCCTGTACTGTTTGGGTGATAGGCCTTGAACCGATAGTCTCGAACCACCTTCAATCCCATAAGTCGCGCGGTGGCGATGGCGATGAAGTCCATACCCCACATGAAAGATACTTGGGGGTCTATGCGCGGCATCCGTCGTACAACATCTCCGCGAATCGCGATGCACAAAGAATCAGTGTTGGGAACTTCGTAGACGCAGGGCTCAACAAGTTTCAGATCAGTAAGATTATAGATGTAGCTCGTCCACGCGATATCCGGGGCATACCAACCCACATCCCAGCGAGAGAAAATTCTCTCCATCTCTGAAAACATTGTTTCGAAATCAACGGGCAGCGTGACATCAGCCATAACCCACAGGAGAACATCACCGGTGAACTGCGCGCGCGCCTTCTTCCACTGCGCGTTGAAGTAGTCGGAGGGATCGTCCAGAACCGTTACCCCACAGTGCGGAATGATTCTATTTGCAACCTCTTGCGCATGCTGTTTGGGGCCGGGCCAGTCTGGAACGAATGCTTCGAACTTCATATCCTAAGCCATCTTTCTGGGACGATATCCGTGTCGTCCGCTTTGTCTTTCTCAACAGCAAACCAACGACGGGGTGCGATCACCGTTCTGCCCGCTTGATCGTCGCCGATCCACGCGCCCCACCAAGAGAAAGAGGAGTTGGCAACAATGGCATGCTTGCAGGAGGCCATGAGCCTCAAGTCTTCGTGCTTGTCCGTGCCTTCCACGATGCGGAAGTCAGACGGGAAATGCTCTTTACACCAGTCCGTGTCGTCGGAGAAGACAAAGAACTTGGGGTTGATGTGTTGGTCACGAATCGTATCCACGGCCCCGGCGTAGTAGTCGAGTCCCGGCATCCCGTGAAAATGTTGTAGACCCACATAGTCCTGACGACGGACGTGAATGAACACACTGTTCTGTTTCAATATCTCGGTACTTATTGATTTCGTGTAGGGCTGAAGAGGCTTGAACATCCAATGAGAGTTGAATCGCTTTCGAATGCTGTACGATTGAGCCTCAAAGTACTTTTCGGATTGCCAGTACCCCACCATAGTGCGGTCATAGGGCGGCTCCAACATCTGGGAGTCGAACCTCAAACTCTTCTCATACAGGGGCTGGTTCGTTGAGTTGTCTCTGAACTGGAGATCGAAATACTCTTCGAGTGAATACTCGCGATGCGTGCCCTCGATAAGTTCAGATCTATCGAAAGCAACTTCGAAGCCGTGGCTCTCCAATGCGAAACCGTACGCTCTCTGGAAGAGCTGATTGCCCATCCCGCCTAAAAGCTTGACGACGATCATTTGGTAGCCCCGTGCAATGACTGCATGGCTTTCATCCAACCCGCAAGATAGTCAACTACGAAATGACTTCGGGGATAGTGCCAAGAGATGTGCCCGACAAAATCTATCAGATCCGCGGCACGGATCACGCCGCCTTGAATCCACGGACCCAGTACTTGGCCCACGTACATGTCTTCTGCCCAGACGTGCGGTTCGGTATCGACGATAACGCGAGCTGCTTTGGCTGAGACGAAATAGCCTCTACCGCCAGAGGGCCACGAATAAACTCCACGATACTCCCCGCGCTCATCCTTGTAATCGAAAGGCAGGCTTCCCACCGGATGGCCTACACAAAACTTACCGGCCACATCATGGGACTCAAATCCACAAGCCATCAACCCCCGTGGGATGATGAAGGTGTCGGTGTCGCAAAGAAACGTGAACTCGTATGCGGCGGCTACCGACCACCGCAAAATCTCGCGTGTCTTCTGCGGCAACGAATCATAATCGTCTGGCGCGTCTACAGACACTTCGTCTGTTTTCGATGGCGTGCCCCGGCCAATGAAGAAACGTAAATCAGCGTCTCGCACATCACGACCCCACGTTTGCCTGATGGTTTCGTGACTGCCTCTTTCTAAATCGCGCTGACACGACTTCACTGCCAGAAGAAGTCTCATAAGGACTCCTAGAAATTGCCCTTGTTGTAACTCATTTCGAACTTGGTCAAGTAGGCTTGGAATAAATCCGGCCCGCTGATGGTCCCGCCGAACTGCACACCCAAACTCAACTGTATGATGGGCTCTCGGTGACGACTCGGGCGCGAATGGCCCGAAATAGTCTGGGGCGGATTGATTGAGTATCCGCTTCCGTAGTACTGCGTCCCGCCAATCCACAAGCGGCCAGCGCAACTAACGACCGGCGTACCCACGCCGTTTCCGGCGAGCGTAGCAATCAGCGTCCAACTATTCATTGTACCCGGCACCAGAGCCGTGGGGCTCACCAAAGTAAACAGGGTGTCGATAACCTGCGCCTGACCGAAGCCAAAATAGTTCTGTGACAGAATGATATTGACAGTCGGACTAACCGCAGAGGCAGGAATGAAAACCATTCCCTGCGCGGTCACTGTGTAAACCTTGCCTGAGAGGCGAAGGTTGTCGGGCGCGACTAAGAGTTCGCCCGGCGCCTGCACGCGTCCCTGAAAACCTTGGTTGTCCGGGGTTCCCGGAGTTGACCAACGTGGCGGCAGCACAGAGCCCGCATTCACATTGGGGAGAAAACTTGGCTGGTGAAACAACTGCAACGTATTGGAGTTCGTGTCCAGATACGCAGGATTCGATAACGTGACTCCGAACTCTCTCAAGATGTACGGAGACGGCTGACTCCCCACCGGGTTCGACGAGAACACACCCATGCTGCCACGACCTGCCATGGCGCACGCAAGCGACACCACAACCTCGCCCGTCAAATTTCCGATAAGAGAACCCTGCCCCGCCATAGCTGCGGCCAAAGAGGCCGAAGCGGATAGTGTGGCCGAGAGCGAACCCGTTCCAGCCATTGCGGCAACGAGGTTCGGACTGATAAATGTAGTGAGGTTTGCAACAACCGAGCCATGTCCTGCAAGAACTGCGGCTAAAGATCCGGTACCGGAAAGTGTTCCGCTAAGAGATCCGGCCCCGGCCATCGCTGCCACAATATTCGAGAGCGATGCTCCTGCCTTGAACGCGACGCCAACAATCCCTCCGGCTGGGGAACCTGCAGTCGATATGCCGAGAACTGCGCCCGTCTGCGGCGAGCTGTACGTTGTATAGGCCCCTGCTTGACGAACGTTTTGAAAGGATGAAGTCTCAAGGATCATCGGCGGTGTCGCGCTCCACCCGCCAACTCCATTCCGATCATATATGCCGCAGAACGCTATTTCGTCTGTGCCCGACGTGTTTGCCGAGGCGGTATTGCTGAGACCTGCCGAAACCAGCGCCCCCTCTAGGAATAGCACGTCGAATATAGGCGTGCCGCCCGTGATGGGAACGACCCAGACATACAGAAGTGCTGTACCGGAATTTGGCTGCCAATTCGCCGTAACAACTAGCGCGGCGTTTGCGGGCGCGCCGAAAGTGTAACCGAACTGATAGTCGTCAGTCCCGTCCGATATCAACGTAGTTGACGCGTACACGTTCGAACTTGAGTCCGTGACGACGACGGGTGTATCAACAGTAGGCGCGACAGCAAGAAAGCAAATCATCGCACCCGAAGGAACGTTGATAGCGTTCGAAGTCACAGGTGAGAAAGCTGAGCCACCCGTAAAACTTACAAGAGGAGTCCCGAAAATACTCATGGGCGCTCCTTAGGATTCTGTAATCGTCAGCGCGCCGATGGCGAAGCTCGGAGTTATCCCCGAACTAACCGCCAAAGGCGTAGTCAAGGCTCCGAACCAAAGCAGGTTGCCCGTGCCGGACGCGAGGGTTCCGATAGCGGCGTACGTTTCTGATTCGCTGCCGCCTGTTGCTGCCGGGAAAGTCACCGCGGCGACGTTCGAAATCGTCTCGCCCGTAATTGCCCAGCCGCCGGACGTGCGCGCGACTGGCACGCGGGAATAACTCGTGTAGGCCGCTTCGCTCGTGGTCTGGTTGCCGGTAGCGCCCGGGTTCGCAGTATGCAAGCTGACGTACAAGTTAGTCAGCGGGCTGCCCGCGTTCGCGAGCAAGCTAGCGATCTCTGAGAACGTTGCTTGAAAGATTGCTTCAAGGAACAAGATGCTGTTGGTGTTTCCTTTTCCGGTTGCCATGATGCTCCTTATTTCTTTGCGTTGTTAATCGCGTTGTTGCCCTTAGCCGCCAACAGCCCGGTGACGCCCATCGCTACCTGCGTCCCGGCAATCATCACTTGAAGAATCATGAGGCCAGTGTGATCAGGAGCTATGTGGGGTGCAGCGAACAAACCCAAACACCCTGCCAGAAGCGGGCCACCTGTTTTCACGATGAAGTTAAGTGCAGGATGAGCAACAAGCCACGTTGCCGAGGAGTTTGTTTCCACTGCGATCTTCTTGACGTCCACGCCAATGTATGTGGTGTATGCGTCAAGAAATTGACCAGTAGTTCCCAAAGCGGTCGCTGCCGCCAAAACGATGAAGGTGACCATGGTGCTCCTTAGGAGTAGTACGCGACCCCGAGGTGATCGAGGTGGTACACAGCCTTGCCGCCCTGAACCGTCACTTGAAGAATGTCCTGCAACTGTGCGTTTTCCGAGAACACGTCGGCGAAATAGCCCGCGAGTGTGTTGGTAAGACCCTGACCCAAACGGGTGTAGTACTTACCGAACAGAACCTGCTTCGTGGTGCCGCTGCCGTTGCCCGGTGAAGTAGCAGTCGTAGCCGCCGCGATAGTAACTGCGCCGCTCGACGTAACGATACCAGCCAGCGCGCGACCGGCCAAGACACCGCCGCCCAGCGTGATGGAGGTGTTGGCGAGAATGTTTCCGCCCATCGTGGAAGTGGCAACGGAAGTGAACGAACTGCCGACCAACCAAACCACGTTAGAGGGGTCCGCGCCGTTCTCGAACGTCACTGCTTGGCCTGAGGCCAAGTTGATGGTCGATGATCCCTTGAACACATACAGACCGGCGCCGTTCAGGACGAGACCTGTCGTCATGAGCGCAGCACCGAAACTGTAGTTGCCCGGGGTGACGACATTCCCACCCGAGAAGGCAGTGCTCAAGTTGATTGATCCGCCCAAGGATGTGAAAGACAGACCAGTGTAATAATTGTACGCGATTAAAGCCGCGGCCTGCGCCGCTGCTGCGTCGGTGTTATCGATGGAGTACGGAGCTGTGACTACGCCCGGAGGAAAGCCGGTAATCGATGGTGTCGGAAATGATCCGATGTTCCCGCCTTTGATCACAGTGCCCGGGGTAGCGTTGGTGATGCCTGCCGCCGCGAGTATCGTGTAATTTGCAGCCGCGCCCAATTTGGAAGCAACGCTTGAGCCACCGCCGCCAGCACCGTTGGACGGAAACAGCGTGACAACACCCAACTTGTTGACGTTAACAACGATGTCGCCGCCTTCATCTATGATTTGCAGGAGGTCCAGCCCGAGAGGATTTGGTAAAGAGGCGAGTGCGGGAATCGAGCCCGGAGTCAAGAAGAGACGACCCCAATCGGCCTGCGTTCCTTTCGTTATCGTTGCTGACATGCTGAATCTCCTGTGGTTCTATAAGTGCCCGGCGATATTCTGCGTGGTGTGCACCACCGCATGAAGGGGGCCCTTCGCGCCGGACCGGCCCCGCAGAGTTTCAATTACAGAAGCGACTTGATCTTGGCGACGAATGCGGTCAGATCGGCGGAAGCTGTAGTCTCGACCTTCGAAACTTCGGTCGTGACATCGAGCTTCAACTTTGCGATCTCAGCCTTCACCTTGACTTCCTCGGACTTCGCCCAAGCTTCGGCAACTGCTCCGAACACGCCCTTCAAGGTCGCGTACACGCCGATGCCTGCCAACCCAGCAATTACTCCTGCGATTACGATAAACATTGTGGTCTCCTTTTAGATGACTGCGAGAATTTCATTCTCTTTCAAAATCAGCATCTCAACGCCATCAAGTTTGATGTCGTTGCCGCTGTACTTCCCGAACAGGATTTGATCTCCGACGATGACTTCCATCGGAATGCGCTTGAAGGTAACGGGGTCGATTGCACCGTTGCCGACAGCCAACACTTTGCCCATCTGCGGTTTTTCTTTTGCCGACTCCGGGATGAACAACCCACTGGCCGTCTTCTCGTCATCTTGAACGGGTGAAACGAGCACGCGGTCTTGGAGAGGACGCGGGTACGACTTTTTTGCCGTCTTGCTTGATGCCTTGCTCATTGTGTTTCCTTTCGTGTGGTGCGATTGTACTTCTCAAATGGCAGGCCGGGAGAGACTTGAACTCCCAAGTCCCGGGTTGGAGCCGGGCAGTTTGCATTAAGCTTACCAGCCTATCGATGTGGTTGGCGGGCTAGGATTCGAACCCAGACTCGTTGGTTCAGAGCCAACTGTGCTACCGGATTACACTACCTGCCAAGAAAAAATTGGTAGGGTGAGGTGGATTTGAACCACCGTTCTCCTCTGTCCGAGAGAGGCGAGGACAACCAGACTCCTCTATCACCCTAGTGGGGTGACGGGAGGGTGTTGGTCCCTCGTACCGCGATTCACAATCGCGTGCTCTGCCGTTGAGCTACCGTCACACTCGTTTGGACTGGCTGCGCATCTTGTGGATGCTGCGGCTGCTGTCCGAGTGTGAATGCTTTCATGTTACTCCTCAAATGGTGCGGCCATTCATATCGCCCCGGGTACGCTTGGAAGTGGCCCGGCGTTTCGTGGGAGGGTTCATCAGTGAGACGTAGACCGCGACGTTGATCTCACCATCTTGACCTCGGCAAATCTCTTACTGCAAATTCGAACGTGTTCTCTGGTCCATAGTGGTGTTCATCCCACAAGTGATCATGGGGTAGTTCGGCGTCCACGGATACGGAGCCGCTGGTGCGGGAGCCGGATTCGGGATGTAGATCGGAATAGCCTGAGGCTGCCGCAAGGACAGATCCAAAAGTTGACGCCGGAGTTCCTTCACTTCCCTTTCCAACTCTTCGATACGCTGTTTCTGATTCATTGCTTCCTCTTGAAACTTTCTCCACAACCACATCGCGGTCGGGAACACGGCTTGTTGCGTCTTGGGAACAACTTCTGCCACGCGACAATTCCCCACGCGTAGACTATGATCCAAAGCGAAAATGCGTAACCGAACAGGGATGCGATCATAGCGCCTCGCAATTATCCAATTCGCGTGGACTCGAACTTCTCGCCCTTGCCCGGCTCTTCCAAATCGCCGCCCGGGGGCGTGTCCTTGCCCAGTTTACTGAGGTTCTGGCCTTCCTGCAATTCGACCGCGCGCTTGTGCGCGCCTGCGTCGGCCTTGGCCTCTGTTACCGCGGTGTCGGTCGAGAAGCGGTACTTGAACGGGCCGGGCTCGACGGACTTGCCTGTCGAACGCGTGCCCGCGTTGGGAGCACCATCCATCATATCCGCAGCGTCGATTGCTTCCGGCGCGGTTTTCTTCATGGCCTCAACGGCCTCCTGCGAATTCTTGACCTTCATGGTGGCTCCTAAAATAAGCGCCCGTCTCTCCGGGCCCGTCAAGCCTAGTAGGTCGGCTTTCACCAGATGCTTGCGTGTATCAACGGCTTATAGCCGGTTCACTTCGTTCATCAGTCACCTCCGTAGGTGAATCTAACCGAACACGGACTTGACAGCTTTTTGCAGTCACGCGACGGCAGTCACAACCATTGTGGCCGACTGTGCGACTGGCGGCGGGGGAGGCGGTGGTGCGGCTGCGTTAACAGTAACCGTATCCGACGCGCTAAGATTGTTGCCACTGTCTATGGCAGAGATAACTGCTGCTCCGGGAGCCACAGCGGTAATATTGCCGCTCTGATCCACGGTTGCGATAGTCGTATCGCTGGATGAGAACACTGGCGCCAAGATCGGCGCGATCACGTTTCCTGTTCCGTTGAGTCCTGTGAACTCAGTGAAGACGGCCTTCGCGCCGTTTCCGCCTACGAGAATGGTTGCTGGCATGTCTTTGTCTCCTATGGTCAGAATCACGGATCGTGCTACTAGCATCCCCCGTGACTTCTTCAATTCGTATTCTTCGATCAGATGGACTTGCTTTTCGAGTTTTTCTATTCGCTCCAACTCGTCCTGCTTTTCGTCCTTCTTCATATCCAAGCGATCACGACTCCTCAACATGGATACTCCTTTCGGCAACTATTTACCGACTCGCGACAATCGTTCTCTCTCGGTCCCCAGCATGCGATTCACTTTCAAGGGCGGGGCGTTACGGATCTGGGCCTGTTTCAGCGAAGACCGCGGACAGGGCTTCACGAACTTGACGTCTCCATCTTGGCGCGCGGGCTGAACCATCAACTTGCCTCTTTCGTCCAGTTGGCGACCGGCCTCGTCGTGGAGGCGACCGCAATAGGGACAGGGCTCTCCGGCCTTAGTCAGCTCCCAATAGATGTTCTTGGGAGGACTTGACCGCATTGTGTTCTCCGCAGGGGGGCGATGTCGAATCATAATCTCTCATTCGGGGAGGTGCACGACCGTCCCCCAGTTTCCCGGGCACATGGTGCGTCTTCGTCAGGGGCTCTCACCACTCTGTCCCTTCCGAATGAAACTTGGCGGCTCCGACCCATTCGTTTGCACACAGGGTGTTGGCAGGCCGCATGCTCTACCACTGATCTACACGACGTAGTGGGGCGGGATGCCCGTAGGGCGCGCCTGTTCGGTCGAAGTGGGGATCGAACCCACGCACTATCAATACCCCGAGAACATGCAACACATTACCTGTTGCAGCGGTCGCATCGGGGCTTACAAAATCACGGCGAAGGTGACGAACAATACGGACTTTCCGACTGAGTACGGTCTCGCGTGAAAACTCAATATGGTGGGGCCACCTTTCGGTAAGCCCCGCAGTGAAACTCAATTTCTTAATCTGTCTTCCTCTTCGGCGTGGCAGTTTGCGCAAAGAAGAGTACACTTGTCTAATTCTTGCTGTATGACGTCCCAAGAACGAACGTGACGCCAACAACTTGAGATAGTGAACTTCTTCATCTCTGGGTCTCGGTGATGAAACTGCAAGGCCCACATGCACTTGCTATAACCGCATCGGGCGCATTTGCCGCCGAGGTATTCAACTGCGCGTATCTTAGTTCGCTCTCTCCACTTGTCAACTCTGAGATTGCTATTACAAGTTTTAGAGCAGAACTTCGATTTCTTAGGACCGCGCTTAGGCAATCCCGTTTCCGGGTTCACGTCCGAATCACAATACAAACACTTGAAAACTTCCATCTGGCCCTCCTCTAAAGGGTTTGATCGGGGGTGTTAGAGGCACCCCCAATCGGTACTACGATATAATCGACTGGCTGGGGCGGTTGGACTCGAACCAACAACCTTTCGGGTAACAGCCGAATGCTCTACCGATTGCGCTACACCCCACTTGAACTATTTCAAAATTGGTGGACCCGGAGGGATTCGAACCCCCGACATCCTGCTTGCAAAGCAGGCGTTCTCCCGGGCTGAACTACGAGCCCATCCTGTGGACCGCAGCCGACTCGCACGGCCATCTGTCCTTTCGGACTACTCATGCTGAGTAACGTTCCACGAATCGCTGTGAGGTAGGCGCGCGATGGCGCCTCGTTCGAGTTGATTAGCAATCCCCGCGTCGGAACGCGACTTCCGAACCTGCCCCTTGACGGGGATGTTCGCTTTGAACTTCGCAGGGAATCCCATGTGAGATTAGCCTAACCACTCCTCACGATTCCTTCTACAGACATATATGTCGTTTTGCGGCATTATGACTGTGGAAAACTTTGTCGCAAGCCAAACACGTGCGGGTTTTGATTGACTGCTCCCGGCGTTGTTTGCAATGCGCGATCAGGTTGGCGTAGGTAGACCAGCGCGAGTGCGCGACCTTCCTGACACCTTTCCCGATCTTACGTCCCTTCCGGCCCTTTTTGGGTTCGGCATTTTTGGGACGCTTCGAAACTATTACGGGTGATACCACATGACACCTCCTAAAGTGCTAGGGTCATCGGTTCACCTCCTATGTAAAGTTGGCCTCGTTTTCCAGACGTCTCGCCGGGTCGCGGCGTTCGGAATTGCTCACCGAAATAGTCATGCGGCCTGAAGCTACGTGTTTGCCGCCGAGTCCGTCGCCTGAGGCGAGCGGTAATACTTCGCTGACTGCGAAAATTTGCCCTTTACTTCGGGTCCGAAGTACTTGGGGCGATGTGAATTCTGTCGCCTTGTATCCGGTTGTTATTCGAGCCCGGCTCTCTTAGAACAACAGACCGGCGATTATGCCGATCTCGTACATCGAGAAGTCCAAGAGGTTGCTACCCCTCGTATCGACAGTCTCGTAATTCTGGTCGTACCAAAACTCTTTCAAGGCCGCGGCGACAGTGCCGACGGCTGCCGCGATTAGGGCCGCGTGCATACCGTGATGCTGCTTGACCTTCGTGACCACGATGTATCCCGCCATGGCGTGGCCGGACTGGGCTGTGAAATCCCAAATCCATTTCGTGACCGTAATCTGGCTACTCATCGTCGATGTCTCCATCCCAAGGGCCATCCGCGCGCTCTGGGATCTCTCGACCGTAAAGGGAATCTATCGGCTTCGCGATTTGAGCACCCGGGCGTTCAAAGGCTGTTGCCACCTGTCGTCTCTGGCTCATGTCGTCGCTCGCTTACATTTCGGAATGTCGTCGTACGCTTACAGGGCGGGAGAAGTTCACTCCCTCTCAAAACCTGTTTGTATGCAGGCATGTATTATGCTAAGTCCTTTGTCTTGTATCCCGGGGAGGGGCCGCGCCGGACGCTCAATTGTGTGGTATATGTTGGACGGTCTTGTGCGCGGGTACGTGATTGTGTGTGCGCCTCCGGCGCCGCGGCGGCGGGGTGGGGTGGGTGGGGGCGACCCTACCCACGGCCAAGCCCTTTAGAATGAGAGCCTTACGAGGAAACCACGCAAGCCTCGACGACTCAACAACATACAGAGCAGCCTCCTAAGTATATGAGGACAAACCATTTAGCAGCGCGACATCGGCGCGAGCGTACCAGTACTACCTATTGCAAACCGTTGCACGTTGCTTGCAACCCGTTGCGAATCAACGCGATACAATCAATGCTCTATTGATTATGTTGCCCGATTTGGCCTGATTCGTTGCGTAAACCCTTTAGAATCAAGGCGCGAGTATTTTCGTGTACATTTTACACGATTTTTTCGTGATTTTCGGGCAAGTTTTGAAAATTGTGCGAATCACGGTGAATCAATGAATCGAGCGGCCTAACACGCAATCTATAACTCTATTGCTTGCATCATCATACAACCGAGCGCGCGCTCCGGCGATTCCACGGGCAATTTCTGTGGTCTGCCGAGCCATCTTGTAGAGTTTGGTGACAGCATTCTCAAAATTTGGTGACAGCATTCTCAAAATTTGGTGACAGCATTCTCAAAATTTGGTGACAGCATTCTCCAAAAGTTTGGTGACAGCATTCTGTAATCTGGTGACAGCATAAACTATTGATAGCACACGATTTAAGTGTGTTTTCGATGAAAATGCTGTCACCATTGGGGCGGAAAGCCAAAAGTTAAGCATTAATTATGGAAGTTAAGCGTTAATTATGTTTCGCCTTGTTATCTCTTCTCTCGTAACGTATCGTCTTACAAGTATATGTATATAAAAGAGTTATAATGCGTTCAGGCCCATCTAAAATAAGGAATTGCGTGTTTTACCGGGGAAGGCCCTATTTTGGTGACAGCATTTTGCTAACTCCAATAAGCCCATATAGATAACCCCTAAAAATGCTGTCACCAATGCTGTCACCAATGCTGTCACCAATGCTGTCACCAACCCCTTGTCGGGTCACATAATCAATGCTTAACTCGTCAAAACTCGTCAAAACACGTCAATCGGCACCCCGCACGCGCCATTTGGCGTGTATCGGGAGCAAAAACAGGCGCATTGCATAATTATACGTCTTTTTGGCACATATTACAGTGAAACTGCATAAAATATGGGAATCAATGCCCGCTGCCCGGCGAGCCGCACACGCTCCCGAATTAGCTTGCAATCCACGTTTGAGGCGTGTATGCTTCCTCTTGAGGTAACACGCCATGACGTTCCAAGAGCACACGGCGCACGCCAAAAGCATCGAAAACCCCACCAACCCCGTAGCGGCCTTCATTGTGGGTTGGGCTATCCAAATTGGGGTTTGCGCATTCATTCTGTGGGGCGTGGTTGCCCTTGTAAAGTTCTTTTGGATGCACTCTTAACGGGTTTGCTCGCGCGCGTGAACTGGTCTAATGATCGAGGGCGCGCCGACAGAACAACGTTGGGTACGGTAGGCGCATCTTGTCCACAACGGCAGGACCCTACGCTTACCGGACGCTAATCAACGTCAAGACTGGCGAGCCTATTTTTCCCTCTCAAAACAAACAAGTTACGCCTCAAAATAGCTTACGAATTCTCTTGACAAACACGTGCCTGTTTGTTAGCATTCTATCAGCATCAATGGAGACGATAATGGAAAACAAATGGGAAGACTTGACAAGCGAACAGCGGGCGTGGATTGACGCCAATTTTACACGATGCGGAAACGAATTTCTACCCCGCCGTCGCACGTATTCCACGCCTAGCGCATGGGGTAGCTGGCATTTTTGGGCTGTCCTAAGCATTGTGATTCTCGTTTTGTGGATGTGCCTGTAGTACTAGGCCGAAAGTACCATTGACTCCAAAACGGGATATGCTAGAATCGTCTCATGGTAGCCAAACACAATTCGAAACTGAGGGTTAACACAGTCCGCAAAACGGACGGTAAACTCGCAATCATCGTGCAAGGCACGAAAACGATTCGTCAATCCTAGCGGGCAATGCCTGTCAGTTCTGGCGGACTGACAGACGGAGCACACAAGGAAAGTGTTTTTGAATCCGTCCGGGCAGGACGTTAAACACGGAGGAAATACAATGGACTATCAGAAACAAGCAACAGATTTTCTAGCGGCTAGTGGATTAGAATTTCGCGCGGTTCTTATCGGCGACGATTGCCCTACGTTCTGCGAAGATGCGCTAGCAGAACGCGACATGGACAAAATCAACGTATTCCCACGCAAAACTCATATCCACGGGAAGCACTACCGTTGCACAATCTCCGGCAAGGATCGCGGACACCTTTCGTTTGATTTCTGGAACAGTTATTCAGACGAAAAATTTAATCATGTTCGCAAGAATCCGGGCGTTTGTTCCTATCAAACTCTTGACCGTGTGCTAGGCAAGAAAGGCTACAGCGACGGTGCGTTAGGCATTCTCCCGCGATTAAAACAACCCGCGCGGATTCCAACTCCGTATGATTTACTCGCCTGTGTCCAGAAGCATGATGTTGGCACGCTTGCTGATTTCTGCGGCGATTTTGGGTATGACACAGACTCAAAACGAGCAGAGCAAACCTATATTGCAGTCTGCAAAGAGTACCAGAAGATACGCAAATTCTTTACGGACGCAGAATTAGAAGCATTGCAAGAAATCGCCTAGACTGTCCAGCGTCGCGCGCCTTTGAGGGGCGTGCGGCGAAGTATAGACTAGATAGGCCGCGAACGCGGAAAGGACGGATAAGACGATGCCCAAGGCAAAACGCAATCCAGCAAAGAATCGAATTTTGAAAATTACGATCAGGCGAATGATGGATGATTCGCCGGATACATCATGGCTTGGCGAATACAGCGACCGCGCAAGCTCGGAGTTTTCGATTGACCGCTACCACGATTTTGATTGCGCCATTAACACAAGCAAGGCCGCTGGTACTAGCCCCCAAAATCTTTATAGCATTTTGAAAATCGTTTCTCAGTTAGGAATTTTGAGTCCGGGAGAAACGTACTTCGCAATACCCCTCCCATATTGAGGCGAGGAGGGTCCAAGAATTTGGAATCCAGAATTGAAAGGAGGGGGAGCCAGTGAAAAACGGAAAAGGGGTACCTAATCTGCCCATCCCACGTAATCAGGAGGGTCAGACATTCGAGCAAGAACAAGATCATGAATTGGAAAGCGAGTTGTTGCGTGAAATCTTTGGGCTTGACAAACAGGCACGAGTGAGTTATCCTGAATAGGTATAAAGGAGGTATCATGGGTTGGATTCTTTCGCAGTTGTTTCCGGTAACACTACCGAAGGTTGTGCTCGAATTCGAGGAGCCGAAGCCAACACCACACGATCCTTTTTCGACGCCAGTCACAGAGTGCGGCGTCACGATGGTGGCTTACGATGTGCGCCGTCTCGGAATCGAGAGACACCATGCGTAAATGGATCATCATAATTGCAGTCGAGGCCACATTAGGACTCGCACTATCATTCGTCGCATTTATCTCCGGCTATAACACGGGATTCAAGGACGAGCAGACGGTTTGCATTCAATGGGCCACACAGCAACGGATCACATGCGGTTTGGTTTCCGCAGACAGGAGGCTCCATGAGACGCTTAACAGTTCTGATTCTTATTCTCGCGAGCACAACATTAGCAGCGCCCCCAGACCAACCTATAAGATTAGGCAAGGCCAGTTGGTATGGATACGAATGGACAACGGGAAAACGCGGCACAATGGCGAACGGACAGCGTTTCAATCCCCGCGCATGGACGGCGGCGAGTTACGATTATCCGCTTGGCACAGTTCTGGAAGTCACCAATCAAGCCAACGGTCAACGGGTAGCAGTTATGGTTACAGACCGAGGGCCAGCAAAACGACTAGGGCGGCTTCTGGATCTAAGCGAGGCAGCGGCAACAGCACTAGGCTACCATCGGGACGGGATCGCAGTCGTAGCAGTAAGGGTACTCGTACTACCCCATACCACTACTAGGTAACAGAACCAAAATTCGAGTCAAACATAGGAGGCAACACAGTGACAAACGAAGAGAGATACCCAAAAGGTGACTGGCAGTACGACGTTGCAAACGGCGACACTGTTCTCGGCTACGCGGATTGGTTGGCACATAACATCGAAATTGACAAGATTTTAGTCAAGTACGAGGCCACGTCATGAGACACGAATTCAAGGATCAACCGCAAGAGAGGTTCGCGTATACCGACAGATGGGAAGCCAAGATGCGCGACAAAGAGCGCGGCGCAGCACGCAAGGCCAAGAACGCGATACAGTTCGAAGGCCACGCTAAGTCCAAGAGCGAACGCGAAGATCAATATGGCTCGCGCTAAGGTCGAGGAGGCAATCAAGAAGCTGGAGGAGGCAATCAAGAAGCTGGAGGCCGCTGGTCTCAAGATAACTGCGGCAATCCTTCGCGAGAAACTGGCCGAGGTCACACGTTAGTCGTTATCGGAATTTTGATGTTCGTGCCATTGTACTCCATGGCCGACATCGTACTACAATACTGGCTCGACAGGAGGGAACATGAAAGATTCAAAGATGAATTTACTGCTACTTAAAATCGGAGATCCTGTTATCCACAAAGCCACCGGCCTATGCGGTACAGTCGAGGCCGTGGAGTTCTACGGCACCACGACCGGCCAGATGCTCACGGTAGCGATGCTGTGCGGTAGACGCATGCGTGGCATTTCGCGCGATGAGTTTGGCCTGCACACTCCGGGCGCCGCGCAGATCAAGGCGCAGACACCCCCACAATGGGCCGTGCCCACTGCCGAAAATTCACAGCCGATAACTGTAGACCAGATGGGCAACGTGTTCCATAATATGGGGTCGATCAGTGACAAAAGCATTCTCGACGAAATTTGCTAAGGAGGAAACAATGGCAGAACAGAACGCATATGAGAAATTTACTCAGAAGGAATGGGCCTTGGCGCTCATGGGTCTCATGGGTCTCACGCCTAGCGGTAGCGAATTCCTTACGCCGGATGAATGCACATCCTACGTGCGGCGACGCCTCAACTATCCTCGCATAATCATCGAACTGCGCGAAGAGAACGCCACGCTCCGCAGGCTGCTAGGAGTCGCGTTAGAGGATTATGACGACGAGAACTGCGTCTCGCGGGCCAACACTATACGCGAAGCGTTGGCAAAGGCGGCACGCTAATGACCATCATCGAGAAGGGCCACATCAATCTCTGGAGTGGTGAGGTCACATCTGTGTTTCGTGTCGTGGACCCCCGCACGCAAAAAGTCTTAGCCATTTTCAGTAGCTATGAAGCGGCAAAACGCTACGTGAGCGTGAGCAACCCCACGGCGGTGCGCTATGGCCTATGAGGTCCGCCACGGCGAAGTAGGCTTCGACATATTCGAGGGTGGACGTGTGCACAGTACGGGCTACAGTAACCGGGTCCACGCATGGGCAGCCATCCGCAGGGCTAACAAAGCAGCCGAGCAATTGGCCTATGCGCGGGCCACGCTGCGCCATGTGTGCGATTCCTTCGAGGATGACGGCATGTCCCGCGCGACTGTGGCTAAGGTACTGGGACAGGAAAAGGACTGGAGGGAACGGCCATGAAAATGCGGGCGAAGAACTTTCGTACCAGTACCCTTAGTACTCCAGTCGGCCCGATGAAAACAAATCCGTAAACCGGACAATTCCAATCCGGGAGAATCGTACTTCGCGGGAGAGCCTCAAAATTCAGCAAAGGGAGGGACTATGAAAATCGAATTGACAGAGGACGAAATAGCGATCTGCTTGGTGGCTTTGAGATGGTGGAGTACCGTATCATCTGCAATTGTCGCGGCAAAAATAAGTGGTCAAACTAGGGTAGATTTGCCCCCACGTTGTCCTGTTGCAAAAGCTTGCCGTTGCAACGACGGATACGAGACTATCTTGCAGGAATTCTTCGAGACGTTTCCCGAGGGCGCGGGGGACCATGATGAGGTCGTAATCGAGGATGCGCACCAGTTCGAGAAGCGTATCGTAGCGGGGCACGATCTTCCCCGACTCGATGCCGGAGACGTGCCTCTGGGCGATCCCGAGATGGCGTCCCAGTTCCCTCTGGCTCCAGCCGCGCTTCTTCCGCGCATCTCTCAGCGCCCGGCGCAGTTCATCGGGCAGTCCAAGTGACGAGGGAGGAATTCATTCGCACATGGCTCCGTCTTCACGAGTCCCGTTGCTTTTATTGTGGAACGGGATTCGGCGCGAAGGACACGCTGCTGGCTACGTCCATCGAACACGTGTACCCCAAGCATCGGTTCCCGAAGTTGGAACTGAATGAGGTGAAGGCGTGCCGGGGCTGCAACTTTGCGAAGAACGGGTTCATGCCCGAAGAGTTTCGCGACTGGCTGACGCAGGGTGACGTTTTCTACAGCGAGTGGCGATTGGGCGAGCCCCTGCCGCCCGTCAAAGACCCCTTGCGTACCGCGCTACGATTGATGATCGATGCCCACTTCGATGCGGAGATCAAAAGGATTCGCGGCAAGAATAGCCCGAGATACCAGATTACGACCCAGCGGTTAAGGGAGATCATGCGCAACGCCCGAAAGAAAGTGCTTGACATTCGGGCCCAAGTATAGTAGACTGCTCACAGTCAAGGAGACCCAATGGAAGAGAAGCGAATTTACAGCGTATCACCCTCAGTTATCGTACCGAGCGTGAGCGGACCTACGAAAACGGTCCAGCCACTAGGCCGACAGGCTGCGCAACTCGCGCACGCTGTTGGCAAAGTGAGGTTCCAGCAAGCGCGCTTAGCTGTCGATAGCATTGGGTACGAACCCATCACGACAATTCTTCTCTCTTGTCGCGATACCAGAGAACTGCTGCACGTGATCGATCTTCTGACGCGCGCACGAATTCAACATGAACGTTTCTACGACAAGAACGAACCGGCCTATGGATTGGGTACGGGCCACATCCTCACCGCAGTGGCGACGCATCCGATCCAACCCTCAAAGGTCGATCATATTCTCGGCTATCTCCCACTCTTCCTCGAAGGAGTGAATCGATGAGTTTCAAGCCCATGCTCGCAGGCAAGTGTACAGATGTGACGAAGCTGACGTTCCCAGTGCTGGCATCCCTGAAGCTGGACGGCGTGCGGTGTCTCGTGATCGGCGGGCGGCTAATGAGCCGAACTCTGAAGCCCATCCCGAACTCCAAAGTTCAGGCCTTGTTCAAGGGACTACCCGATGGCACGGACGGCGAGTTGATTCTGGGAGATCCCACGGCGCCGGACGCGTATCGCAAGACTGTCTCCGCAGTCATGGGCGACGGCAATCCCATCGAGGGCCTGCGCTATTGGGTATTTGACAACTTCAATCTTCCCGGTGGTTTTCAAATGCGTTTCAATTATTTGAAAACACTTTTGCTTGATGGGATGTCGGGCGTCAAATTGCTTACTCATAGCCTGTGTCCCAACGTCGAAAGTTTGAATCTTGTCGAAGAGTTAGCAGTTGCAGAGGGCCACGAAGGCATAATGGTGCGCAGCCTTGACGGGCCCTACAAGCAAGGTCGCAGCACCGAGAAGGAAGGCTACCTCCTCAAGATTAAACGCTTCGAGGACGCCGAGGCCATCATCATCGGCTACGAAGAGCGAATGCACAACGGCAACGAGGCCAAGAAGAACGCAGTGGGCCGCACAGAGCGCAGCACCGCGCAGGACGGTCTGACGGGCCGGGGCGATCTTGGTGCGCTAATCGTGCGCGGCATCAACGGCACGTATAAATACGTAGAGTTCAAGATTGGCACGGGTTTCGACGACAAAGAAAGACTTGACATCTGGTCCAAACGTGATATAATGATGGGTATGATAATCAAATACCAATACTTCCCAACAGGCAGCAAGGACAAACCCCGCTTCCCCACGTGGCTGGGTTTCCGATACAAAATCGATATGGACGAGGAGGACTAATGATCGTAGGGTCTACAAAGATCGATATGGTGACTGGCCGAGTGAAGCATTTCCCACCCGAGCCCGAGAAGAAGGGCATGAGCCTGCACAAGAAGATTAGCTTCTTCAAGAGCGGGGTACGCATCGTGGCTTACTTAATCGGCTGCGCCGCATTCGTCCACAACACAGCCGCGTTTATGGCTTTCTACGTTCTGGTTCTGAGCGAGATCGTTGGCATCTACGAAGAAGTGGGTGAGAAATGAACGAGACACCCGACAGGCGCGAGCGTCCCCGGACGCCCGGCAACTTCAAGAATGCGGAAGACGCGACGTATAAAATCTTACGAGAACACGAGAGGGGAAAAATGGAATTCCGCATAGAAAAGATTAATAGCAAGTATGTGATTTTCGATCAAGATGGCGCGGCGTATGGCAGCTATGATAACAAGGCTGACGTCGAGGTGGCGATTGAAGGTTGGATTAAGTATTATCAAGAGGACACCAATGTTGCTGACTAAGAAAGATATCGAGAGGATGACTCGCCTCCTGTTGTGGGTGAACGAGCGGGTGCTGCGCACGTGGGTTGCAGATCTGATACATACGCTCAACGATGCGGAATCCCAACTCACTACGGCGCGCGATGTCATCGCGCAACTTGAGAGGGACGTTGCGGGTTGGCGCGGGGTAGCAGAACGGTTCGCGGTTAAGCCTCTGCCAGTCGCGAGCTGCGTGTGCGGCGGCATCGGATGCCTTGGGTGCTGTGGTCAATCATGATCTTCACGCATGTAGTGTGGGAGTATAAAAAACGAACTGATGGAACATTGACGAGATCACGAGTAAAGATACCACCGCACATGGGTTCAGCTTCAGTACAACATCCTGATGACGACAAGGAGGCATCAATGCCCTACGTAGACGGCGAATATGTATCGTCAGCAATAGCAGATCGGTTGCAGTCCAAGAAGCCTCGGTCGGGCTGGGTCTCCGAGTCAGGCTATCGCTTCAAGCCTGTCGCAATCATGGAGAAGAGTCTGCCGGTTGGGATTTACACCTTCCACAATTCGCAGAACGACGGCATCGTTTTCCAGACTCAGATGTTCCCTACGGACCAGTTGATTTCGTTGCCCGGGCTCCCGTCGGATTACATTCTGAAGCAGATGCAAAAGTTCTGGGAGAGTGGCGCCATATACAAGTCACGCGGATTCGTCCATAAGCGCGGCATCCTTCTCTATGGCCGTCCGGGCTGCGGCAAGACATCGGTCGCGCGCCAGATGTGTGACGAGGTGATGAAGGTCGGCGGCGTCGTGTTCTCCATCTCTGATTTCTCATTGGCGACCGCGGCCATCTCAATGTTCCGATCTGCGGAGCCCGACCGCCCAATCCTCACTCTGCAAGAAGATATCGAAGGGCTGTTCACGGGGGACGAGGGCGAGCATCAGGTCAAGTGCGCTCTTTCGTTTTTGGATGGTCAAGACCAGTTCAACAATATCGTCCACCTTGCGACGACCAACAAACCCGAAATGCTTGAGGATCGATTTATCAAGCGTCCCGGACGTTTCGATCTAGTCATCGGCGTCAAGTCTCCCACCGAAGCAACGCGCGAGGCCTACATAAGATTCACGTGCAAGAATCAGGTCTCGGATGCGGAACTGGACGAGCTGGTTGAGAAGACCAAGGGATTGGAACTGGCCTATCTTCGCGAGATCGCGGCTTCATTCCTTTGCTTGGGGATTCCAATCGAGGAAAGCGTGGCACGCCTGAGGGCCAACTCGAAGATCAAGTACTTGAAAAACGATTCTGACAAGGGCGGCGAGATGGGTTTCGTGTTGGGTTACGATTCGAAAAACATGAAGGATCTATCGCTGTGATCAACGTCTGGCACATTCGGAAAGCGCCTAAGGACGCGCAGTACATCGGGCGTGAGAGCGGCGGCTATCCCCGTTCGCCATTCTGCAATCCGTGTTCGATGCGTCGGTTCATGCCGAGTGGTCGCCCACCTACGCGTGAAGATGTATTGATTGAGTTTGCGCTGTACTGGTTCGCGCCCGAGCAGAAGAATCTGCGCAAGCAGGCTGTCACTGATCTGCCGGACGACATCATGTGCTGGTGCGCGCCGCTGTGGTGTCACGGCCACATCATCGCAGGATACGTGGAATGGGTGAGGCGGAACGAAGGCGAGCGAGCCCTAAGAGACTACGACAGTTTTCTGTGGCCCAGCCACTTGTGGGAGGAATAATGCACATTTGCGAAATTTGCGAGCATGGTTGGTGTAGGTGGTGCGCGCGGGGAATCTGCGAGTGCTTTCCCGACGTAGTACAGCTACTTCCGAAAAAGGAGCCTAGTCTATGGAAAACTTTTCTCAATACGGTTTCCAATATCCTAAATCGCTAATCATGACGTACATCGGCGGCAGCCACGCCCATGGCGCCAAGGTGGGCGGCACGGACGACACTGATTGGTATGGGGTCTTCATAGAGCCGCCCCAGCTGGCTCTGGGGCTCGACAAGTCGGAGCACTTCGTCACCTCGACGGGCGGCGGGCCGGGTGGCAACGGGCCCACGGACGTGGACGTGTGCCTCTATAGCCTGCGCAAGTGGGCCGGACTGGCAGCCAAGGGCAACCCATCGTCTCTGCACTTCCTGTTCGCTCCCTTGGAATACGAAGAGGGTGCATGGAAAGTAATTCAGTGGCATGGTGAGAAGTTCCTTAGCCGCGGACACGTGCGTCCGTTCTTGGGATTCGCTGACGATCAGATGAAGCGACTCTTCGGCGAGAAGGGCCAGAAGAACGTGCACCGCGCAGCAGACGAAGAAAAATATGGCTACGACACCAAGTACGCCATGCACGTGATTCGTCTCTATGGCGAGGCCAAGGAACTGATGGAGACAGGCCATATCACTTTGCCCCGGCCCAACAAGGACGAACTGATCGCGATTCGCGAAGGCAAGTTCAAGTTAACCGAGATTCGAACCATGGGCCGGGATCTGGAAGCCGATGCTCTGCGCGCCTCGGACGCATCACCCCTGCCAGCAATGATCGACAGGCCCGCGGTCTCAAAAATTATCGCCGATGTGTATCGTGAATTCTGGAGTGGGAGTCATCAATGAACTGCATCTTAGTTGTGTTTCTCGCGATGATAGCATTTGTTGTAGGCGAAGGTTTTTTGATTTGGGTAGGAGAGACGTTATTTACATGGGCGTTTGATAATCGCTGGCTACGCGATCATCATTTGTTTATGGCGACCTGTTTTCCAGCAGTCATCGTTCTTTTTCTAATAGGGATTGGCATACTTATGGCGTGCGCTGGGTCCATCGCGGTATTTTGCCGATGACGCTCTCGAAGGCACAGATCGAAATCGATAAGCTGCGCTTTCGTAAATGGTTCTGGATTTGGGAGCGTGACCTGCTGGAGTGCGCCCGACAGTTCCCGATGTGGCTTCACGTTGCGCGAGGGCAGGGATTCACAGACGAGAAGATTATGGCCCCGTGGACGCACGGGGACGAGGGGCGGCACATCCGGTACATGGAGAATCCGTGGTTCGAGGAGGCAACATGAGCGACAACAGCAGTAGCAACATAGGAACTTTCGGAATCATAGGCGACGTTTTTGCCGGTATTCTTTCCTACCTCAAGTGGGGAAGTTTGAAGCTAGCGTTTTGGCATGTGCTGTGTGGCTGGATCTACGTGGTCTACTACACGATCCGATATCACTGGCCGAGCTAACATGAAGAGATATCTCGTATTTTCATACCCGCAGTGGTATCCAAATGGCGGATGGAGCGATCTTGCCGGGCGTTTCGATACCGTCGATGAGGCTGTAGTCTTCGCGCGTGAACAAGGTGCGGAATTGCTCAGCACTTGGGGCTCCGGCGGTCTCTATACCGTTCAGGTGATCGACGCCGAGACGGGCGAAAAAGTGTACGAAGCATAATCAATAGGAGATTAGCTATAAAGCATGCCTGTGTAGGAACAGGTTTTGAGATGACTCCACAAGAAAAATCACGGGACAAGAGACTTCAGAAGACATATGGGTGGACGCTCGAAATGGTCAACGCCCTCTCCGAGGCGCAGGGCCATCGATGCGCGGCCTGCGGACGATTCGCTAAGGACATGCCTCTGAATGTTGACCACAAGCACTTCAAGGTCACGGCGCGCCGACTGACTGACGAAGGCTACGCGTTGCCGTCGCAGTCAAAGCCGGTGAAGTATTGGCTGGCCCAGACTACAATAAACGGCCAGACGTTCGGAGGAACTGCGAAAACCAAGACCGAGGCTATAGCGATAGTGAAGAAGGCCGCGATGCCGTACAGCGTCCGAGGGTTGCTTTGCGCCGGACGGTACGCAGGGTGCAACCGGAAGTTAGGCCGGATTGACGATTCCCAGTGGCTGAGGCGATGCGCCGATTATGTCGATAATTGGCCGTCCCGGGCGGTATTCCCAGCCAAAACAGTGCAAAAAGTACACGAATAATTCATGCCTGTGTAGGAACAGGTTTTGAGGAGACCACATGAGCGCCACAGCATCAACGCTAACGCCAACCCCGCAGCCCGTAGGGCCGGTTGTAGTCAAGCCTGTATCGACGCTGCCCGCATGGGTACAGAGCTGGGAGACCCTGATTAAGGCTCACGAGAAACTGATCATCGTCGCCATTCTGGCGTTCACGGCGTTTCATTTCTACTCCCGGGCCATAGACGCTTGGGATCGTAGGGATTCGAAAGTGGCGCAAGTCGCCGCACAAGTGGTGAAGGTTGACGACACCACCACGAAGGCCGACACCGCGACATTGGTGGCCTTACAGAAGACGGTGGCCGCGCAGCAGATGCTGCTCGCGCAGCAGATCGTGAAACAGAAGCAGGTCACACAGACGCAGCAGGCAACGGACGCAACATTGCCTCTCCCCGATCTGGGTGCCCGCCTCGCCTTGATCGCACAGCTAACTCCGGCAGATGTGAACTCCTCGCAAGTGCCGGGCTCGTTGGTTGTCTCCGCTCCGGGCGCGTTGAAGATTACGCAAGAACTTGAAACCATTCCGAGTCTCGAAGCCCAAAACGTGGCTCTGAACACAGAGTTGACGAACGACGGCACCATCATTGCAAAGCAGACGCTGGTTATCGCCGATCTGAATACGGAGCTGACCGATGAGAAGAAGTCCCATGTCGCCGACGTCAACGCCCAAAAAGTCAAGACCAAGCACGCTTTCGTTCGAGGGCTCAAGATTGGCTTCGGCTTTGGATTCGTCGCAGGAATCTTTGGCGCTCATGCTGCCGGATACTAAGTATGGGTACTTCGGCTGTGCTCATTGTGCGCGACCGAACAACACAATTTTCAAGTATTGCGAAGCGTGTAGGATAGCACGACGTAGAAGAAGTGCAAAGTACGACAAGACCCCGAAGAGCAAAGCAGTCAATGATCGCTGGAACGGGAGCCTAAGACGAAAGCACAGTACCGCTAAATACGCCGTAGACAAAATGGTTGAACGTAACCGTAAGAGCGTCACATGGAGCGGACATAGATTGAATCCAATACAAATGTTCTGCCGTTTGACGGGTATGACCGAAGAACAGTTGAACTTCCCACGGAGATAACATGACGAAGAAAGTCAAGATTCAGACAGAGTTGCAGAGGGTTCAAAGTACGTTCCTCGAATCATCCCTTGATATCGAGCGCCCCAAGTCCGAGTTCCCAGAGTTGTTCGTGGAACTGGACGACAATCTCGACACCATCCAACTGGCGCCACTGTTCGATGTGCACATCGGCAACCCCTCATTCGACGAGAAACTTTTCCTAAAGCACCGACAGTGGATCGCCGAGACCCCCAACGTCGTATCGTGGCTGGGCGGCGACATGATCGAGAACATCACTGCGGCCAAGATGGGCCACACGCCGCTCTCGAACGAAGAGCAAATCGAAAGGGCGACCGTGTTGCTGGCGCCAATGCAGCACAAGATCGCGTTCTCGCTCCCGGGCAACCATGAAGCACGCACGTACGCGGCCACGCACACCTCGACCGGCAAGAGGCTGGCCGACAACCTTCAGGTCCAATACTTCAACGACTACTGCTTCGCAACCTTTCGGTGGCGCGGCAACAACTTCCGTCTCCTGACCCATCACGGTGCAGGCGGCGCGCAAACGGCGGGCGCACAGCGTAACGCGGCGCGTAAGGAATTGTCGTGGGCCAAGCCGGACATCCTCTGGACCGGCCACCTTCACGCCACGCTGAACGATACGGTATACCTCACGGACTACGACCAAAGCACGGGCCGGGTTTACGAACGCGGTTGCGCTGTGATTATCTCGCCGAGTTACCTGAAGTATTTTGGAAGTTGGGCATCCAGCATGCGCATGACGCCGGGCCTTCGAGGCCTGTCGGTTTGCGAACTGAAAGACAACGGAACTATTTTGATTGCATCTCACGCAAGGGGGAAGAGGCTCTAATGTTGATTCTAGCATTCGGCAACAAGGCGCGCCACGGCAAGGACACAGCCGGTGAGGCCGTGGTCAACCACTTCATCTTTCAGCGCAGCATCCTGCAAAGGCACTATGGCGCCAAGCAGGTAAGGCCCGCAGCCATGTTGTACAAGTTCGCGGACGCTCTCTACAAGGAATGTCGCGAGTTGCACGGCATGACGGAGAAGGATTCGCCCCTGCTCCAGCGAGTAGGCACGGCCCGCCGCTACGAGAACTATGACTACTGGGCCGACAAGTGCTTTGCGCAGATTGACAGGGAGCAGCCAGACGTCGCGGTCATCACGGACATCCGCTACAAGAATGAGGCCCGGGGAGTCAAGGCCCGGGGTGGTTTCATCATCAACGTCTCGCGCATGAATCCCGACGGCACGCCTTACGTGGACCCGTCACGAGACGCCACGCATTCCAGCGAAGTGGACTTGGACGACTACTTGTTCGACCATTTTATCAAAGCGTACACGGGCGAGGTTGCCTTGATTCAAGAGCAGGCCATCACAATCGCCGAGTATGCAAGGGGGTTGAAATCATGAAGCAGCGAGATTATGAGCCCGGCGAAATCATGGAAATACCGACCGCGACGAATCCGATGGTGGTCCCAAAGCAAGCCACGGCGAGTAGAATAATTGACGGGAAGCCGATTGGTCAACGTCAAATCTTTAATTACGAGGACTTAGTGGTCCCAAAGACAGCCACCGGTTTCGTTCAAGACGGCAAAGTGATCAAAGTGGGTTGTAGCGTCGATGTTGACAAGGCTTGGATTCAGACCGCTGGCGGCGGGATCTTTCACATCCTCGACCCCCGGCAGAACGAGATTCTGATCACGGATATCGGACACGCGCTCTCGATGATGTGCCGATTCACGGGCCACGTCCGTCGGTTTTACTCTGTCGCGGAGCATTCTGTTCTCGCTAGCCGGATCGTGCCGCAAGAGGACGCTCTTTGGGCTCTCTTGCACGACGCATCCGAGGCCTACATCGCAGACCTGAACCGGCCACTGAAACACTACACCGCCGTGGGCCCGACATACATGGGCGTCGAAGAGAAGATCATGAAGGCCGTTTGCCTCAAGTTTCATCTATCGGAGACGCAGCCCGAGAGCGTACACAAAGCCGACACGATGATGCTGTACGCGGAGAAAGAACAGTTGATGCCCGCCAAAGAATGGGGCACCAAGTGGAGCGAGGACCAAGTAGCAGCGGACGTGGAAGTAAGGTGCTGGGCGCCGGACGTAGCCAAGACGATGTTCATGCACAGGTTTTACCAATTGACGGAGCAACTTTAAGGAGATAACAATGCCAGTAATGGACGTGCAGGTTCGAACCATCAGCTGTGAGCAGTGCGATAAGACGGTGACCTTCAGTATGAAGGACCACCAGCAAGTCGTCAAGGATAACTCGTGGCTCAATACGTCGCGCGTCATCCAGACCGGCGACGGACGCAATTTCCTCTATTGCTCCGACGAGTGCGAGATCAAGGGCGTCGGAACGAGCAAGCACAACGTGCCGGAACCCAAGAAGATCATCGAGACCCCGCAGGTTGGCGCCGCGCAGGCCATCAAGATCGCAGCACAGGCCGCGGAGCAAGCCAAGGCGGGAACGAAGGCCATCAAGGAAGGTAAACCCGCGTCACTGAAGGTCGTTCGATAGGAGGACACAATGGCGTCACCAGCAAGCGGCAAGAAGAGGGGTATGAGTGTCGAGACCGCGCATAAACTATTCTCTACGTGCGGCCTTCTTTTGAATCCCAACTTCCAGACCATCCTCGAAGGAAGCGGATACGTTCTCGACGAGCTAGCAGTAGAGTCTATGCGCGCCGAAGCGGCTCTCGTGATTGCGAAGGACGTGGTTAAGGAAGCCGGATACAAATTTGACAAAGTTCTCAAAGGCGGTCCTGCGCCAGAGACACCAATCGACACTTTGGAGGCATAAATGGCCGCGACCACAACGTACATGATTGAGTACATCGGTCAAGTAAAAGAGCCCCGGCCACCCAACTGGCCCGCATTCGTCCGGCAGGACGTAATTGTCGAAGTCGAGGGGATGCCGGGATTGAAGGTCGCAACGGAGACGCACTTGATTCATATCATGAGGGTCAACCAAGGGATGGTTTGTCGCAAAGATCCCGACGCGCCCTTGAACGCGGTATACGTTCCTGACGAGCAATTCTTTGTGCCTTTGCATATGATCCAAAGCATCAGTACTCGCACAAGGCGCATCGTTGGGACCATGCCGGACGAGAAAGGGAGTTACATAAAACAATGATTCTCATGGGGTTTGACATGGAGACAACCGGGCTGGACTTTCAGAATGACAGGCCCATCGAGGTCGGCGCGATCCTTTACTCCACCGGCCAGAAGCGTACGATGGAATCAACGGGCTTCCTCGTCAAGACTGACGTGGCGATCTCGTCTTTCATCACGGGCCTGACGGGCCTCACACAAGCAGCGGTAAATAAGTTCGGCTACGACAGTTTTGATGCACTCGATATCGTAATCGATATGATGAAAGAAGCAGAAGCAATCGTGGGCCAGAACGTGATTCGCTTCGACAAGCACATGTTGGGGGCTTGGGCGTCACGGCACGGTAGGACGGTTCCAGAAAAGTTGTGGATCGACACTCGCACGGATCTCCCGGGAGTGGAGTCGAAGGGTTTGACGTACATGGCTGCGGATCACGGGTTCTTGAACCTGTTCCCGCACGGCGCGCTGACCGACGTTCAGACGTGTCTCAAGATCGTATCCATGTACGACATCGATGCGGTTGTGGCAAGGGCCAAGGAGCCCATCGTAATCCTCAAGGCCCACACAGGCTTTAAGGATAGCGGGCTCCCCGATAATGCTTTGGCGAAGGCCCGGAAGTTTGGTTGGAATCCAACCTATCGGCTCTGGTACAAAGTTGTGAAGCAGAGTGATGTGGCGGCAGAAACAAGCCACGGTGAGTTCGACGTATCCTTTGTCACGGATATCCCGGTCGAAAAGCTGTGGTATTCATAGCCAATAAAGGAGACTCAAATGGCGTTAATCGTTGAAGACAAGAAAAAGGTGTACGAGAAGCCGGACTCGGGAACGTTCGTCGGCGTGATTGCTGACGTTGTGGACTTGGGACCGAAGCCCACGAAGTACGGGATCAAGAACAAGATCCGCATTGTTTGGCTTCTGGGCAAGCAGGCATCGGCTGGCGGCGGATATGCGAATGACACGGAAGGCAACCCATTTCGCGTTATGAGCAGCTTCAACGCCACGATGAACGAAGGCGGCGATCTGTTCAAGATGGTTCGCAGCATTTTGGGAACCGCGCCTCCGGCACCATACGACGTGGAGAAGGTGTTGGGCATTTCGAATTTGCTCTTCATCGTCAAGGAAGAGGACGCGAACAAGAAGGGTACGTTTTACGCGAATGTGAAGGGCGTTCTGCCGCTGGGCACCGAAGCGGCACTGGCGATCCCGGCCACCTTCATTCGTAGCAAGGACCGTAAGGACACTCGTACGGCGGCTCCGGCACAGGCTCCTGCTGCGCCAGTGTCAAACATCAGTGCGAATCTGACAGGCGTGGCGACTGCGGGAACCCCCGTAGCCCCTGTTGCAACTCCGGCCCCCGCCGCAGTTGCGGCGCCTGCCGAAGTCGTGCTGGACGCAAAGTTCTAATGAATAGCCGGGAGAGCCTGCGTTCGACTCGCAGGAGTAACATTCGTCTAGCGGCTAGGACACCCGGCATTTCTTAGGAGGCAGAATGAAGACCCTTTATTGTTTGATCTGCGGGAAAGCTTGCGAAGCAATGGACTGCACGGACGGCATCATTTGCGACGACTGTCCGCTGCCGTATACAGGAGACTTAAATGAGCGTGAATCTGAAAAGGATGCTGTTCAGGCGAGTGATCCGAACGATACGGTTCAACCTTCTTAGGACGTATCACGGCATCCTGAATGACGTCGAGTACTACCAACTGTGCTTGAAACTGAAGTTGCACCAGTACGTGCCGAAGTACTTCACTCGCACCGCCGAAGAGCACAACGAAATTCGCTTGAAGATCCGGCGTCGCCAGAACGAATGTCAACACCTGAAAGGCGGCCATGTCCGCAGCTTGGCCTTCAAAGATTACGCTGTGACAGATCATACTTACATCGACGGCTCCCGTCTTGTTCGCTGCATGATCTGTCGGAAGCGTTGGGCACCGGAGACCCGGGAGTGGACTTTGGCCCTCGAAATGGTTCAGCAAAGTTCGAACCGAGCGTCTTCATCGGAAGTTCCGATGCTCGTGACCGAGCACGATGAGACAACTGGTGCGGCACGAGGCTATCGCAGCGTTGCCGAGGCTCGTAAGGCCGGTATCAAGATTTAATACGCAATTTTTCGAACAAAAGGACACCATGAACTTCCTTGAACGTGCGACGGCGACCGTCGCGAAGGGCGCTCCTGTCATCCGGCTCCGGCCACGTACGAAGATCGCGGCAGACAGCGATTGGCCCTCCCTCGCCACAAAAGATCCCGTAGTTCTCGCACAATGGAACGAAGAGTCACCCGAAGCCAACTGCGCCGCAGTAGCCAGCGCCACGCTGGACGGCGTGTGGTTCTTCGAGATCGACGACCCATCCGTGCCGGGGCGCATCGAAGCCGAGACCGGCCAGAAGATTCCCCTCACCTATCGTGTCCGCAGCCGTCCGGGGCGCGGCCACTATTACTGGAAACAGAACGCCGTATCCGTCGCCATGGGCAACGTGGCCCAAGGCTTCGTCAAGAACGGGGACTTCTCTGTTCGCGTGGATCGAGAGTACGTGGTCGCGGCAGGTTCGATTCACCCCATCTCAGGAGACCCCTACGAGGTTGTTTGCACGGCGCCCATCATCGAGGCCCCGCTCTTTTTGACTGATTGGATCAAGGCCCAACGAATCGAGAAGGCCAAGATAGGAACACGCCTGCCGGGAGACCCCAAGATTCCGCACGGCCAGATCAACAGTCATCTCGTCTCGATCATCGGGACGTTCATCGCCAAGGCCGTCCCTCAGGAAGCAGCCGAGGCCGCGATATTGGCGTGGACCCACGAGAACTGCGAGGAGCCGATCAACGAGGACAAGGTTCTTCAAGACGTGCGCGGCATGTACGGTCGGTATCCTCTCGGAAGTCTGATGAAAGACACAGTGTTGTTCGGCGACAAGCCTGCGGGGCAAACCGCATACGGCATCGCGCCCGCCACGCCCCTCGCTCCGCTCACAGAGGAAGAGGCTGAAGAGCAACTTGAACTGAAGCTGCCGCCCTATCCCATCTTCCCCAAGTGGGTGATGCTTGGCACCTCGATCTATGATGGGCTGGTAGAACCATTTTGCAGAGTCAACAGTCGGTATGAAGAGTACATGTTCATGCCCGCCATGGCCCTGATGTTGAATTATGTCGCCAACAAAATTCGCGTGGAGCAGAAGCAATTAATCCCGTCGCTCTTTATGGTCCTCATTGGCCGAAAGGGGAAGATCATCAAATCCAGTTCGGTCGAGAGCGCCATCGAGTATTTCAAGTATGCGGGGATGGTCGAGCACGGTAACACCTCGATGGAGAACGCGAACAGCAAGGCTCTCGTGTGGGAGATCGGATCGCCCGAAGGATTGGGCCTTGAGATGTCGCGGCTCAAGTGCCGCAATGGAATTCTATTTTACGACGAACTGAGCACGCTGACCAATAAAGCTGGCATCGACGGCAGCACACTGACGTCCCGGCTACTGGCGCTCTACGAATCTGGCAAGTTCCAGAACCTGATCAAATCCAAGAAGGAAAGTTTCTCGTTCGATCCCGGGAGTTATTGCGTGTCTCTGATCGCGTGCTGCACCGACAAGAACTTCACCACGCACTGGTCAAAGTTGTCGGGCCGGTCCTCAGGACTCGATGAAAGGTTCTTCTTTTTGTATCAACCCGAGAAGTTCAAGGCTCTGTCCCCTCAGATTCATGTGGCGACTCAGGAGGGCGCGCTGATCACACGCAAGCGTGTGGATGCGGCTATTGCGCAAGGCGTATTCAAGATCGAGAACCTTACACCATTACAGGAAGCTATGGCAAAGGGCGTCGAGAACCGCGAAGAAATCCGGGCCGAGAAGTTCGCGTTGTATTTCGCCATTGACTTGGGCCGGGACGAGATCGACTGTGATTGCATCGAACGAGCCCTCGCGCTTGTCGAGTATGAGAAAGCTGTCAAGAAATATGTACAGACGTATGAAGCAACAACGAAAGAGGGCGCTGTGCAAATGGAATTGCGTCTTCTCCTAAAGCGCAGTGGTGGCGAAATGTCGATGCGCAACGTTACACGCGCGATGCATCCCGAGCGGGGCGGCACCTCGCTATGGAATCAGGCGTATCAAGGACTGCTCAAGAACCGCATCATCAAGGAAGTAGGCACTGGCAAGAGGGGCGACCCCAAGCGAGTGGTTCTTTTGCAGGACATTGAAGACGAAGACTAAACCAGAAAAGAGCGCAAATGAAAAAAGACAAAAGTAAGCGAGCGCCCGAAAAAGACGAAGTCGAAATTCAAACCTGTTTCGCTGTGGGAAAAGAATCTTTTGAATACGTAAAGAGACCCCCACAACCGTTTATGACGGGAATTATAGACCCGGATTGGCCGTATACAGTGGCTCCGGGAATGAAAGACGGTGCAGGTAAACTCTCGGGGTTTACACGCAATCGAGACACCGAGAAAAACCAATACAAAGAAATCGAACCACTCTCTATAGAAGATTTGGGTAAGTTGCCGGTCGGCGATCTAATAGGTGGATACCTATTTATGTGGACAGTCTCTCCTTTTTTGATCGGAGGGTTGAAAGGCCACGATGAATCGGCGACTAATTATCTGATTAAGTCGTGGGGCTTCGAAGCATGTTCCACCATTACATGGGCGAAGTGGGATAAGGATAGGAATGCTGGTTACGGAGGTGTGGGATTTTGGTTTTTGGGAAATGCTGAGTTTTGTATCGTAGCTAAAAAATCGGGAATGCCATCTATTCGAACAGGAACTTCTAGCCTATTAGTAGAGGGAGAAAATTCTAGCCCTTTGTTAGTCGAGTCGAAACAAAGACACTCGTCCAAGCCTCGGAGTATTCATGCTTTGGCAGAACGTCGTTTCCCGGGGCCGTATTTAGAGATTTTCGGTCGCTACGGCGGCGTTCAAATACCCAAGACAAAAAATGGAGTAACGGAAAAAATAACAGTAGACTTCGGACCCCCTCCTTCAGGGTGGCGTGTTATGGGTAGCGAAGCCCCGGGAGACGGACAGGACATACGAAAATCGATGGACGATGCTATTTTATTTCCTTGACAAAAAGGCAAAAAAGGAGTAGATTGGTCTTGTATGAAATCTTCGGCTAGGAGGACAAAATGAATACGAGAGTAGGACATCCAAAATACCCCGAACTCGGTGTAGGCGAAGTAATCAACGAAACGAACGGCAAAGCAACAGTGGAGTTCGAAGACAAAACGATTGTGTTTCCTTTAGTGGATTTAGAAGTCATCCCGTCGCGTGATGTGGTATACGCCTACCGAGACGGAGAAAAAATAGCGCTGGGGGAAGTGAAGAAAGAGCAGATCGACTTCGTGGTCGCGCAATCGCAAGACTGGGTATCAGTAGACGATCTAGTCAAGAAAGTAACAAAGCATTTTTCCGAATACACAATGGAGGACGGGTCTCCCCTGAACCAAGGCGGCTTTGACCCAATGTTTTGTGTGTCGCGTAAGAATCCCGGTATTCTCATACGAACGGGTAAACTTATTTTTAGTAAGGCCCCGAAAAATAGCGGCTGCCAGTGGTTGTTTAAGTCTAGGGCGGCAGCATCACAGCAGGAAATATTGGCAGCGGTAGATTGCGCACTAGCAAAAGACAAATTCGTTTTCGCGGAGACCACTGATGCAAATAGCGATAGACTCGGAGTTCAAGCGGTTGATTCCTGCGTTACTGCCTGAGGAGTTCAGGCAACTAGAAGCGAACATTCTTCAAGACGGCGAGATTACGGTGCCGCTCGCTATCTGGAAGTCGGGGGGCAAGAATATCTTGCTCGACGGTCACAACCGCTTCAAGATTGCCGAGAAGAATGGTCTCAAGTTCTCTACAACCGAGATCAAAAAGCCCGACCGCGACAACGCGAAACTTTGGGTTTTGAACCACCAACTAGGGCGTAGAAACCTGACCGATGATGTACGGCTCGTTTTAGTGGGTAAGCGATTGGACTCAGAGGTAGCCATATCCAATAGCGAGCGTGCAGCTAAAGCAGGAAAAACCGGAGGAAAAGGCCGCCCTAAAAACAATAACTCGGAGGCCCAAAAGTCCCCCAAGCTAAAAACGGCAACCATTAGGAAACGAAAAAGGATAGCAAAGGAAGAAAATGTTTCAGAAAAACGGCTTCGCGCTCTTCAAAAAGTTAAAAAAGACGCCCCTGAGCTAGAGTCTCTCGTTCAAGACCAGATTATTACGTTCAACGAAGCTAAAAAATTATCTTCTCTGTCCGGTGTCGCCCGCACGACTGCGGTTTCTCTAGTAAAGACAGGAACAGACGTGCGTGCGGCTATTCGAACAGCCAAGAAAGAAGACTACAACACAGCGGTCGCGGCAGCTAAGCCGAAGGAGTTAGAGGGTACTTATCGTATTCTTTATGCCGATCCGCCGTGGAAGTACATCGGCCTGAATAAAATGGACGAACACGGGCATGCCGAGCGGCATTACGACTGTTTAGATGACGATCAACTCAAGAAGTATAAGGTGAGCGGAAAGCGACTGGTGCGCGACATGGCCGACAAGAACGCCGTACTCTTCCTGTGGGTTACATCGCCTTTACTTGAGCGGTGTTTTGCGATCATCGAAGCGTGGGGTTTTGAGTATAAGTCTTCGTTTGTGTGGGACAAGGTGAAACACAATATGGGCCATTACAACTCTGTCCGTCACGAACTACTTTTGATTGCAACACGGGGTTCTTGTAAGCCCGATGTATCGAAGTTGGTGGATTCGGTGCAATCAATAGGGCGCACAAAACATTCGGAGAAGCCGGAAGAGTTCCGCAAAATCATTGAGGGCTTATATGACCACGGCAGAAAGCTTGAGCTGTTTCGGCGCGGTACAGCTCCTGCGGGATGGGATATTGCAGGAAACGAAGCGGTTTAAGGTATAAGGGGCCGCAGTGAAGACTCTGTACATCGACTTCGAAACCAGATCGACTGCGCAGTTGAGCGGACCCAAATCCGTGGGGTTGTACAACTACGCCACCGACCCGTCCACGAAAGCCCTGATGCTGGGCTGGGCGATTGACGAAGGCGAAGTTCAGATGTGGCTTTGCGAAGAAGAGCCCGTCCCGAAGGAACTGTACCACGCGCTTAACGATCCTCTCGTGCAGATCGTCGCGTTCAACAGCGCGTTCGAGCGTTACATCTTCAAGTTTGTGTTGGGCGTCACACTTCCCGTTCGTCGTTTCCAAGACCCGCAGGCCAGCGCGCGTTACTTATCGTTGCCCGCATCTTTGGAAGATGTCTCCATCATTCTGGGTCTGCCGCGCGACTACGCCAAGGAAGCGGACGGCAAGCGCCTAATCAACATTTTCTGTATGCCCTCGAAGCGCAAGAAGAAAAGGGGCGAGCCCGTCGAGTACTATTTCCGCGATAAGGAAACGGACCCCGAGGATTGGGCGAAGTTCATCGAGTACTGTCGGCAGGACGTGGTAGCCGAGCGCGAAGTCATGCGCCGCGAGGTGCTGCTGGGCGTGATGCCTCTGCCGCCCAAGGAGCGCGAAGTCTGGATATTCGACCAGACGGTCAATGACCGAGGCATGCCGACGAACGTGGAGTTCGTTACCAAGGCATTCAAGATCGCCGGAATCGCGAAAAAAGCCGCCTTGGACACCCAGAACAAACTCACGGGATTGGCGAACGCGAATTCGGGCGACCAGTTGATACCTTGGTTGACAGAGCGAGGCTACGCCGAGGAGTCCATCGAGAAAGATTTCGTGGCTTCGGAGTTGAAGAACAACACGAACTTGACTCCACTATGCCGAGAAGTTCTGCTCAACAGGCAGACGGCAGCCAGCACATCCTATACGAAGTTCGCGACGATTCTCCGACAAGTCTCCCCGGATAAGAGATTGCGGAACCTGTTCACATTCATGGGCAGCGCGCGCTGCGGTCGATGGTCAAGCACGGCGCTCCAATTCCACAACATGGCGCGACCCGACGAACGATTCGAGGACGAGGACAACGTCAACATGGCCCGTGCCATGGTTATGGCCGACGATTATGAAGCCATAGAGAAACAATTCGGGCATCCGACGCCTGAGAAGCCGGACCCGGGCGCGGTGTTATCGGTAATCAAGTCACTTCTGCGTACGGCATTCGAAACCCAAGACGGCAACGAGTTCGCGGTGGCCGACGAGAACGCAATCGAAACGCGCGTGGGCGCATGGGTATCGGGGTGCCAGCCTCTGCTAGATGTGTTCCACAAGGGTCGCGACCCGTATATCGATTTCGCGATGAAGACGACTCAGATTCCGTACGAGACTTTGGAGTTCGATCTCAAAAACAAGAAGGACCCCATTCGGCGCGGCGCGGCGAAGAAGCACAGGCAGCAGGCCAAGCCGGGCGTGCTGGGCTGTGTCTATCGCATGGGCGCTGCGACCCTCCGAGAATACGCAGAAGGCTATGGCGTCGTAATGTCGCTGGAACAGGCTCAGATCATCGTAGACGTGTTCCGCGAGTCGTACAAGGAGATCGTCCAGTTCTGGTACATCTTGGAAGAGGCCGTTGACGACGTGCTCAAGGGCGCGAATACGGTTCGCAACGTAGGCCCCAACGGCTGCATCAAGATTGACAAGATTCCTATCCGAAGTCGGCACCCCATCCTTCGGATTCAGTTGCCCAGCGGTCGCTATCTGCACTATATGGACGCGCGCATCGAGAGCACCAAGATGCCTTGGACGCGCGAGACTAACGATCTGGATACTCTCGGTGTTCCGATCCGTGTGGATGTTTACAAACCCACGCTGGTATACGCAGGTCAGGACCAGAAGACGCACGGCTGGGGCGTAGTCACATCGCACGGCGGCAAGGTTTTCGAAAACATTGTGCAGGGCATCGCGCGAGACGTGCTGGCGCATGTGCTCCTGAAGTTCGAGAACGAACGAGGGCTGCCGATTTGCGGGCATGTGCATGACGAAGGGGTAACAGAGAAAAGTACCGATCCTTTTGCGCCCGGGGTGAGGGAGATGGAGTGGGAGATGTCCCAGCCGATTTACTGGGCACCGGGTCTTCCTCTGAAGGGCGACGGTTTTGAAAGCACGTATTATCACAAATAAGGAGACAAAATGGCAAACAAGAAAAAATTCATCCCGCTCACAAGTCTGGATAATCTGAGCGACGCACAGAAGACTGAGTACAAGGTTAACGCGTGCGAGTATTTCGAGATTCCGCCCGAGTTGAGCCTGCTAGAATTCATGTGGCTGGACTCAGGTGACGCCGGTCGCCACCTCGTGCTCTACGCCAAGAAGGGCGCTACGGATATCATGAGGGGCAACCGCGGAATCTCTGTTGACGAGATCCGGGAAGTGGTGGGCGACGGCTCCATCATGTTCATCGCCAAGGGCCACGACAAGACAGGCCGCACAGACGTGGCCGTAGGCGCCGCAGACACCCGGGGCCGCAGTGGCAAGTACCTGTCGGACGCAATCATGACAGCGCAAACGCGCGCTACCCGCCGCCTCACGCTTCAATTCGTAGGCGGGGGCCTGCTCGACGAGTCAGAAGTTCAGAACACGACCACGGACATCTCCCGCGCAACTCAGCCCTTGGCCGAAATCGCAGCCCCGGCTTCGCTCTCACCCAATCCTTCGGCGGGCCGCGATGTGACTCCTATGAAAGTTGGAGACACGGTGCAGATGCCAAACGGGCAAGTCTTGCCGGTTGTCGAAGCCGGAACGTCCTCCATCGATCCGAAAATCATTGCTGCGGGCGACAGTCTAGTGAAAAATATTATCGAAGCCACCAACGCGACTATTGCCGCCGCAATCGCAGAAGAGCCCAAGAAACGTCGTCGCCGGAAGAAGGGCGAAGTCGTGTTGGAATCGCCGGGTCAACCTGAACCTGTTTGGGTGAAGCAATGTCTGGCGTGTCACGTGCCGGTGCACGAAGGGCCGCATCCCGACAATCCTACATCGATAATTTACGTCAACGAAGATGGGAAGCCTCACGTTTGCCTCAACCCTCCTTCCCCTCCTTCCCCTCCCACGCCTGCGCAACAGGCTGCTGCGGAGGCCCTAGCAACCATAAATGCCACTAAGCTAATCGGAGACCCCATGGTTGAACCGCCACCGCCACCCCGCGTCGAACTGAAGGACCAGCCCAACGCCGAACAGATCAAGGTTTTCAAGGATCGTTTGTTCAACTATACGAACATAATTCTGAAACAAGGCAAGATGATCCCGTGCGAAGGCATCGGGGGCATCGCGCAGAAGATGTTATTCTTCGTGAAGGCCATGTTCGCCACAGCGGAAACGAAACACCTAACTGTCAACCAGTGGGAATCTTTCTTGGGATTCCTTGACGAGAAGTATGCAGAGATTGGCGCCGAAGGGCTCGTGAAGTTGATCAATCAGAAAATCGGGGCCAAAGAGTAATGGAACTCAACGCAGAACAGAAAGCGTGTGTCGAGGCTATAGACGGCGTTTGGGTAGCCGTCTCAGGCCCCGGCACAGGAAAAACTACGACTCTTGTTCAGCGCCATTTGGCTATGCTGATGCGTGGAATTTCATCTCGGGACATTTTGAATCTGAGTTTTACTTCTGCGGCTGCTGAGGCTATGGTGAAGAAGGTTGGCCTGCTGGACGCCGACAAGGTGTTCCGCACTTTCCACAGTTTCTGCATGGAACTGCTACGGCAGGAGCGAAGCAATTTGTCTTTTCCTCTATGCGATACAGTGATTCCGGTGGGCATGGAGGATTACAAACTGCTGTTCGATCTTGTGAAGCGTTATCCCGCGATTCGAAACTTCAACGCGCTGAAGGAATATTTGTCGGACTGGAAGCGCCAGAACATCGACCCCGACGAGGCCATGGATAGATCCCGCAACAACGGCATCGAATACTTTTACGCTTTGGCTTACTCCGATTACGAAAAGGAATGTCGCGAGCAGGGGTGGCTGGACTTCGACAGCGTGATGCAGGAGACGCTGGCGTTGCTGGAATCCAACGCCGAGGTCCGTGCGAAATGGCAGCGCAAGTACATTGCCGTGGATGAGTGTCAAGATACGGACGTGGTTCAGTTCCGCATCCTGCAACTCCTGTTCAATGGCAACATCTTTGTCGTAGGCGACGAGAACCAATTGATCTACGAATGGCGCTCCGCGCAGAGCGGAAACCTGACCAACTTCGCCCAGAAGTTCCCGGGAGCCAACACGTTGTACATCGGTAAGAATTACCGCAGCACCCAAAAGTTGGTCGAATTTTTCAAAGCTATTCTGCCCAAGGATAACGGCATCGCGTCACGCATGATGACAGACAACGAAGAGGGTATCGGCCCCGTCTTCAAGAAGTACTCCGATGATCATGAGGAAGCTTACTGGGTTCTGGCGCAGATCACCGATCCCGAGAACACCGCGATACTGGCGCGCACCAACCGCCAACTTTTCATCTATCACCGCATCTGCACGATGCGCAGCATCAAGTACAAAATATTGGGGAAGAAGGACTTCTTTGATCAAAACGAGGTTCGAAAGCTTCTTACATATGCTAAAGAGGTAGACAGCAATCAGCCTGCTGCGCAAGTGTTGAAGGGATTAATCGAGAAGCACCGCATGCTTGAAGTATATAAGCACAGTGTAACGAAAGATTCAAACCCTATCGAGAATTTGAACAGCGTTGTAACTCTGGCTGGCACGAAGGGCGGAACCATCAAGGAGTTCATAGAGTATTTGCGCAAGCGTTCGCATGGGCGCAAGAATGCGAAAGGATTGACTCTAAGTACAGTACACCAAGCAAAAGGAAGAGAGTGGGAAAATGTCTTTATTGTGGGGGCCGAACAGGGGCGGATGCCACATAAGGACGGGGAGTTGGAAGAGGAAACCAGAATTTTCTATGTTGCAGCGACAAGGGCGGCTCACCTCTTACACATCAGTTACTCAGGACGCCATAGTATGTTCTTGGAGCCGTTCAAGGATCAGATTCAGAATTTGTCGAATTCGGAGACGTTATGAAATGCTATAAGTGTAGATGCGAGTTGACAAAGAAGACCGCCTCGCCTTCGGTCCTCAGACGAACAAGAGGATGGTGCCGAATCTGCGCGAAGAAGTATCGTACCCAACATGCTGCCGAAATGCGATTGTATTTTAAGAGGCACTATGCAACTCACGGCGAAGAGAGATCGCGCTTACAGCAAACCTTTTCGTTTCGGCACGCACGATTGGTGTTCTTTTTAAAGAAAACCAAAGTCTCTAAGAGCGATCCGTTATGGCGTACGAATTTCTTTATTGGTTTGTTGAGTTTTAACGGGTGCCACTATTGTCTCGGGCCTTTGGGTATAAGAGGATACTCTTTAGATAAAGTAGACCCGCGAGGTTCATATTCTGCAAACAATGTAGTGCCGTGTTGTGTACGCTGCAACAGGATTAAACTCGACCATTTGACATATGGGGAGATGATGGAATTTGTCGCCCCCGCTTTGCGGAAACTTCGAGAATCTAAGGAGACTCTATGATCCACTTTTGCGATGTTTGCGCCACAATCAAAACGCAGGATGACTTCGAAGAGTATTACGAGTACGAGCGGAACACCTGCAAGACTTGCGCCTCGCGCGACCCTCAGGAGATCGACGAAGAGGGTGTAGTTCTCAGGCGTCTCGACGAAATGATGTTTGGCGAGGACAGCGACGATTTCGAAGACCCAGAAGACGTCCTCGAAGAGGACGATGACGACGACGATTTCATTTGGGATGGCGACGAAGAAGATGGCGGCGAGGAGGAAGACTAATGGCTGTTCTATATGTGAACCAGAAGGGTCAAGCGTGGCGCAAACACTCATACAGCGCAGGACTGGACTTCGACCAATGCCCCCTCAAGTATTACCTGAGGCGCGTCGAAGGCTGGAAGCCTATAGACAATAAGGCCGCGTTCAAGTTCGGGCGCGCGCTGGAAACCGCGATCCAGTTCTATCATGAGAACAACGGGGTCCGCGGCATTGAAACATTCGAGGCTGAGTGGGGGGCGCACAAGGAGCAGAAGGATCTGAAGTTCTCCAAGACCGAAAAGGATTGGGAGAACCTGAACCGCTGTGGCGTTGACATGATGAAACTGTACATCCTTAGGCAACCCTCTCTGCCGATCCCCATGGGGGCCCAGAGCGTGTTCCAGAGGGAGTACGCCAAGGAGGTTTACCCCGGAGACTCCAACTACGGCGAGATCGAAGACGCCGGGAAGCTGGATATCGTGTGTTATGTAGATCCTGCACATCCCTTACTTCCGCCCTTGACATGGAGGGCAGAGTATGGTATACTGCGACCGTTAATCGTAGACATCAAAACAGGAGCGAAGGACTTCCATGAGTCTCAAGGCATGTCGAGATTCGATATGCAGTTGCGCCGCTACAGCTGGCTCGCGGACATTCGGGACGTGGCGTTCCTTTGGTTCAAGAAAGCCAGCACCAAGTTGGCGAAGGGCCGTATCGTAACGTTGTTGGTGGACGCCGGAGCGTATAAAGCTGGCACGGAGGCGGTGGTGGGGGCCGAAGACGAGAACGATCTTTGGTGGCTGTTGGCCGGAACCTTCCAGATCGAGGAAATGGAGAAGGCTCAGGGCCGTAAGCCGGACGGGAAGCTTGACACGACCAAGGCCGCAGTAGCGCGCAAAGAGATGTGGTTGGCTCAGAACGCATGCAAGGTTCCGGCGTCAGCCATTACTCGCTGCCGTGTACAGTTTAATGCCTCGTTCGTCACTAAGGAGAGCGCGGCAACAGCAGGACGCGTGGCCGGGCGCCAGATTCAGAGCATCGTCAACGCGTGGAAGACGAATACTTGGGACAACACGTTCGGAGTGCGATACCCGCACGACGACACGAGCGATCCATACTTCCAAGCGTTCGTGAAGGAAGACAAGTTGTACCGTGATGCAAATTTCATTCAATCCGCAGATCAGACACTGGACGACCTGTTCGCGGACGAAACACCAGAGGAAGAGGCCGACAATGAATAGCATACAGTGCAAAGTGAAGGGCTGCGCGAATGTGCATCTGACGGAGGAAGCCGTTTCTCCCAACGCAAGATTCATTTGCAAGGAGCATCCCCGGCAGGATCAGGTCGAAGCTGTCGGACGTAAGTATAATCCTGCGACGGATGAAGCTGATGAGAGCGACCACTTTCAGAGCCATCAGTTCGATAAGGATCTTCGCATCTCCGGGAAGCCTTCTGGTACAGATCACATCGCGAATCAGGGTTCGGACGTGATCACAGCAGACGAGATCGAAAAATTGTACCCAGAGAAGGGCGAGACCCTTGGCGAATAACTTGCGCCCCACATATGGGGAGTTGGCGAAACAAATAGATCCGAAAGAACAATTTATGCGTTCCGGCCACCAAATTTTGGTGATTAGAAGCATACAGAAAGAGACCCCGGATTGGGCGAATAGCGATGCCAAAATTCAAAAGATTTTGCTTCGGTCATTTCCTAAGTTGAAAACAAATAAGAAACAATCCGCAGCAGCCGGTCGCTGGATGCGGATCATCCATTTGTACTTTCGTATGAAGCAGACTCGTGGTCAAATTTCGGCAGAGATGAATTTGAACTACGTGACTGTGGACACGTTGGTGCGAAACATCAAACGGGTCGCAGCGGGTTGTAGGGCAGATGGTCATGGGATCTTGGGAGGAAAGCCCCGAGGTCGACCGAAAGTCATGCCTGTGTAGGAACAGGTTTTGAGAGGACTCCGTGAAACGCGATCCAGTCTCTAAAGGGTATTGTGTATGAAACTAAAGGACTTATCTGGGCGGCTATTTGGCCGATGGGAAGTTTTAGGGCGAAGCGCCCGAAAAAGTAGTCGAATTTGCTGGGATTGTGTCTGTACGTGCGGAAAGACTAAGTCAATTTATGGTCGAAATCTATTGGCGGGAAAGAGTCGTGGTTGCGGAAAATGCCAAACACGGCTGGTAGGAGATGAGGCAGCTTTTAGAGCCGTCTTTAGATGTTATCGAGAAAACGCCAAACGAACGAATAAAGATTTTCATCTTTCTCTAACTCTTGTTCGAGAACTCACATCCGCTGATTGCTTTTACTGCGGCGAATCACCATCTCAAGAAAGCAAACATCGAGCGCATAACGGTAAACAGAAGAAAAACGGGCAATCCTATTTTTACAATGGCATCGACAGGAAGAACAACTCGTTAGGGTATACGCCTGAAAATTGCACTTCTTGCTGTAAAATTTGCAATTATATGAAACAAGAACTCTCACAACAGGAATTCATCTACCACATCAAAGAAATTCTTGAAAGGCTGCAGCCATGAAACGCGCTATGGTTGTGGAGTTCTCGGTGAAGGTTCACACGTGCCGTCTCTTGCAAGATTACGGGCCGGGCACCTTGGAAGAACAGATCCTTCCAAATAATCGATACATTTGCGTCCGCAATCCCCGGCGCGATGAGGACGAGCCCAAATCTTGGCTCGAAGAGGTCACTAAGGCCCCTGAATACTACAGGATGCGGCCTAACTGCAAGTGCCGCAAATGGATCACGTTCCGGGAGGCCATCGATTTGTGTGATTCCGGCCACGCTCTGTGGGCCTATAAGACGAAAAGTTCTGAAGTTCTGAGGTGCGAGCCTGACCCGCCCCGGCGCAACGCTCTGGGGACGCCCCTGAGGGGCGCGCTAGGCCACATATGGCGCCCTGTGGTCGTCGGCAGGGTTCCCCGCATCGACCTGATCACCAAGGCCGATATCGAAAGGGCTTACATCAACGCCGTGGGCGCCTCAATCAAGAAGATCGAGATGATTCATGAAATGCACATGGAGGCCCGCGCACTCCTGTTTTACGGTTTGACGGTTGAGGACGGCCAAGTCATTGAAAACAAGGACGGCGCGCCGCACTTGGTCGGCAATCAGCGTAAGGTAGGCTCTAGGGCGTACGGCGCACCGGAATCCATCAACGATCCTATGGAGGGCCGTTGCCTCTTCCCTTTTACCGCGGATGAGCGCACGGCAGGCGGGCACCAAAATAGTGCTTGACATTCACGTCGAAGTATAGTAGGATGGTTGAGTAGTCAGGAGGCCCAATGAAAAAGATTACAGCACTGTGTGTCGCAGTTATGATTATCGTCGGTGGTTCGCTTCACGCTGTCGCGGCGAACGCCGCGCGAAAATCGGCGGTGAACACGGAATTTTTAGAGGGCATCTACTCCACCTACAACGACGAGTATTTCGGTGGACGGTTGCCGAAGGACACCGCGATCATCTACGCGCCGGACCCGGACGAACCGGAGGACGTGGGCTCAACGGAATGCAGTCTCGATATCGTTACGATGAAGCCTTCGGCGTGCTCGATTCACATCGCGCCCTACGCGAACGTCGCGCAGACCGTTGCTATCGAGTCCATGATTCACGAGATGTGTCACATCCAGACTTACGGAGTCGCGGAGCACGACGGCAAAGGATCGCACGGCAAAGAGTGGACGGCGTGCATGCTGGGCGTCGCGATGTCGGGAGGCATGGACGGTGTGTGGTGAGATTCTTCATCCCACCAACATGTAAGATTCGCATCATAGATGTACAAGGAGGAATTATGGACATTCAAAATAAGGAATTCAAAACGTATGCCTTGAACTCAAGAGGCGTCAACAAAGTTTTGGAAGTGCGCCAGATCTTCGACAAGGCCCTGACTCAGTTGACGGTCCTTTGCGCCAATAATTTGACGTTCGCAGGTGATCGGGAATTTCAAGCCGTTCGGGAATCCCTCGAAGTGGCGAGCATGTTCGCAGTAAAATCGATTTCAGTGCGGGCCGAGAATCAAATCCAAGACGAAGGAGGCAAACTCTAATGGGACACACCGTAGGAGAACAGGCTGGACGTTCGGTCAAGAAGAGCGAGAAGACAAAGTTGGCGGAACGTACGCCCCAAGAAATCATCAAGAGCATTCGCAATCTTCTGGACGCGAAGCTGGCGGTGACACCGGACGACACTCGCTTCCTATTGACGAAGTACGACGAAGCAATCGTCTTGGGAGAGGCCCTTGTGGCTTCGAAGTGGGTGGACGCGGTTCCTCTCGCTCATTACGATGATCTTCAAGCGAAGTATGACAGAGCGTACGCCGCGCTTCAAGCGATGGCACCAACAATGGCCGAGACGCCGGTCGAGGAGTTTATGGGCGCCGAGAACAAACTGGCCGAGGTTGTCGAACTGGTCAACGATTCCATGGGCGTGGACGCAGCGGCTATGGAGAACGAAGGAGGGCCTGATGCCCCGACGAGCTAGCAATGAGAAGAACGGAGCGAGCCGCGAGAAGTGGGAGAAGGATAAAAAGGTAGGGCGCACCAAGCAAGTCTTCACGCTCTACAACGACGGACGCACGGGCGGCTATTGGACGCGCGTGAAGATCGAGGAAAAAGAAGGGGAGTAATCATGCCGCAAGGCGAGCTGCCGCAGGGCATCGTTTGCTTTTGGTGTAAGGGGGTTTACACGTGTCGGCCTTCGGAGCACGTTTGCCCCGACGGTACGACTTTTCGCGAGAGGGCCGAGAAGGCCGGGCAGGTTGGCGGCAACCGTTATCATTACGGGGACGATGAGGGCGCGAAAAAGTTCGACCGTATGCTTACCGATCTGGATATTAAACTTTTGAAGGGCATGAAAATTCGACCATTTTAGGAGGGGCTATGATTCGAATCAATGTGGTGGGCGAACTCTCTGAAGTCGCCAAGGCAACACTCCGATACCACGCGGAACACTACGCCAAGTCCTACAGCGAGCGTAATCCGGGTCTGGGTAAGATGACCCGTTGCGGAAACCCGGGCTGCGTTCTGGGGCGCCACCGTTCCGCGGTCGTACATGCCGATCTGACCTACTCCACGGCGCACTACGAGCTGGACGCGGAGACCGGCCTGCAACTACCGGAGGACGAGAAGACCATTTTGATCGCGCCCAAGACGCGCAACGGACTGATGGGCGCCGCGCGCTTCAAGGGCAGAATTCTTCGGCACCGGCATCCCCGGACGCTGGAGGCCAAGCAACTCGCGGATGAATTGTTCGACGCCGATTTGGAATTCGCGGAATCATTTCCGAATTATCAGCCCGACATCACGCACAGCGTTCGCGAGGCCATCCGTATCATCAATACCCGTCTCCAAACGCGAGCCCGGAAGGCCCAGAAGCAATCCGATCTCTCTCGCCGCATCAACAAGGGGCTGGCGACACCCGGATCGCGGCTATGATTCTTCGAACCCTGTGCGCGGTTTCATTCGGATGGGTCGCTCTCACGATTATCATTGCGCGTGTGGCGCGCTGGTGGAGGACAGGTAAATGATGAAAATTTGGTATGTATATCCGCCAACCGGACCACGAGTTATGGTTAGTGGCACGTCAATTGAAGCCATACCTGATGGGAGGCTTGAAGTACTAGACGATGATGTAGTGGTGACGCGATTCGAGCGAGAAGGCTGGCGCAAAGTTACTCTGGAAAAACTACAAATGGTGAACACAGAATACGCCCTTTTTGCTAACAAAATATTTCCAGCGGAGGTGGTCTAAGTGAAGATCACAATCATAGGCGACGTACACGGAAAGACGGGTCAGTACGTCCACCTTCTGCGAAAACTGGAAGGGCAGGCCCCGCACGCCACGAGTATTCAGGTGGGCGACATGGGACTGGGTTTCAAGGGCGTGGGTCTGCCGCCCCCGGGCACGACTATGCCGACGGGCAACCATACTTTCTTCCGTGGCAATCACGACGACCCCGAGAAGTGCCGCCGACATGGCAACTACCGCGGTGACTGGGGATACGATAAAGAGACCGACATCTTTCACGTGGCCGGAGCGTGGAGCATCGACCGTGACATGCGCATCGAAGGTATCAGTTGGTGGTGCGACGAAGAGTTGTCGTATGGGGTATTCGATAGGATCATCGACATGTACATTGCGGCCAAACCGCGGATCATGTTGAGCCACGACTGCCCCGAGATCGTCAACAAGACTCTACTTTACAATTTGATGGGCCCGTATTGGATGGCGAAGCAGGCCTGCGGCACGTCTCGGACGTGCGGAGCCTTGCAGGCCATGCTCGACGCGCATCAACCCGAGGAGTGGGTCTTCGGCCACTACCACGTTGATAAGGAAGTTCACGCGCCGGGCTACAAGACGAAGTTCACGTGCGTGTCCGAGCTGTCCACGTACGAATTGGAGGTAGGACAATGAGTTATGTAAATCCTAATTGCGGGTGTCCGCATCCCAATAGCGAGCACGGTAGCTGCGCAGCGGGCGAATTCTGCAAGGGCTCCAATTGTCGCTGCGTGGACGGAACCTATTACGGAGAGATGGACGATCCCGCCTCGCTAGGCAAGGTGCGCGCCAATCTGGCACCCGCGAAGTGGGTTACTGAGACGCGCAACAGCAAAGTGTTGGTAGATTTCATAGCTTATTGTCTGCTGCACCCCGAGGAGCGATTCTGGCAGGCCCTGCGGAATTGGGCAGGTGCTAGTTTCATTCTTGCGGTTGAAGACGGATATAACCATCTCGATTCAGTGCAAATCGGGGGGCATGATACGTTTCATCGGGAGGGGAAGAATGGCTGATTTCACAATAGCGGTACTGCTGACGCTTCAACACGAGGGCGGCTTTGTGGATAACCCTGCTGATCCCGGGGGCGCCACGAATTTCGGCATCACTCAACGGGATCTGAATCTCACGATGCCGGGCAAAGATGTTCGCACGCTGACATCCGCCGAGGCCGCGCAGTGGTACGAGACGACTACACAGCCGCAACGTTACAACAACCCACTATATTGGTCTATCGAGGACCAGTCTGTGGCATCGAAAATATTCGATATGGGCGTGCTCTTCGGCGTGGGCGAGGCTGTGCACTTGATTCAGGGCGTTCTTCAGCTGAGTATTGATGGGAACTTCGGGCCCCAAACGCTGGCCGCAGTGAACGGAGCCGAGCCCCTTTCGCTTCTGTCGGCGTTCAAGACTGTATTGGCTCAGCATTCTTTTGATATCGGCAGCGAGCATCCCGCCGAACGTCAATTTATTATCGGCTGGATCAGAAGGGTGAACTCGTGAGACGTCAACCCTGCTACATGACGCATCAGGGTTGCGCTGATCGCCGACGGCATTGGGCAGACCCGGAGGGCGCTTCGCGCGGAGTTCAATACGTTGAGGTGCCAGACGAGCGCGATGAATTGATTCCAGTATTCTGCTCCTTTACGTGCGCTGCGATGTCGGGGTGGATGCCCATTTATACGCATCACGCAAAATGTGTGAGATGCGGAATCAATCACGCCCCTCGATGGGTCTGCGTGGAGTAAATATGAAAATCGGATTCACAGGAACGCAACGGGGCATGACGGACTTCCAGAAAGAAGTCCTCGAAGCCTTTTTGCGCATCTATGAGGATTGGGGCGAGGAGTTATGGTTTCTTCACGGCGACTGCATCGGTGCGGACGCCGAGGCTGTGAGAATCGCCCGGGATATGAAGTACGGCATCTGGACGTTTCCGCCGATACACACTGCGAAGCGCGCTTGGGTAGAGTCCGGTCGAACAGAAACGCCCCGGGAGTACTTGACGCGCAACCATAACATCGTCAAGGCTTGCGATCTGATGGTCGCGGCGCCGGGCGAAGACACTGAGGTACTTCGGTCCGGTACTTGGGCGACAATTCGATACGCGAAAAGACTTGACAAACACCTATTTTTGATATATCCTAAGCACACTTAAAGGAGGGCCAATGCCCGGCATCATGCGAATACTGAGCGGTCTCCCGGCGAGTGGGAAGAGCACGTACTGCCACGATCTGATGGAGCGCGAGCCCCACAAGTGGGCCCGAGTGTCGTGGGACGACATTCGCCATGAATCTCCTAACTACAAGTTTTCCAAAGCCAATGAGAAGCGCGTGATTGAGCGCGCGTATCTCGCCGCGCACGAAGCCGCGGGAGATGGGTACAATCTCCTGATTGACAACACGAATCTGAGCGACCGCCACGTAAATTACTGGACCGAGTTGGCTAATGCGTGGGGCTTGGCAGTCGAGGTCAAGTTCTTCGACGTGTCAGTGGACGAGTGTGTAAGGCGGGATGCGCTGCGAGCGGGGAAGTACTCCAAGGGTGGCGCGCAGGTTGGCCGCGTAGTCGTCGAGCGATTCGCGCTATCGCGCGGCCTGATCCAGTGGCCCGCCAACAAGCCCATCGTGATCGTGGACGTGGACGGCACACTGTCCGATACCAGCCATAGGCGCAAACTTCGAGAAAATGGGAAAGTTGATTGGAACTATTTTTACCGCGACGATTTGATTCTGGCCGATCCCCCTTTCTCGGTGGTCGTGGACTGGGTGCGGGGCCTGTACGAAACCCACGTGGTTGTCATCGTGTCCGGCAGAGACGCGGGGTCGTCGGCGTTCAGCACGGTGGAGTGGCTTGCGAAGAACAACGTGCCCTATCATCACATCTTCATGCGTAACGCGGGAGATCGTAGGGACGACACGCTCGTGAAGCAAGACATCCTGAACCTGCTGCCCCGAGATCGCGTTGCGTTCACAATCGACGACCGCGACCGTGTTGTCGCGATGTGGCGCAAGAACGGCCTGACGTGCTATCAAGTAGCGGACGGAGATTTTTAATGTCAACTTATGAAAACGATCTTTGTCAGCGCGTCAGTCGCGACATTATGGCTGGCATCTTCCATCCCGATCCGCCGTGGACTACGGAGTCTCTGGCCCTCGAAGCCAAGCGCGTGCATAAGACAACCGTGGGCGTGCTGCTCCGCTAGGGCAGCATGTGGGTAGGTGCGCACTATTCGACGAAGCAGAAGCGTTTGTGTATGAACCTGATTCCATTCGTCACGATCTGGGTGGCGTTCAAAGGAGGATTTCGGCCATGAAAATTGACAAACTTGATAAAGTTGTAATTGCGTTCATCATTGCTGTCACCACTATCGAAGTCGCGGGCACGATAGCACTGGGGGTCGGCGCTGTTCTGATCATTCAGCACTTTCTCGTCAAATTTTGGTAAGGAGGAACTATGGGTTTCATATTCATTATCGCGTTGGTTTGCCTTTTCATGGGGCATCCTTGGTTTGCATTGGCGTTTGTCGGTCTCGGTATCATCTGGAGTAATCATGAGTAACTTTACTTGGCCAACGAACTATGTGGTGTTCGGCCTGTTCCTGATACTCGCCACCCTAGTGGCCCTGCTCCTTATTCTGGGCGCGGACATTCTGGCGTGGCACTTCCTGAGGCCCCAAGGTTACTGGCAGGGATTGGCCTTGATTATCGTGGAGGCTTTCACCGTTCTGCCCCGGGGATTCTTCGCAGTGATGTCGTGGTTGCTTATTTCCAAATTCGGCGCGGAGGTATCATGAGCGAATACCAAAAGATCGAGACCCTCTACGAGCGCGACCCCAAAACTTTCTCGGTGATCCCGGGCGAGTTCAAGAACAGGGCGTACAGCATTTTCAAAACGTGGCGCTGGACAGAGAAAATTGATGGCACGAACGTGCGCATCATGTTTGCGCCGGAATCCGCCGCGGCGTGTAATACCGATCCGTACCCAGATCCCCGGATACCAGCATCGGTTAAAGTCGGCGGGCGCACGGACAACGCCAACATGTCCGCGGATTTGGTTCAGAATATCCTTGGCATAGTAACGCCCGAGAAGATGGGGCGTTCGTTCCAGTGCCCCGTCGTGCTCTACGGCGAGGGCTACGGCGCCGGAATCCAGAAGAGCGGCATGCAGTACAGCGCGACCAAGAAGTTCATTCTGTTCGACGTGTTCGTAGACGGCCAGTGGTGGTTGAATCAGGAACAAGTTGAAGATGTCGGAGCGAAACTGGGACTGGATGTGGTGCCCTTCATGGGGGACTGGTCTCTCGACGAAGCCACCGATTTCGTACGCGCAGGATTCGTCAGTCACATTCCGGGAGCCGCCAAGAAGGCCGAAGGTCTCGTGGGCCGGACCATTGAGACGCTGTTCGACAAGCACCATCACCGGATTATCACGAAGTTGAAGACCAAGGATTTCACGGGAGGAAAAGATGTCTAAGAAAAAGCTAACATCTCGGGAGAACTTCATCAAAAATGCGACAGTCGAGGACATTGCGCGTTTGACTTGGGATGCTTCAGAGCTAGCTATGAAGCATGACCCCGATCATCATAAGTGGTTGATGGAAATTTCGAAAGTTTTGAACAGGGATTTGCCAGCCATTGAAAGCCGTCTCGATATCATTGAGCAGCAACTTCGCCGGATCGGCGCGCCTCAGTATCGCCGGGTGCGGCGCGGCGTTCTCGCGGAGATCGTTCGCGGCCCCAAGTCGGCCAAGAACATAAAGGACTACACACTGTGAGCTACATCAAATTCACCGAGAACGGCACGAGCCCCAGTGGCAAGACTAAGCGTTGGGTTGTAGAGGCCGCAGCCGGTGGCCCGAAGTTGGGCGACGTCTACTGGTACGCCCCATGGCGAAAATACGTATGCGAAACAACCACCTCGATTTTTGACGAGGGTTGTCTTCGCGAGATCGCGGACTTCGTGGAAGGGGAGACGCGCGTGCATCGTCTGAAACTTGAGCTGGCGAAAATCGACGCCGAGGGGTAATGTGGTACACTGGTTTCAGCACTTGACAGAAGACGCGCAAGTCACTATAATGTGCGTGTTGGCTTGCGGGTTCATAACCCTGCGCATTGTTGATATCTTGATTCGTTCGAAGGAGGGCAAATGAAACTGGGCGCATTGCTGGACATTAAGGAGTTGGTACAGTTGGCGCACGATCATTTCGTGGGCTGCCAGCGTCATCCCACGTTGCCTTTGCGCATCTATAACTACACATCCCACGCGCAGTTCGAGAATAAGTGGGGCGGCACTATCGACTTCTGCCGGGGCTTGATCGTGGACGACAACGATAACATTGTCGCGCGCCCTTTCAAGAAGTTTCACAACCTTCAGACATCAAACCTGCCGGAGACGTGGGAAGAGAACCTGCCGCAATTTTTTCCGATGGTCACAAAGAAATACGATGGTAGTTTGGGCGTCTATTGGAAGTACGACGGCCATCAAGGCATCGCGACTCGCGGGAGTTTCACGAGTCCGCAATCGCAGTGGGCCACCGAATGGTTCAATAGAGCGTGTCCTGATGGGTTCGTGGATTGCGTGACTACACCTGCGACACCTCTGTTCGAGATCATCTATCCCGAGAATCGAATCGTGGTGAAGTACGATTTCGAAGGGTTGGTGCTGATCGGGCTCGTGGATATATGCACCGGCTGGGAGTATCATTACCCCACGTTGGTGGACTGCGGAAGGTACAACGGCATCCGCGTCACAGAAGAATACAATCTGTCCTTGGCTGCGCTGAAAGCAGCCAACATCGAAAATGAAGAGGGCTACGTCCTGACCTATCGCAACGGCACGGGCTCGCCCTTGAAGATCAAAGTCAAGATGGCCGACTATCTGCGCCTGCACAAGATCGTCACGGGCATGAACGCGCGCAGCGTGTGGGAACTGCTGTCGAACGGGACCGGCACTGGGGGTTTCGAGCACACGCCCGAGCACTTCAAGAAGTGGCTGACGTCTTGGTCCGAGAAACTGAACGGAGATTTCAATTGTCTGTACATAGAGGCCCGAAAGATTTTCATGAATCGACCCGATCCTTGGCTGAACGGGACTGACCGAGAGTATCGTGCGCAATTTGCTCAATATATCAAACGGATTTCAGACCCCAATCTTTTGGGGACGCTGTTCGCGATGCTCGACGGGCACGACCCGGCTCCGATCATTTGGAGACAAATAAAACCCCGGGGCGACGACATGACTTTTCGAACGGAGGGGGAATGAACTACGAAGAGCATCACCGAACAAGAACCTGCAACGGCGCAATCTGGGTTGTGTGCTACACCACGTTCTGGCGCGATGCGCTTCGCTGGGCTGGGGCGCTTCATGCGTGGGTACAGCGTCGGGCAAGTGAGACGGCCACATATAAATTGTTGAAAGGGGGCCACGCCGATGTCTAAGAAAAGTAAAGAGCCCGTCCTGACCATCGCGGGGATTCGGGCGTGTGTCAAGCAATTGCGCGCGGCGAAACCCGCGGCCCTCCCCAAAGGATATATGGTAGACCTTCTCATAAAGGACCGTGGATGGTTCCGATTTACGAATTTCGCTGTATTTCAAATCGAGGTGGTTCACGACGAATTGACCTTCGATACGTTGTCAGAAGAGTCCGAAATCATGATCAGAAAAGAAGCCCTTGCGCAACTCGAAGAAATCAAGAAGAGCGGGACGGTGCTCAAATCATGAGTGATCCCGAAACATTCTGGTCTCTGCTGCATAACGCGGCCCACTGGGAATTCGAGTTGTTCCTGATGGCCTTGTTCGATGGCGTAGTGGGATGTGTCGCGTGGCCTTTCGTGAAGAAGCACTGGGCCCACCACATTGAGCGCGACAAGAAGGAGGAACAACATGGCATTTAAGCTGCGTTACACCGCCGAGGAATTGCACCAGCATTTTCGCGACCGGCTGTCTTTCTGGCAAGGACAGCTTGAGGAAGGCGCCCACCTATTAAAAGGTGCCAAAAAGCGTATGGCTCGTTACGAGAGGGATCGCGAAATGAAGAGCAGTGATTTCAGCAGCGGCTATATGACCCATTATCATGTGATGTCAGAGATCGGACGTAATTTGGGCACAATCGCTGGTGCAGAATGCGCGATTGCTAGGCTTCGTCTTCTTCAGTCTCATCTACCGGATTTGGCGCACCACGATCTGACTTTCGAGGATTTGCACAAATTGGAGATTCGGGCATGACGATAGAGTTTGAAATTACGCAGTCTGAAGGACCGACATCGATACGTAGACAAGTCTGCGGCTGCATCATGGAGTACAAGTGCAGCCGGTGCGGCAAGTGCTACCGCTGCAAGCACAAACTTATCCGTTTCAGCGACGGCATCCCGATGTGGCGCAACAGTAAGGGCCAATTCGAGAAACCCATCATGGAGAAGGGAGATTGGTACAATTCCGATTCGACTCAAGCGTCTACGTAAGCCGCCCGCCGATCCCTCGCGCGCCCTGACTTCGGATCTCGCAGTTCCCTGCCCCGCCGACCAGAAATACCTCCCCTTCCAATTAGCTGGTATCGAATACATCGCAACACACTCCGGCACCCTTCTGGCCGACGACCCCGGCTCCGGCAAGACCATCCAGTCCGTAGGCCTGTGCAACTACTACGACGACGCCCGCCGAGTTCTGATCGTGTGTCCCGGCTTCCTCAAGCCCCACTGGCGCAACGAGTTCAAGAAATGGGACGTCAAGGGCCTGACCATCGGCATCGTCGAGGGCCGACAGGGCGAGTTCCCTGACACGGACGTCGCGATCATCAACTACGAAATCCTGAAGGATCATCGTGTGGCGCTGCGCGAGAAGAAATGGGACGTGGTGATCGTGGACGAGGTTCACAAGCTGAAGAACCGGCGCGCCGACCGCACCCGCGAGGTGTTGGGAGGCATCAAGCGAGACGAGAACAATAGGATCGTGGAGCGAGTGTCAAGTATTCCAGCAAGAAAACTTGTCATGCTGACCGGAACGCCCACGCTCAACGGGAAGCCCAAGGAACTGTGGAATATCATTCAGGCCTTGGACCCCACAGGGCTGGGCGCGGACTGGTATAGGTTCGCCCGTCGATACTGCAAACTTTTGGAGATCAAGAGATTCGATCCCGCACAGGGTAAGGAAATGCACGCGGGCTGGATCTGGGACGAGGCCGACAACCTCGAAGAACTGCAAGAATACATGCGCTCGAAGTTTATGGTCCGCCGCCTGAAGGCCGACGTCCTGCCCCAGCTGCCCCCTAAGCGCCGGATGATCGTCCCCATAACCGGCAGAAATGCGACGGTTAAGAAGGCTATCGCCCGTCAAATGGTGGAATTCGACCAGTTATTGGGCAACCGCGACGAGGACGATTTGCTCACCGTGGGGTTTCAAGATCACAGTGGCGCCATGAAGAAGTTGGGGCTGGAAATGGTGGCCCCGGCCATCGAAGTGATCGAGTCCGACCTTGAGGAGCACGACAAAATCGTAGTCATGTGCTGGCACGTCGAGGTGGCCCAAGCCATCCACAAGCATTTCGAGGCCCGGGGCGCCGTTCTAATCGATGGCACAGTGCCGTCTATGCGCCGTCAGGAACTGGTAGACGGCTTCCAGACCGATCCCGACGTTCACGTGGCCGTGGGAACTATCGGGGCCATGGGAGTGGGTTTCACGATGACTGCGGCCCACCTGATGATCTTCGTGGAGCGGGATTGGGTACCCGGCATCGTTACTCAGGCCGAAGATCGCATCCATCGCATAGGGCAGTTCCTGAAGGTGCTCTATAAGCATCTCGTGCTTGAGGGTTCGCTGGCCGAGCGTCAAGTTGCAGCCCTCATACGAAAGCAAAACAAAGTGGATTTAACGCTTGACATTCGGGCCCAAGTATAGTAGACTGTTTTCACGGTAAATCACCGAGGGGAGCCGTCGTACCACTCGCAGAGCGAGGAGACGGCTCATCCCTACAAAGGAGGAAACGTGCGAAGCACCGTGAAGAAGTACATTGCGGATAAGAACGGCAACTTCGTCGAACACACCCAAGTTACTGAATTCGACGAGTCGATGCCCATTCCGCGTCCTCCGTATGAGATCGGCTCCTTCGACCCCGAAATTATCGCAAGACTAGAACAGCAACAGATCCCTGTTTCTGAATCCAATCTAAAGCAAGAATTCTCTATTCATTTCCGCGTTGTAGGTTCTGATTGGATAGGCTCGCGTATAACTCCTCAGGGCCCTCAAGATTCCAACAAGTTCGAAATAACGCTGGACGAGAGCCAAGTTAAGAAGATGGATATCGATCCCTTGGCCGTGATGACCCACGAGATCGGCCACGCGCTGGCCTATTTGGCCGGTCTGCCGGGTAACAAGAGATCCATGTTTATGGAGTGGGGGAAGCAAACTCCTTGGGGGAAATGGGACGCCGAGGTGGAGGCTTGGGACGCGGCAGAGAAGGTATTCAAGGCCACTCGTGAAAAGTGCTTGGAATCCTACAGGCCCCTATCCGCGCGACCCCTAGAGTTCGGAGACAAGGCATGAGTACCACTGTTTGCTGCGCCAAGTGCGCTAAGCCGGTGGAAATTGTCGAGACTCAAAAGATCGGGCGCTATCTCTACGGACCCTGTTGTATCGAAATCGTGAAGGCACGAAAGGAGCCAATCAAATGAAATCCGAAATCGTGTTGAGGTTGACGCCTCAGATGATCGAGGACATCCGGCGCCGGAGACAACAGAAGATCGAGGCCCAAAAGAACGTGATCGAGATTCAGGAGGTGGGCGTGGTGGACTTGGGCGAGATCGACTTCGAGGAAAACGCATGATTGACGCGCTTGTGACAATATTCATGGCGATGCTGGCCGGGGTCGTCACCGTCTGTTGCGTCATCTTCACTCTTGCGGTTGTGATAACTGTGGGATTTGTATCATGGCTAATGGGATCACTCATTTGGGAGTTTGTAAGCCACTGAGAGCCCGGACGAAGGGCTACAGAGGTTCGAAGAGGAGGACTCATGAAAGCAGTAATCGCTGCGGTATTTGTACTCGCATCATTGGTCATCGCAGGACCAGCAAAAGCATGGAACTGTAGTGATCCGTTGGCGTCGCGCGTCGATGTGGGTTCTGTCAAGCCTTCCGGCACGGCAGGCGACGGGGACGGCCAATTCTATATCGGCAGTGACGCGACGAACCCGAAAGACTATTACGTCTGCGAAGTTCCGAAACCGCCGACGACACCGCCTACAGGAGGAAACAGCAATGCGAATGCGTCGGCGACTAGCAACAGTAACTCGACAGCAAACTCTGCTTCAACTTCTTCGGCAACTGGTGGACGAAGCCAATCCACTTCTTCGGCAACGAGTGGCAACGCGACCGGAGGGAACGCAACTGGTGGCAATAGCGTCTCTGGAGTTTCCAATTCAGGGAACTCTAATGTCACCAATAACGTTAAAGCATCTGGAGGTCAGGGAGGAGCAGGAGGTTCGGCCACGGCAACCGGCGGAAACCAAAAACAAAACCAAAGTCAATCGCTCAGCAATTCAGGGAACTCAACAGCGACGGCTTCGGGGAACGGCGTAGGAAACGGCAACAACAGCAACGACTCGTCGACGGTTATCAATAACCCCCGACAAGTTTCGACGGCGGTTGCTCCGACGGTTCTGCCGACGACTCCATGCTTCAAGGGGTTCTCTGGCGGCGCCCAAGGGACCATGTTCGGTGTGTCTTTCGGCGGCGGGAAGATTGACGAGAACTGCGCACGGCTCGAAGCGTCGCGCGTGGCCCCGTCTCTTGTTGCCCGCTGCAAGATTTTCATCCTGAACAAGTATGCGAAGGAAGCGGGCGTCACGATGGAAGATTGTTTGCCAGCACCTCAGTCTCCCGTTGTCAAGGTGTATCCTTTGGATGAGCCCACGCGCACCGGCGCAATCGAGGCCCCGGCCACGATTATCGTGCCAACGCCCGTGGTCAACAACTACGTCACCTATGCTCCTGTGCCGACGCCTCCTGTGAATATCGCAGTGGCGGCAAGGAAGTACGGACGTGAGAAGCCTTTCACGTGCAATCCAACGACGCCCAAGGGCAAGAACCCTTGCAAGCCGGTGATCACGAATGACAGTCTACAACTTCACCAACAGTAACGGGAGGGGGCCGCGAGGCCCCTTTCTTTTCGCAGTAGTGGTTTCGGCCCTGTTGTTCTTGGCGACGATGGCGTTAGTAGCAAAGTTAGGCCACGAGATTATGCAAATTTACTTCGAGCCTTCACAGAATGTGATCTGGCTCCCGAGGAGATAACATGACTAACAAAGAGTTTCGCACAGAGCAATTGCTTGAGGCGGGCTGGACGGAGAAGACGCCCAATTCAGGATACTGGCACCGACCCGGGGTGTCCAAGTACTTCGCCGTGGACAGAGCCTACGAATTAGAACTGCGTTTCCCCGAGCAAGTTCGAGCCACGTTCCTGAAGATCAACCCCTTGACCGAATTTTCCAAGGGCGTGGGATCAGATCTGAATCCCGACTCGACCAACGCGAGCATTATCGATAAATTGCAGAACCAGATGCGTTCGGGTATGCAGGCCGGGTTAGACGGTCGGTTCCCCACGATGGGCCGGGCGTTGGGCTCGCCCTACGGCCATGGTATGCCGCGAATCCACGTCCTTAAGGAAGTGCAAGACGAGATCCGCGAAGCGGCGGCGGCAGTCAAGCCTCGATACCGCGTCACCGGGAACGGGTTTTATGATGTCGTCGTGGACAACCACACGGGCTTGTCCATTCGTCATTATCTGGTAAACGCCAGTTTTAAGGCAGGAAGCCGAGCCGGTGCCACAATCGAGTGTGCCCGTCTCAATCGAGTGCATGATGCTGCCGTCGCCGCCTATGCCCCCGGCAAACTCATTGAGGATTTCTTCCGGCACCCGGGGGCGGCTATTCCGATGAACACCCCCGTCGTAGAGGCCTTCAAATTCCTTAGCGCGTTCACTCAAGCCTCGCCGGAGTATGAGGAATTAGTTAAAATCACGATTGAAAACATCAACGCAGAAATCAGTTATCTCTCCACTCTGCGGGGCGCGCTTTGGAACAAGGAGATGGGTCGCGTGAAGGTACTGTTATCTCAAAAGTTAGACGCAAGGAACATCAACAGCGCCGCAAGCGCCCGCCGTCGCCTCACGCCTTGCGGGTTGCTGAGGAAATTGGGTCTGGACGAGAAATAATACTTGACAAAGAGCCCCACTTATAGTAGAATGGGGGCGTATAGGAGGATCAGATGAAAATCATCAGTCTAAGGCATGTGAAGGAACCCAGAGCGGGAGTGGTGGTTTACGCCCGTGTAGCAAGCCGGACCCGCAAGCATGTGGTTCACACAGTGACCGGCCACAAAAGGGGAGATGGTATTACGTGGCGCTGCACTTGCGAAGAGAAGGCTTTCCATCCCCGAACCCGTTGCGATCACGCCATCGCCGTGGAGAAGAGAGCATGAGGTGGATAACTAAACCCGAGCCCCCGGAACTGAAGTTGGGGGATACGCGTCTCGTGAGACGGGTCGCGCTCCTTCCTCACGAAGCCAAGGACGGATACACGTATTGGCTGGAAACTACTTGGATTCGCCAAACGGTAGTTGAGGTATACCCGGGCGATCTGCACTACGGAGTTTCGTGGCCGGGTTGGAATAAAGGGGAATGGGTCGGGGACGCTAATGACAGCGATCAAATTGAAAGGAGGACACGGTGAAGACCTTACTGCAACAGGTAGTTGAAGCCGTCCACAAGGCGGAACTGGCCGTGGGGCTGGAGCCTCGTCCGTTCGCAGATCCGGGCACGAACAACACGTCGCGTATCGTTCGCGAGGATTCACCGTTCTATCGTCCGCAGACCCGATGGGAGCCCGCGGAAATTAGGGTGGCGCAATGATCACCATTCTCGACACCAACAAGCGCAAATTCTATCTTCTGAAAACCGCGGCTAGGGATGAGTACTTTTTCGCGAAGAAGACAGACATTCAATTTGCGATTCAGAACGGCAACTGCTTTAAACTTTACAAGAGATCCGGCAAACGTTTTATCAACGGCAACATCGCTCGTATTTTTCCCGCAAAGTACCATCTGACTATTGAACTGGGATGCCACCAATTCCGTGGTCGAGCCCGGCAACAACTGGTCAAATGGTTGAAGTCATAGGAGGAAACACATGGAAGTACTCGCTTTGGTCATGTTTGTAATCACGATTTTTTGCAGCACTGATTAACGGCATCATCATGTTCGTCATAGCGTTCGACGAGGGGAATTTCGAGACGGCTTTCTGGCAGTTACTTGCAGAAATATACCTTGTGCTCACAGTTATCGCACTGGGACACGCACCATTCCCTAAATAAAGGAGGCTCTATGACTAGGGATCAAAAAGACTGGATTCTGGGATGGACAGTCATCGCGGTGTTCTTGTTGTTTTGCATAGCGTTTGCGTGGATGACGAGTGCACCCATCTCCACCAGCTCGAACAGGGCAGAGCATAACGCGGCGGTACAAATTCAAAGGCAACAGTAGGAGGAAACATGAAGGTCATCAGCCGTAAAGCCATTCGCCGTTTGAGGCTTCGCCGGGGCGACATCATTATCGTCAGCGACTCTGAGATGGTGAAGGGTCTCGTCGGCATCGGGCGCACGATGGGGTTGGGGTTCGACGTGCCCATTCTTGTGGTGCCTCAGGGGTTCACGATCAAGCGGGCCTGCAAGGAGTACGTTTTGAAAGTGACTAAGGAAGCCGTGATCGACGAATTGGTCGAAAAGGCTGCCGTAGAGTTAGGGAACTTAAAACCAAAGGAGGAAACAAATGCCGACGCCTAAGAAAGTGAAGTTGACAATCGTGGAAGCCTACAAGAGATTGGATGTAATCTTGCAGGAATACCGCGACGAAATCACCGATACCTCGGACACGGTTTACGCCATCAACAACCTGAATAGGGATGCTGAGCGCGCGGGACTGGGACTCAAGCTGGACATCTCCGAGGCCCAATTGGAACAGACCGATATCAATCCCACAGGCTTCTCGTATGTGGAAGAGAGTATCGAACCCGAGAGCAGCTACTAATGCTGATCGTGGGCTCAGTCGCGCTAGCACGCGCTCTCCGTCTTCGAGGGCTGCAATTGAGGCGCGTGCCTCAGGACATGGACGTCATCTGCTCCCATGAGGAAATGCAGAAGTACGCCCGTTATCGCAAACTTCGCCTAACGTATCGAAGCGATAGTAAATGGGCGGGCGATGCCGTGACGCCCCACGTTCTGTATCCCAATCGCGTGGAGTTCGAGCTGTTGGGTAAGTATGAATCCTCCCTTCGATACGTGCAATACACCATGGAGACTCTGAAGACCACAACGGACTGGGCCTGCCAAGATCCCGACAACGCGCCCATGCTCTACGCGCCGCTGGAGGTTCTGTATTCGCTGAAGCTTTCGCATCGCTACTATCCCCGGAACTTCAAGAAGCACGCACTGGACCGGGCCATGTTGAAGCATTTGCTGGGCTCCGACGCCTTGTCGGACATCACGACCATGCGCCTGAAGGAAACAGAGGAGCGGATCGGGAAGTTGAAGACGCCTTCTCTTGACAAGACCGCCGAAGATTTCTTCAACGACCGCGTGAGCAACAAACTTTTCGTTCACGACGAGATTCACGCCGTCATGGCTCATCGCGAGAAGCCCATGTTCGAATACTACAAGAAGGACGCGTCCAAAGTCGCATGCTCGCGCGAGAAGTTCGAGGCCTTGCCCCGCGAAGCCCGAGTGCAAGGCGTGCTCGAAGAAGCCTACGTGATCGCATTGGAGAGGATGATCCTGCCGATGATCTTCATGCAGGGCCGTCCCTCGACCGCGAGTGAGGCTTTCGACTGGGCCCTGATGCGAATCTGCACCAATCTATGCAGCGGGTGGTTCCGGGAGTTCGCCAATTCCAACTATAGGCTGATTTGGCTATCGCGCAACGAGTACTATGTTGAGGACTTTTTGAAGGCATTTCAAGAGGGAAAAATTCGCCGCATCGGGGAGGCCAATGTCCAAGCGCAAGCGTAAGAAGGGCTACGTGACCGGGAACAAGGCTCTTTGGTCGATGTACGATAGACTCAACAAAACTTATTTTGGAGGCAATCTCCCATTTCCTATGGTGCTAAAATTCGTCAAGATGAAGCAGGACGGACACACTATTTACATGACGAGCGGAGCAGTTCACGTATTCGTTCACAAGGATCTCAAGGGGCATCTTGATGAAGCCGAGATCGTTTTGCTACACGAGATGATTCATGTTTTTCTGGGATTTGACTATAAGGGTAGTCACGGCATGCGATTCGAAGCCGAGAAGGTGAGACTCTTCATGGCCGGGGCGTACGACAAAATTCTCTAAGGAGGAACACATGGAAGAGGTAATGGCTGGGTTTTTCTTTGGAGTTGCAGTGATGGCGTTTGGTTGGGGCTTGTGGACGCACAATTGGGCGGGTTTGGCTGTTGGCGCCGGGGCTCTTGTCCTTGGCGGCTTCTTTGTGACGAACAACTAAGGAGGACAACCGTGGTCAAAACAGTTGAGCAAATAATCTTTCTTCTTCTCATGGGGGATGGGGCGCTGATCGTGGCCCTGTGGCAAAATGGATGAAGAAAGTACGACCATGACCTTCGCACAACAGTCCAAGAAATTCCTCGAAGCACTGGAAACCCGGAAGCGGGCGCCAATCTCGGCGAACACGATTCGAATCTACCAGTCTCACCTTCGCGCGCACATCTTGCCCTCTCTGGGCGGGGTCAATATTGCGGTCTTCGAGAACGGCGCCATGAAGAGGTTCGTGGGAGGTCTGGAAGGGCTGGCCCCTTCTACCGTGGTGTCCATCGCCAATCTGGTCAAGGCCGTCGTGGCTAGTTGTCAGGACGCCAACGGCAACGAACTATATCCCCGGGCATGGAACAACGAGTTTATAGACCTTCCCATCGTCTCTTCCCGAGATCAAAAGGCCCCTGTGATAGGGGTTCCCGCGCTGGAAAGGGCTATTTCCGGGGCCGGAGGGCAATTTAGGGCACTGTACGCACTTCTGGCCGGAACGGGGCTTAGAATCAGCGAAGCTCTCGCGCTCCGCGCGGGTCGCCCAGATGATGGCCGCAGTTCAATATGGTTGCCGGGGGAGAGCAAGCTGATAATTCGGGGTCAGGTTCAGAATGGGGAGTTTGTGAGGCCGAAGACCGCGGCGGGGTTCCGCGAAGTGGACATCCATGCGGACATAAATGAGGTTTTGTGTCAGGAAGATTGCCCAGCAGGCAATCTACTGTTCACAGGATATAACGGGGGGTACCTGCCGCTGCCGACGGCGTACGACGCGGCGAAGAAGGACGGCATTCCGGGATTCCACAGCCTGCGGAGGTTTCGCGTGACGCGGCTGCGCGAAGTTGGGGCGCCGGAGGATCTGCTGAAATACTGGATCGGCCACAGCGGGAAAGACATCTCGGATCGGTATTCAAAACTGTCTCAGAACGTGGAGATCCGCAAACAGTGGGCCGAGAAGGCCGGACTAGGTTTCACCCTCAGGGTACTCTAAGGCTGGGGTCGTCCGGCGATATATCTCCGTTCGCCAGATTCACGGCAAGTTTCGTAGCCTTGGCGTGCGCATTCAATCCGTAATAACTGTACACGAATTCTCCATCCATGGTCACAACCCAACCCCCTTCCAAATAGCCCGAGGGCGACACAATAACCTTTCTTGTAGATGACGAAGATGAGAACGATTCAGAAGGCGACCAAGTGCTCGTAGATAAGGCTGAGCCCGACTTCGCCCAATCCTTCAGAACCGTGGAGAGTTCGGCGGGTGGGGCGGGAAGGGCCTTCTGCTCCTCCTGCACGTCTTCCGCATGGTCCTTCATCCACTTCTTTAGGCGATCTTCGACCTCATCCTTGAACTTCAGGAATCGAGTGTGACGACCCTCTTCATCCCGAGGTGGCATGGTAGGCATAGTGGTCCCTCGACTTTAAGGGGCTAACTATACCCCTTATCCTCTTGTACAGGGTAAAATTGAGTATTTTAACGCTTCGACTTCTTTTTGCGCTTCTTGCTGACACCGGCGTCCTTGTCGTTCACACCGAAAGCCAAATTCCATTTCGCTTGCGGAGTACCCGATTCGCTGGCTCGAAAAGTATAGCTTGACGCCCCACGAGCTAAGCTGTCGCCGCCTCTGTTCATTGACATTGTATCCTCCTTTTGACGCTGTACCGCGATTTTCCTGCCCAAAATTGTCGTTCGAAATTCTGCTTTTCTTTCCGCTGTTCCTGAGTGTATCTTCCATTCCGAGGTGTGACTTTCAAATATTGCTTGATTATCAGCAATGCTCGACGCCTTTTTTCCGGTTCTCGAAGATATGGAAGCATCGCTTTCAGAAACAGAATCGCCTTCCGATTGATAACAGCCCATGTTTTCGAAGGGAGGTGCCCCTTCTTACTTGCACGCTTATTTGATACCACACCGCCGAATTCCCGCTTCATGAAACGCACTAAGGATGACGTGGTACTCGTAACTACCACGACAGGGTGACGAAATTCGCTCCAAGATTTCTCTCGGGAGAGCGTGATTGTTCCTTCCCCGTCTACCAAACCAGCCGCATACGCCAAAATTATGCGTTTCATTTTATCCTTTCAAAATTGGTGGACCCGGGGGCGTCGAAGCCCCGTCCGAAACGCTCTGTTACCCGAAGACTACATGCTTGTCCCGCGGTTTAGCTTTCGCCCCCACCCGGAACCAGCGGGCATAAATGTGGACAGGAGCTAGTCCGATATCTTAGCGGCGATCTACGGACAGAAGATTCGCCGAGCGGCCCTTCTTATGACGTATGGTCCCCACCCGTAGGGCGCTTGCGGGGTATACGCTCACAGCTTTCTAGGCTGCGAGTGGCAGTTGAAATTCGCCAGTTAAATTTGTCCCACTCGTTAAGGGCGAGTTGAACCGAGCCCTGCATGCCTTCGAGCCACAATCACGTCCGTCGAAACCGAATCGGGCCCAAAAAGAGTCTACTACAGAACGACTCCAATGTCAAGCTAATATTTCTTACGGGCGATGTTGCCGTCAACAGCGATCTTGGCTCCGCAGTTGACACAGACACCGCCAGCCGTCTGGGGGTGCTCGCACTTGGATTTCGTCATAGTGGTGCCTCCATGAACAGCTTACTACAGTCGCGTCTAAATGTCAAGTTATTTGTTTGGCCTTTGCTTAACCGTGTACCGAGTCCCGCCGTGCTCCAAATCCTTCATATTCGAGGCCAGCCGCGCCCTTGCTGCTGTTGAGTGCGAACTCATCACGTCGCCGGTCTGGGTATCGATCACCTGAAAATTTTGTTGAGGTCTCTTAGCGGGCTTGACTGCGGTTTTGGGCGCCATACGCTCGCGCGCAGCGTCGATGTGCTCCTGAAGTTTATCGGGAGACCACTCATCCAGCCTCACACCCACAGACGTGCCGCTCTTAGGATCTTGGAACATCGCGAGGCCGGGGTGCAAACCTTCCATGCCTTTCTGAACTCCGCGGAACTCCACACCCGCGCTCTTCGCAGCCTCGGCATAATTTGGCTCATCGATCTTCCCTAAATCCAGACGTTCCTCTTCGGGCGGGGGAACAGTCTTAATCCTGCGAACAGCCGTCGATGGGACTTTCTCGGCCAGCATGGCCGCGGCCCTGTGTCGACCGTTCGCGCCCACGATGTTGCCGTCGGCGTCGTGATGAATCTCTAGGGGTTCGAGAGGTTCGCCCTTCTGAATTTTCGTCCGATAACTCTTGACCGCTTCGGGAGACACATGGCTTTCATGGGCCGAAGTCTGATCCAGAAATTCCTGCGGGCTCATCTGCACAGTGGGGTATTCTGGCGCGCGCGGTGTAGGGGGAACAATTGTTTTACCACCCGCAATCTCGATGTCTTCGGGGTCCAGACCGCCGCCCTCAGGCGCTATAACTCCCTGCTTTATGACAGGCTCTGTCTGGCCGGGCTTCACTGCGCCCGCAAGGCCTAGTCCCGTTTCAGCAAGTTCGTGAATCTTAGGCGCAATTTCCTCGCGCGCTTTGCCCGTCAACATGTGAGTCGCGGGTTCCGTGATCGCGTCTTCGGCGTAGTTGTATCCTTTACGATAAAGAAACTCAGCCGGGTACGCCTTTTTGAATTCGGCGGGGCTATTCTTATAAAGCCAATTTTTATAGTCGGCCTTACCTTGATTCATCGTCCCTTCGTTTTCGAGAGCCCTGTTTACTCCCGATACTTTTTGAAGCGTGGGAGGAACGACAGTTTTCCCGCCAGCCCCTTGAACGTCTGAGGGGGTCAAACCGGGACGGAGGCGACGGTTATGAACCGCGCTCGCGTACGTGTCCGCGTTCTCGGGCGTATCGAAGATGCCAAGATGCTCGCCTGTGCGATTGTAGTGATCTTGCGCAGCCTTGTGCATATCCTTGTCCGCTTGGCTACCAACTTGGGGTTTCTTACCGTCGGGTGTGAGGAATCGACCGCCAACAACTGTGGGCACAAGTGTCTCGCCCTTGTCGGTTCCGAATGAAAAGGAATATTCGCTGCTGTGGGTGCCGTCGTCGTTCTGCACGAGGGGACGACCGTTGAGTTCAAGATTGCCCGCTTCCACTAATCCCGGAGCAATGACGCCCATATTCGGGTCATAGTTGTCTGGAAGTTTAGGCGCTGCCGGAGTAGGCGGCGTGTCGGTTGCCATTACTCGCCCCCGAGAATTTTGATACCTGCGTCCTTCTGTTGAAGACCCGTCAAAGATTCCTGAGGCACGTCGTGAACTCCACCTCTACTGTCTTGAATGCGGACAAACCCTTTCTGAAGTTCAGGAGTACCCTGCGGTACTGCGGCGTTCGCGGCCTGAGTAGCGATGGAGGGAATCGCCTTAGACGCCTTTCCTATCGCGCTCTGAACGCGGTCACCCAGAGCCGGACTTCCGGCTTGTTCGCGCGCGTCATTGAGCCCTTGCTTGATGAGAGACTTCGCGCTACCGCGAGTCTTAGTCATCCACGGCATCGCTGCCGCAACTGCCTCTGTAGGATCACCGGCCAGAAGGCGACCCGCGCCCACAGTCATTGCGAGAACCTGCGTCATGTTCAAAGGAGCCTGACGATCCACAACCACCGCGCGCTTACCGAATGTGCGCTCGATATCTTTTAACTGCCCATACTGGCGGCGAAGAGTTGCGGTCGTGCCCGCAGGATACCCCTTCTCCTCATCGATGGTGCTGTAGATTTTATCCCGCAGGCCATCCGCCGCACTTTCCAAAGAGGCGACCGCGCCTTGATTTTGCAAAGCCGCGTTCTGATCTACAGAATTCATTCTGTAAAACTTTTTCAGTCTGGCGTTGAACATCTGAAGGTCTTCGTCGGCTTCACCAACCGTTGACTTTCCGAAGTGGTTGGCAAACTCCTCAATCTCCCTAGCCTCGTTCGGGAAGTATTTCTTCATAGAGCGAGTAGCCGCCGCCTGAACGTTATCTCGGACAGAGGACAAATCAATCAACTTATCGTGTATGCTGTCCACATCGGGCTTAACTTGGGTTTGCCACAACTCGTTAGCCTTGTTGTGCACAGCATCCTCGAAATCCCCGACATCTTTTATCGACTTGTTCGGGATGGTCGTCAAAATATCCTTCGTACCGTCCAACGCCGTTGCGAATTTCTTACCCTCGGCAACGCTGGGGCGTCCCGCAATCGTCATGGCACCCTTGAAATCCTGACCACCCATCCCTGCTTTGCGCGCCATCCAGTTGAAAATGTCCGGGGCCGCTTCCGTCAAAGCACCGGTGGCTCCCGCAGTTACACCGCCCACAACTGCGCCTTTGACCGCGTTATCTTCCTGCGCACCCTTAACGGCGCCTTGCCCAGTACCTACAATCGCCGCTCTTGCCGCTGGGTTTCCCACTGCGGTCTTCGCGCCCGTGATGATCTTTTCGAGAATCTTGTTCTTGCTCGCCATGTTCAGGGTTTCGGCGATTGCGGGGTACTTCTTGGCGAGAGCCACAAGCTTCGAAGCCTTCGACAGGCCCTCCAAAGCTTCGTCACCCGTCGCGAACTCGGCGATTCCCTCCAGTCCTTTACCGGCCATCTCCGCGGTACCGTTGGCGACATCGCGTTGATCCAACGAAGTAATTCCTGCTTCCGGGGCCAGTGCCTCGCCCACGCCGCCCGGAATCTTGTGAATTAGATGGGAGACGCCGCTAACAGTATCGCCCATACCTTTCACGAATCCTGTAGCAACACTCGCGCCGGTTTCACCGATAGCTGCCAAACCAGTTTGTACCATACTGTCGGGTTTGTCCGTGCCGCCCGTCGAAGGAAGTGCTGCCGGAGCCGCCGGAGCCACGGGGGCTGCTGCCGGAGGTGGTACCGCAGTCCATGTCAAAGATGTGCCCTCGGGTGCGCCCACCTGAGTTTTCGGAGGAGGCGTATCCGCAGGGACCGGAGACCACTGAAGGGTGCTGCCTGCTGGTGTATTATCGCCCTGCGCCATTACTTAGCTCCCGGAAGTCTATTACCGTGCACATCATATTGATTGCCCTGCGCGTCTTGAATTTTGTTACCCGGCATTTGGAAGATCGTCGTCTTACCATCTGCCGCGACAGACATATTCAACGCGCCGTTCGGGACTACCTTCGTCAGATCCGCAGGCTTCACTTCCGGCGGAATTCCCGGAGTGAACACCTGACCGCCGCTGTTCAGTGACTTCAAGCGCGCCCACGACTGTGGATCGGAGCCTTCGAGACCCAAGTGCTGAGCTGCCGCCAAAGCTTCTGGACGGACGAGGTTCGGAATATGCTTACCGGCCAGCGCGTGATAGGTCTCATCCATGTTCTGCAAACGGATGCTGCCGACCGCTGCCATCTTCTTGAGAGCAACGCCGATTTGATTTGGGGTTGACGCCGGATTCAAAATGACGTTGTACGCAACCTGCATTTCTTCCGATGGCTTGTAACCACCAGACATCAGCAACTCGAACTCACCCTTGAGTGGTTCCATTGCCGCACTGATATTGGCCGGATCGGTACCCCAGCCTTCTTTTTCCATCTTGTTCAGACCCGTATTGTAGAACTTGGCCGGACGCTCGCCGCCAACTGCCATCATCGTATCCTGAAGTTCCGCAGCGTGCTGCAAAACGTTGTTGTACTGTTCGATGGCATCACCCTTCTTGGTGCCCGGTATCGTGGCCGCCAATTCCTTACCCATCAAACGATAATTCTGTTCGCTCATCTGCGGGTTCATTTGCTTAACCACACCGATAGCATCCTGCAAAGTCATCGTCTGGCCGCCCTTATACGTACGATTCGGGAAAACCTTATCGATATCCACCGTGCCATCATTAAGAGCCAGAGAATACAACGTGGCTTGTAGGGTTGTGTCCTTGGGTGCAGCACCGACAAGCAAAGCTTTCTTGTCCGCAGGGAGGGAGTTGATGGACGCTTGCATCTCATCGGTCATAGGAATGCCCGAGATGTTTGCAGCGGCGTCCGCATTTTTCTCGCGAATCTTCGCGGCTTCGGTTTCGTGCATCTCCGTCAGCTTGTCGAACTCAGGATAGTCCACTTTCATATCTTCCGCGAGATTCGGGAATTGCTTCAACATGCTCGGGTTGGCTGAGATCTTCTTGTAGGCCGCGACTGGATCGCCCTTAGCGTCGCCAATAGCCTTGATCCACATAGGATTCTGTCCCAGAAGAGCGGGCTCCAAATCCTTGACTTGCTTTGCGCTCATGAGTTTGTTATCCATCAAAGTCTTGTCGCGCGAAGCCGTTGCCGCCGCAACGTCCGCGGCATTCTGATAAACGTGATTGAATTGATCGAACGTAAAGTCCTGCCCGTCCGTGATCGGCTTATCGGCCCCACGATTATCATTGATGAACTTAATTGTCGCGGCATCCGCAGGATTCTTGGCATCCAACTTCACAGGTTGTCCCGCGCCGACCAACGTGTACGTGGTCGTAGGCTCCTGACCTTCCTTGAATTTCTGGCCGGTCGGGAATGCAGTAAAGTCTTGGAGATTCCATTTGCCATCGACCACACCCTGCTGAATATCCGCATATGTCAAATCGCGGCCTGCAACTGGCGCCTGATGCGGGCTAGCCGGATTGGTCAGGACTTCAATTGCTTTCTTGCCCTGATCGATCATCGGGGCCACGTCGGCTTGGTGCGCCAGACGTTGTTCGTTGTGCATGCGTAAATTGGATTCCGTGTTGTTGAGAGCAGCACTGTTTTCTTCGAGTGTCATTTTGCGATCTTCGCGCGCGTTCTGCTTCGCTTCCTGAGCCTCCTTGTTTTTCAGCTCATTCTGCTGACCTATACGCTCATTGCGATTCCGCATCGTGCCTGCGATACCCGAGATGGCTCCGGCGCCCACCGGCGCTTTGCCTGTGGGGATGTCACCCATGCTTGCGAGTACGCCTTGGGCCCCGGCCACGAGTGAACGAGCCCACGCGCCTTTCACCGGCGTACCGGCTGCTGTCAAAGGAATGGCGTTCTCTGGCCGGTCGAGAGCCGCACCCAACTTTGCGGCAAATGAGTCTGCCGGAGCTGGTTGTCCTACACGCATTTTCAGCGCAGCATCAGCGGCTTGATCGTCCGTCGAGCCCAACGCAGTCGCTCCCGCAATATTCGCCGGGGCAGCGGCAAGAGTCGGGGCCGCAGCAGAGGGAAGAGCCGCAGGAGCCGGAGCGAGTGTGCCCTCAGCCTGAGTCTGTTCTGGTGTGAGTGTCAAATTCGGTGCCATCTGTGTTCTCCAATCCTATACTTCTATTATCCTGCGAGTGCTTGCATACCGCCTGCGAATCCACCGGTCGCCGCACCTGCTCCGAACGTCAAGGCGCTCCCAGCGAGCGAAGTGATCCCACCGGCGATTGCCTGATCTGCTTGCGCTTGCTGCTGTGCGATTTCATCGGCTTCACCGAAAGCCGACTTGTTGGCTTCCGTACCAGACTGGCCCGCTTCACCACTTTGATAACTGGTATTGAGAGCCTGCAAACCGCCTGTCGCTGCGCGCCAGTTTTGATTGCCCTGCGCGTAGTCGGCCTGTGTTATGCCCAACTGCTCGTTCGACAACTGACCGGCTGACGCCGATGCCAACTGACTCTTGAGCGCCATTGTCGGCCCAGTCTCGCCCGCCGCCGTAGAACGACCCGCGAGTTGGCCGCCCAATGAGCGCGCAGCGTTCGCATAATTCGCGCCCGTAGTATCAAGGGCCTGAGTATTCAGCGCAGCAAGTTCACCACCCGAGAATCCGGTCTGGCTTGGGCCAGCCTCGGCAATAGGCGTGAAAATGTTGTTCAGGTTACTCATTACTCCCTGCTGTTCGCCGAACAACGTTTTATAGTTGTTCTGAACGACAGTAGAGTAAGCCTGCTGCTGATCAGCGATCTGCTTCTCTTGTCCTGTTGGGCCGCACATGCTTCGCTCTCCTAAAACATTAAAACGTAATCGTTGCCCTGACTATGGACGAATCCCAGTCGGGTCGTGAGGAAAGCTATCAGCTTGGGGCTGATGCTCTCCGTGATGATTCCTTTCACGCCATCCGCGCGGGCGCAAACAATGAATCGCGGAATCGCTTCTGAAATGCTAAGGGCCACTCTGACCTCGCTTACTTCGGAGGAAGTGGCGAACTGACTATGGAGGCGAACCAACTCGCCTTCTCGATCAAACCGTACGAATACGGTGATGCCGCGGTCGTCAGTTAACTTGAACGAAAGATAGCCGCGGAGCCACCAATCAGTTTCCTCTTTACTCTGATGCCATGAATCTGCATCTACCCAGCTCTTCAACAAGGGTAAATCTTCCTGCGTTGTTGCCACAAAGTTGATCACGAAAATTCCTTCCTTAAACCGTATAGCCGAAAAAGTCCACAAAGAAAAATGCGTCGTTTGCCGAGGGGGACGCCGTATCATCATTACCAAACGAGAACGACGGAACAAATGCCGGATATCCGCTCAATGTTACGCCGGTGCCCGTCGCCGTAGACGCCGTAATTGGTAAATCAAACCACAACTCTGAAGAAATGCAATTCGCCAATTGAAATGTCCCGTTGTACATCGTGTTGGGAGACCCGAAACCCAAAACTGTCAAAGACGTTCCCGCACTCCACGGACACACAGGTTGCGGAGGAGTGGCGGCAGGAAGCCATGCGAATCGAGCGAGTCCGTTACCCCAAAGAGCGTTGACGGTTCCGGTAACAGTAACGGCTGGAACAGACGCTGTGAACTGCTCCGCGCCGTCCAGTGTCATGTTGACTTGCCCCGCCGATGGGCAAGTTATAACCAACGTGTGCCACCCGTCTACTGCGGGGGTGACAGTTGTGACTTTTGTGGTGCCCTGCGTATTCTGACGCACCTGCGAGGTACCCGTTGGGTTGGCAACAACTTCATAAGTGTAAAAAGTATCACTGATAGCCGGTGCTGTGGCACTTGTGTCGAAACGAAGTCCGACAAACGTGTCGGGACGAGAAATCGTATTTTCGAAAGAGGCCGTGGTCGTCACACCTATAAGTCCGATGTACATAGACTTTTGCGTCATGTTGAAGTTCAGAAGGCTATCAAATGACGCCTCTAACTTGAAAATAAAAGTCATCGTCCAGCCCGGCGAATCGAACAAAGCCAAACCGTTCGCGGCGTACGAAGCTGTGGACGGACCGCCGAGTTGAATGTTCAACCAACCCGCATCCGACGCAACGGCATCATTCGACCAATAAAATTGTCCTACGTTGGGGTACGCGCCCCCAAGAAAACCCACGAAGGTTCCAATTGTGCCGTGAAGAGCCCAACCCAACTGGCCTATTTGACTGACTGGGGTCGGGCTGATGGTCGTAGCAAAATACGGATAGAAATTGTCCTCCATTACCACTATGGTCGGCTTAACCGGCGGGGGCCTTGGAATAGATGCAATGGCTTTATCGATCAGGGGCTGCACGACGCTCTTCGTTGCAGACACGATCTGCGAAAGTCCACCCGGAGCGATAGGCATCAAACGCGTCGTCGGAACTCCCGGGCCCGGCGTGCCCGCGCCAACCAAGTCCGGTGAAAGTCCGAGGAACGGAGGCAACTGACCCGACTGAAAATTGTCGATACCCGTGATGGCCTGCGGAGGACCGCCCGTCGGCCCGCCCCTCTGGCGACCCGGAATCACCGGAGACGAATTAACCGCACTCCAATTTGACGGAAGTCCAGCTTCTTCTTCAATCGTCTGTTCCACTGCTTTGGGATGTTCTCTTTCGTCAGCCACGCGTTCCTCTAAATTCTCCGATATAAGTTATCGCTCGGGCCAGAAGTTCGGGGTCGTCGTGAAACAAACCCAGAGCGTGATTACAAAAATGACAAAGCAACCTACGTATGCATTTGCCGCACGATACCTTTCCGGGACAACAGGCATGATCGTGGTCAACCGACAACCATCTAACCTGACCGTATTTAGTAATCGCGGATTCTGGTCGAAGACAGATCGCGCATTTGCCGCCTTGCGCCTCGAACATCTCAACGTATCTTTCAACCGTGAGACCATAAAACTTTTTCAGATCGAATTTTCGACCGTACAGAGAATAGCCCGTTCTCTTATCTGCCGCCCATTTCTTCTGATAATCCCGACTTCTTTGCAATCTGTTTGGGTCGCCCGCCCAAACAATTTCTCGACAAGCCTTGCAGTGGCGCTGCCCGCCCTTCGGTGCAATGTACGTATTATCGGGAGTAAACTCGTGACCGCGTTTGCAGTGCGTTGTTAGTTTCTTCATGTTATCCTTCCAGACAAAGGATAGAAGGGGAGTGTGTCTGGCACTCCCCGACTTTGTAGCTACAAACCCTAAAATTCTACGAAAAGGCGGCCAAAAATGCAAAGATTATAGATCATGTCCTGATTCGGAGTCATGCCAAAGTCCACGTTGATTTGAAGATGACGGCAACGCGCCAACTTTCCCGTAGACGCGAAGTAATATCGGTTCGGCGAATAACTCGTCGGCGAAAGAGTCGCCCCGTAAATCGACGGTGGATCAAACTGCGGAATCAACGCCATGGGCGTAAACGTACCAGCAATCTCGTTCAAGAGACAACTCACTACGGGCCGATACGAAACTCCCGACATGTCCATCTCAAGGAATTTCAAAGCAGCTATCTGTCCCGGATGAGCCAACACGATGCTGCCCATCGTGAAGTTGGCGTCATACATCGTGCCCACAACAGTTGATGTGGATACCGTAACGCCGTTACTCAACATCGTCACTGCGCCATTCCGAGCCAGCAATCGCCCGGTCACTGTGGCACTTGTATTCACAGAAATAGATGTGAGCGCGAGTATGGTTCCCACAAAAGTCGAACTGACGCCAATCGTAGCAGAACTGCCGACTTGCCAGAACACATTAAGAGACTGCGCACTGTCGGTCAGAACTACGGAGGTGCCTGTGCCCGTCACCAAAGTAGTCGCCATTTGGAAGATCCAAAAGGCATTGGGGTCGCCACCGGCGTTGAGGGTCAGGGTTCCCGTCGTTATGGAGAATGTACCCGACGCGCTCGTATAGACTCCGGGCCCGAGAGACGTGCCGCCCAACTCTGTCGGAATAATCGTCGCTCCGGGATACGCGGCAGCTTGGGTGTACGCCGTAGTCAAATCCGTCTTGGCCTGAACCGCAGCCGGGTTGTCGATGTTCGTAGCTCCCGTCACCGTGGGCGCGCCCGTTACGGCGCTACCGGGGCTGAGCCCCAAGTCGCCAGTGATGGTAGTAGGACCAGAGTTCGTAATCGTGGTGCCCGCCAGAACGCCGTATGTGGCTGCCGTCAATAGGTTAATAGGCGAAGGACTGAGCGAAGAGCCGCCATCTGTAAAAATAGAAAGATCGCGCTGAAGGATTTGTTCGCCGCCCGTGGTTGCACCCACGAGCAGCTTCTTGATTCCCGCGCGCACTTCCACGCTCTGAACCATCTGACAACCATTCGTGATGTTCGCGAAAGGAGACCAGATCGGCTCCGGCCCGTTTGCGCCACCCGGGATCTGGTGGGGATTGCAGCGATACCAGCCGGTGCTGCCGTCCGCAATCATGATGCAGTTATCGATGCCTGACTGTTGAACCGCCACATAGACGTCGTTGGGGTTCATGACAGCGAACTTGTCACCCAATGCGAATCCAAAGTTCGGCGCGTTCAAGGACGGACTGACAGACTTGACCTGTCCGTCCGAGCTGAAGAAATAGATCTCTCCCATGTAAACGTCGAGGGCGTTGTAACTTAGCATTCCGATTCCCGGAGCCAGCGTCAGGGGATAGAACGATGACGTCAGGGGCCCGCCCGCAATGATCTCGATGCTATCCGTCAACATCACGACGAGACCCTGCGAAGTTTTCACGACGCGCGTCACCGTCGCAAGATACGGAAACTCATCAATGGGGTTGAACGCAGCGTTGGGATTGCCTGTGATGACGTCAGGACCGCCGCTCCAAATAACCTTTGCGCCGTCCGCTCCCCAGATGCGCTCGAAGTTGTACACCATCGGCAAGAACGTCGAAGGCGGCTGGTTATTTTCGTCGTCAATCGGAGCCGGGATCAAGTTGTCCAAGCCCGGATAAATCGCCGTAGCTACGTCCGGCAAATAATCGTTGAACGACCAGTTGCCCGGAACCGTTTTCGACAGCGGAGGGGGGTTCGGGATCTCGGTCAGAAAGAACATGTTGTTGGGGCCACCGCCGTCCGCGGAACGCCAAATGATGATCGTATCGACTGCCGGATTCAGGGAGCCGATACCAGAAATCGTGTTAACCGCGCCGGTGTTGGCGCCAGTAATGGTGTAGACCGGGGACGCAGTTGAAATGTCGCCCAACTCAGAACCCACAGGTACGCCTAGTGGGGTCGGAAACCCCGGAGGCGCGACCGTGTTCGAGGGATCTGTCGTGAGACGCGACTCGTACGAATAGGCGTAAACATAGCCCAGCTTCCACGAAAGAGAGTTCGTCAAAGCAACGCCGTCGTTGTACCACGTGATGGCGTTATCAATTGTCTGCGTGCCCTGCGTGCCCCACGACGGAGCCACGGTGTTTGACAGACCGGACTCCAAAACGAATTCTATGTTGCCGTTACTGTCGATGACCGCCGAAGAACCGTAGGGTTGCGATTTACTCGGGGGCGCGAATCCGTTGATCGGCAAATACCAAATCGTGTTTGTGTTCCAAGTCATGCTCTGGCCGACGCAGGTCCAGATAACAGAACCGTCGTTCGTGACGCCGCCGTACAAAGTATTCCATGGGCCGACGCCTGCGGTGCCGGGCTGATGCTGGCCGGAGAGTCCGGTTGTCGTACAAACCTGAAAGTTACCATTGCTGTCAACGATTACCGAGAAAATAGCTAGGCCGGTGCTCCACTGAGTATAAGGGGTTGACGAATGCCATGTCGCATTGCTCAACATCGTCCAACCCAGTTGACCGTCGTATGTTTGGAATCCCGGGGCCGTTCCCCACGTGGGCGCGTTGGCTCCGCTACCAGTTGTACCCGAAGTCGTAGCAACTTGCAAATATACTAGCTGTCCCGCAGGAGGCGGAAGAACCAACGTGGGCTCGATAATCGCGCTGTTGGGATATTTCGGACGCGTGCCGCTCGCGGGCAAGTTGTACACGGCCTCCACTGTGGTAGCCTTCCACGGTTGAACCATTGAGGGTGTCGCGCCAACCTTACCGATGTTCTGCCACTTCGTATCATCCCCATCCCCGACGAAAGGACCGCCCTGTCCGGGAGCGAAAACCGCGTTGAAGTTCGGACGGACGGAACCCGAAGTTCGCTGAGAACTTTGTGACATAATGAAAATGCACATCGTGCCGGGATCGTAAATTGGCTGACCGGGTTGATAGATGGTCGATCCTTGCCACTCGGTGATCGGACCTTCGTTCGTCCACGTCACACTACCATCGCTCGTAGTGCCCGCTGTTGACTGGTTCCAAACCGGCTGACCGTTGGACGAAAGTCCATATCGCGAAGTCGGGTTCGAGGTGTCGGCGTTCACTGTGTAAAGCTGTTGGATGTTACCGTTGCTATCAAGGACAAGGCCCATCGTCGAATACACGGAGCTGGCCTGCCACACCACTGCCGAAGCGCCGCTTTCCGTAATGAGAACGTTGGGTTGATTCAAAGGAGCAGCGATGCCCCAATCCCAAATAATTCCATTGGGTCCGTTGGGCGTATAAACGTTCGTGTCAACGCCATCTCCGAAATACAACACTCCGTTCACGGCCACAAATGCTGTCTGACCCGCGCCCACAGACTTTGCGAAAATAAGCTGAGGGGGAACGCTCGCAGATGGACTCTGCGTGTCGTACCAAACCCCGCCTGCGGTGAGGGCGGTCCCGGCATGTGTATCCAATGCGGCATTGATGTTCGCGAGAACCAACTGCGTCCCGGTGGACGAAATACAAACAAACGTTCCGTTGTTCTGCGGCAGATCAAAACCAGTGATAAGAAAGATCAAGCCTGCGTATGCGCCGTTCGGGAATTGCGCCGGGCCCGCGGCGCCGCCAGTGATAGTACCAGTATACGTACCACTGACTCCTGCGGACACAGCCGAGACAGCCGTTAAAACAAATGTCGGCGAATCGCCCGTATCAATGATAACTTGAATTTGGCCCAATGCTGTCTGAAACGAAAACGCACGATCTGGCGTTGTGGGATAGATAGCGCCTGAGAAAGGACTGAGGCCGGGCCGACGCGCGAGCGTCAGCAAGTTCGTCAACTCGACGTTTGATCCTGCCCACAAAGCATCGGGCCGACCGCCGTAAAATCGCGCAGTCGCGATGTCGGATGGGTCGTGCAACACGGAACGCTGTGTGTACAGACCGGTGAACTGTTTGTCCATAAACAGCGGAACATACTTGGGCTGTTTCTGGGGCTGTGCGCCGGAGACTTCGAGTAAATTCGTCATTATTGTCCGCGTGCCTGTGTGCCCTGCTGGGTCCGAAGTTGCTGGGCCTGCGTCTGACTGCCGCGAACCAAGAACTGGGCCAGTACAGAGTTGCGCTGCATTTCGCTCAAGCCCTCGGCCTTAGCCAGAAGAGCCGCCACGCCGCGCATGCGATAACGCTGCGCCTGCTGGTCGTCGTCCACCGCCTGATACGCTTCCGCGGCGAAAAGGTTGTTGAAGATATCCTTGTACTGTGAGGGGAGGGGCCACGTCGCGCCCAGCGAAGACATATCGGGAATCAAAGTCTGATACGTGATAACTGATGTGTAGGCTTGATCCGGGATTGCCATAAAACGCAGAGTCACGTTCGTGCCGTACTGCACCAAGTGAACTGAAACGCCTTTGGGCTCAGCGGGTTTCGAAACCGAAACACCCAAAGTAGTGGTGTTGTACACGTCCTTCACATCAAAGGCATATTTAGCATCCGCAGTGGTCAGCGTGACTTTTTCGAGGAAGCTGAAGTCAGCAATAGTGACCACATAGTCCTGTTGCGAAGTGACGAGGGTGAGCCCGCCATATTCCTTGCGATTCCAAGCCCACGTGAGCGGGGCGTTCGTGATCGTCGAAACAATCATGTTCGCGACTGAGATCGCAGGCTCGTTGGCGACTCCCGCAGTCAGGGGAGAGTACTCGATGAACGTCTGTGCCCAGTTAATCGTATTTTGAAGCGTGTATGGCATTGTCAGTCCTTAGTACTGATACGGATACCCGCCGCCGCGCCACAGTCCGGCACGACGCTGTTGACCGCCCATGATACCGCGGTCGGGGACGAAGATGTTCTCTTCCAATTCACGATCCTGTTTCGCGCGCAATTCCACCATAGACGCCAACCAAAGTTGCCACTCATCTTTGAACTTGCCGCGGATCTTGCTGTCCGTCGAATATCGATAGCACTGCGCAATGAATCCCTGCCGGAAATTGGGTTCGTATTGATCTGGGAGCGGAAACAGCGTCTGACTCAAAGATGTGAACCGAACCGGCTGAGCCTGACCGATCAGAAGGAACTGCCATACCGCGCCTGTCTGCGAAGGCGTAGGATTGATACGGAAACCTTGGCCCCAAGGATCGACAACCGTCCACTGCGTGGTTGCGCCGGTGCCGGAGACCGTCGTACCTGCTGGCGAGTTCGCCGCAAGGACCGGTGCCGCGCTACCCTCGATGCCGTAAGTGGTGAGCACGAGCAAGTTTCCGTTCGCATCCTGAATCTGCGTAATCGGATTTGAGGGCATGCTCTGCGACCCCAAGGGGGTCGTGTATGCTGAGCCCGGCCCGGGGTTATTACCGATGCTCTGCGTGCCGTTGTTCAGCGCGCCCCACGTGCCGTAGTACAGAGTGTGGTTGGGGAAGAAGTTGGCTAAGAAAAGAGGATTGCCGCCCCCGGACGAACCCATGTCCGCGATATAGTTCGCGCCCGGGTTCTGCTGCAACTCGCGGCCTACCTCTACCTCACGAAACGGTTTGGGGAAGGAATCGCTGTTGATGTCCACACAAATGCCGCGGGTAAGCCACGCCAGATTCGTAAGAGACTGGCCCGCAGCAGGCTGGCCCGGGGTCCAATTCGCGGGATAAACAACGGCATAATCCTGCTGCCAACTGTTCGTATAGAACGGCGGCAGGACAAGTTCGTTCCACTTGCCCGGGAAGGACGTCCCGCAGATCGCGTTCATCACGTCGTTGGCAATCGTCAACGCTGGTTCGGACGAGTCACCCGAAGTGTTCAAAACGGGCTCGATGTCTCCGAACGCGAGTGCGATATTGACTATCCGTTGCAGCGTAACCGTACTCTGTGTGTTAAGCATTTCCCTTTACCTACTCGACTTCTTCGACCTTCTCCGCTTCTGCCTTCAACTTCGCATAAATATGCTGAGAGGCCTGAATCGCGCCGTTAAGCGCATTGAGGTTTGCCGCGGTCTGATCGCGTTGCGTAATGAAGTTGGCTATTTCTGATTCAACAACTTGAAGCGGATTCAACTTCGATGCTGCCTTTTCTGGTACTGCTTGTTTCGTGACGCCCATTGTACTTCCTCCTGAACTGCGATTTTTACTTCTTCCGCTAACTAGCTTTCTGCAAAATCGCTATAACTGTGACATGAACGGTCGTCGCTACGCTCAAATTGAGCGTCCACGCGGTCGCCGCAGACGTTGCGGGAAGCGGCGGGTTAAATACGAGATTCATGAATTGGCACCCCGCAGACGCGTTCGAATCCATGTCATAAATATAAGAATTGGTACCATCCGACAACGTGATAGTGAATGGGCTGCGCGAAGTGGTATCCGCAGCCGAAACAATCAAGGATGATATGTCGGCAAAAGTACCCGCCGCCTGCGCGGCCAGAATCGATGTGGCTCCTGTAGTTATAATGGTCGTGGCTTTAGAGACAGTTTGACTACGCCGAAGCGGCTTGACAAACAGACTGCCCGCAGAATCGCATTGCGCCGCCACCGATTGACCTGTTGTCAACGCTGGTGCAGTGGACTCGTATACGTGCAAAACCGCGAGACCGTTCGCCGGGGCACCAGCAGCTGTAATAGGGCCGTCAAACACTGTGCCAGCACTTCCAACGATACCCACTTTCTGTACGCCCGCCGTTGCCGCAACAACAGCGACACCCCCGATGGCTTGTAGATCAGTGTTGAGCGCGCCGTGCAGATCAGTGACGGGCAGAACCATATCGCCTGTCGTATACGTGACTGTCGCATAAGCGGTCTCGGCAATTGCGCCCAGCACACCCTGAAGCGTCGCAGCAGGCGCAGCGTTGTTGTTCGTCAGCGCGCCATCTACTGGCTGCGTTGCCTGCCAGAAAACTCCGGTAACAGGGGTGGACGGCATGGATGCAATGGAAACTGGTTGAGTGGCCTGCCAGAACGTTCCTGTGACCGCCGTGGTCGGCGCCGAGTCCACAATGACGTGACCGATGACAGCCGTGCCCGCAGTCAAAGCAGGAAGTGTTGCGATAGAGACCGGCTGAGTAGTCTGCCAGAATGTACCAGTCACCGCCTGAGATACCGGAAAGTTCGAAACCGCAATGGTTCCCGACACAGGCTGCGTCGTCTGCCAGAAAACTCCAGTCACAGGAGTGGACGGCATGGTGGCGATAGAGACAGGCTGTGTAGCCTGCCAGAACGTACCAGTCACGGCCTGAGATGCCGGAAAGTTGGAAACGGCAATCGTGGAGAGCGGGGTCAGTGCCGCAATCTGGGCGGCTGTCAAGACAACAGGAACAGACGCTGCCGCGAGTTGCTGGCCCAATGTCGTGATGCCGACGGACCAAGCCCCTGATTGTGTCGCCGCGATGATGCCGGATACAGGCTGCGTTGTCTGCCAGAAAGTTCCGCTGACGGGTTGCGTTGCCTGCCAAAAAGTTCCAGTTACCGCTACAGGTGCCGCAATCGACACGGGCTGAGTCGCGGGGAAGTTTGTGACGAAAGCGTTGACGCCTATGACGTTTCCGCTCGGAGCCGTTCCATAGGCGGTCGGCGAGCCCAAAGCAACGGTGTTCCACAGTGTGATGTTCGTCGTCGCGTTGAGCGGAGGCGTGGTTGTAACCGTTCCCGAAGTGACCTGAACGGCGAAGGTTCCGGTGTTCGTAGCGGTAACAGTCCACGCACCAGACTGCGTTGCCGCAATCGTTCCGCTGACTGCTATCTTGCCCGCTGAGATAGCACCCGCAATTGTGGCGAGATATCCTTCGGCTGCGGCATCAGTCACAACCCAAGGGGAAGTAGATTGCGTAACCGCTACAGGCGCGACAATTGAAACTGGCTGAGTCGCTGGAAAGTTCTCCACCATAGTAGTTGTAATAGGAAATGGTATAGGAAATGGGGTTGAATCACCACTGTTAAACAGCAGGTTCAATACGAAATTCAAAATCTGTCCCGCAGGAATCGGACTGACCAACGTGATTGTAATATTTCCGCCTGCATCTATCGTGGCGCTTATTAGTGGCGCGGGCGGATTGGGGATTTCGATGCCCGTGGGGATAACACCCAGCGAACCATAATCCACTGCCGAACCCGAAGATATCTGATAAACATCGCCCAAGTAAAAAACGAAAGTGCCCGTAGCACCATCGCCTTGCAAAAGAATCGAGATCGGAACTACCTGTCGAATTGCCATTTTATTCCTCTGTCCATGATACGCGCACAGTCATAAGAGGGCCACCCGCTGCGACCGCCGAAATTTCAATTCCAGCAAACTCAGATGTACCCCGAAGCACAATCGGCTGACAGCCGTTGACCCCAAACTCCCACTGAACGGCAACGGGACCAACCAACCCCGCCGCGTTTGTAATCCACTGCATATACTCTGAACTCGTCGCACCCGCGTTGTACGGCGTCCCTGTTGTGGGCAACACGGTGTATTGAGATACGACTGCCGTTGCCGACGGATTGGTTGTGTCGTCAGGAACCGGAGTCATGGCTGCTGGTGTACCGCCGCTGATCACAGTGTACCGACGCAATCGAATCACGTTGGGCGCCGCGTTTCCTGTAGTGCAGGCCCAGGTGATTTTGATGTGACGAATCTTGACTGTCGCGCTCGCAGAACCTTGAATGACGAAAAAAGGGATCGCCACGTCGGCGAGCGGAGTGAACGCGCTCTGACACGCGCGATAGGTGTATTCACGACTCGTAGCCTCAACATACAGGGCTCCGTTACTGTTGGACTGAAGCGGCATCACTTTGCCCGTAGCCGCTACGGGAGCCGTCGCATTGTAAATGCTTCCTACGAGAGCTGTGTTGGCTGGTGCCGTGCTCGGAACAGTGCCCACGAAGACAGAAGTTGCAGGAAAATTTGAAATGGCGCCTTGAACGTACAGTGGGTTCGCCGATACGCCAAGCACTGATGCGCCGTCCGTAAGTTCCGTGAACCACGAAGCAGCGATGGTGCCCTGCGCGCCCTGATTGACCAGTTGTCCCGTGCCCGCGCCGACGCCACCACCCAACGGCGTGTTGAAATCGACCGCGACTACAATGTTACCAGTGAACGCCGCAACAAAATTGAAAGTGATAACATTCCCAGCAAGCATGATCGAAGAGATGTTCGAGGAGACATCGACAGAGCCATAAACTGCCCCCAGCGGGTTCTCTTTCGTAGCACTGACGAGAACCACAACCGTCGGGGTGAAAGTCAACGTATAGCTGACGGATGTGGCAGACCCATCGCCTTCGATTAAAAATGGCACGGGAAGAAAAGGTAAAACAGTCATAGCCATTGCTGCTTGCTCCTCAATCTAAAATTACCTCGGATCTCCACAACCCATCATCATCAGTTCGATGGGACCGCCCACGGACGGTTGTGTCGCTGATGCAAATGCCTCCACCACGATGATGCCCGAAGAAGCTGTGTCTGTGGTGTTGAAATTGACACTCACCCCCGATTGAATCGCTGCGACAACAAGATGCTCATAAATCAGCGCATCGTAGGAAGCACTCCAATCGACACCATCCAAAGTATACGCCGGACTCGTTTGTGCCGTGCGCGTACCGATAGGGGCGCCATAATCATTCTGAGTTCCGAATGCTAAAATAATAGCATTGGCCTTGGTGGTCGTCAGATTCGACGATCCTGCGCCAGCCCCTGTTGCTATCGGTGATGTGACGGGAGCAGCTTGCCATCCCATCGCTTCGCCGCAATTAGGGGTAACCAGTGCAGCGCCAGAAATGTCCCACGCGCAGATGGATATAAAGAAAGCAAAACCCCCGGAGGCAAGCGTGGCGTTTACGGTTATCTGGTTTATGACGTTTCCAAGACAATTCTTTGCCCAAAAAAACTGCACTGCACGATTGATGCCCGGATCAAACCGCGTACCAGCAACGTATGTGTTCCCCGCCGCGTCCGTAACAGTCCACGGAGCGCCGTCGTTGGGGCTGCCATAAGAAGAAACAGCAACCACAATCAGGTTCCCCGCCGCTTGGTTATAGGAGGCTGTAGTCGCGGTGTTATTGCCCGGCCCGGGCCCCAAACTATAAAAGAAATTGGGGGTGTACAACCCGTTGACTGCAATCGCCATCTCAGTTCCCCTTAATCATACAAGGTCGTGAGAACCAGACCTGTTGACGGAGCAGCTGCTGATGTTGGAGACGTACTCACCGCGATTGCGATTCCCGCGGAACAGGGAATCCCCATCGGGAACTCGATGTTCGAACCTGCGCCTGCCGGAAGTCCCTTCTGATAAATCAAGACCGTCGTCGCGCCAATCGTCCCCGGCGTAGTCGCCGTGTTGTAAATGAAAATGTAAACCGTGACCGCGTTGGGGTTGAACCAATCAAATCCGTAAAAGCTGCCCGCACTGGCTTTAATGTTGATGGAAGTCGTCAGAGCCTGTTGGACGTTGCTGAGCACGCCCACGGTTGTGGACGGTGTGGCAACTGTCGCCACTGTGCCTGTGATCGTTGTAGAGGCAACTGTAACCGCGCCTGAGACAACCCACGGTGACGTGCCTTGATTGACGGTGCCGATGACTTTTGTGGTTTCAGCCGCTAGGGTGGCCTGCACAGCGAATGTCCCTGCATTCGTAACTGCGATAGTCTGCGAAGCGGAAATACCGACAGTCCACGTCCCTGATTGCGTTGCCGCAATCGTACCCGACACAGGTTGCGTAGCTTGCCAGAAAGTCCCAGTCACAGCCACGGGATTCGTGACAAAAGCATTCACGCCGATCACAGCAACAGCGCCCGGCGAGGTTCCATAGTTGGACGGCGAACCCAAAGCAACGCTATTCAACTGTGTGAGATTAACGTTCTGTAGTGCAGGAAAAGAAGCAATAGAAACCGTTCCACTCACAACCCACGGCGACGTTCCCTGCGTAACCGATTGGGCTGACGGGAAGTTTGAAATCGCAATCGTGCCTGAAATCGGCTGCACCGACTGGTAAAACGAACCAGTCACAAGCCATGGGGATGTGCCCTGTAACGCAGTGACGGTACCCGAAATAGGTTGAGTAGCGGGAAAATTCGTGACAAAAGCATTCACGCCGGGCACGTTCACAGCGGCTGGCGTAGAGCCATAGGCCACCACTGCGGTAGCGCCGAGAGCCACGCCTGCGACGGCCTGCAAGTCTTCGTTAAGCGCGCCGTGAGTATCGGTGACGGGCATAACCATATCGCCAGAATTATAAGTCAATGCTGTGTAGGACGGCACGGCCTCCGCAGACAGCACACCAATATTGTTGGCCCCGGGAACCGCGTTGTTGTTCGTGAGGTTTCCTGCGACGACCTGAGATGCCGGAAAGTTGGAGACGGCAACCGTACCCGACACAGGCTGGATCGTTGTGCCCGTGGGATCGGTGCGAACAGGATTGGACGCGCTGTTGCCTTGCAAATTGCCGCTGGCATCAATGACGCCGAGAAGCGTGGCGTCTGAGGGCGCAGTTGCGCCAATCACGCCGACTGAGGGGTTCGTCGCGCTGATACTTCCGGTAATCGGCAGTGGGTTGGCTGCACTGACTGGAGTTTCGAGTCCACCCGAACCTATGAATCCAATTTCTGTCGATGACGTGGGTGCAAGTACGCCGTTCAATCCCACCGAGGCGTTTGATCCACCACCACCGCCACCAACGATAACGTTTACCTTCAGGTTTCCCGCGGAGTCCAACTGCAATGCGCAGGCTTGTTTATCCTGAGGGGCCGGTAGCGTAGCATTGTAGACGCCGCCAGTGATTATGCTGGTTGTGGGTTTCGAACTATTTAATGGTCCGGTCATGAATCCTACCTTTTACAATTTGCGCAAACCACAGATGCGTCGGCCTGAACTTCGAACCGCGCCACCGCCCTGTTGCACTTGGAGCATACCGCGTTTCCCGAAACTGCGGGAGCGGGGAGGGCCACTGTATGGGTCGTCTCGTGGGTTGTCGTGATCTGTTGGGTCGTCGTGACGTGGCGGGGCGCGCGAAACACCGCATACGCAGAAGCCGCCAAACTCACGATGGAGATAACAAGAGAAACGTTTATCATTTAACTCTCGAAGGGAGGATTCGTTCTCGAATTCTCCGGGATATTTGGTGACTTACGACTGTCAACAGGTTTATTCTCTCGACTGTCAACGGGCTCTGTACGGCTCGGATGGGTAGGGACCACATAAGTCTCCGTGCCCTGAACATCGATAGCGGTATTGGGGAACACAGAATAATCCCTGTCATCGGGGACGCTGTACGCCAAGAGAGTCGCTACGAAATTCGCGCCCGTCTGGTTCGCGCCATTGATGACTGGCGAACGGTTAACGGGGACGAACGCATACCCCAAAAGAACCGGTGTGACGGTATAAGTTCCGTTGACGAGTTCCGTGAACTGATAGTTGCCCAAAATGTCTGACGTGGTGGTTCCCGTCGCCGCCCCCGTCAAATTGACGGTCACGCCCGCGTGACCCGCGTTGCCTGAAATCAAATACGTTGTTGCTGCGGGCAAGATAACTTCAGCGTCGCCAAGGGAGACTTCAGCGGAGGCAAGCAAATGACCTGTAACCGTGGTGCCGCTTGGGGTCAGTGTAATCGAAGCCGCTGCGAGAATTGCCCCCAGAAAAGTGTTGTTGGCGCCTATTGTCGCCGAACTGCCCACTTGCCAGAAAACATTCAGTGCCGAACCCCCGTTGATAATTCGAACGGTCGAGCCCGCCGCGGTGATGAGCGTAGTTGACATCTGGAAGATCCAGACGGCGTTTGCGTTGCCCTGCGCGTCCAGCGTGAGAGTGCCACCCGCGAGCGAGAACGTACCCGCTGAGTATATACCTGCGTTGAGAGTCACAGCGTCCAAAGCGGACGCTATAGGGGTGGCAGGCGAAGCGGCGGCTGCTTGGTTGTACGCAGTCGTCCGATCAAGTTGAGACTGAACAGCGGTCGGATCGTCAACGTGCTGTGCGCCGGTCACGATGCCGGGAGGAAAACCCGATACGACACTGCCCGGACTTAAATCCAAATCACCATTGAGAACCGTGTTACCTGTGTTGACGATTGTGGAGCCCGCCAAAACCGCAACTCCCACGTTCGACAAAAGATTAATGGCCGTAGGCATGTTAGCTCACCAATACAAAATTTCCGCAGCTGGGGTTAAGCTTGCAGGAAATTTTGTTCTGTTGGGTTTGATGCAGGAAGGTTGAGAGCATTAATTCGATCCAGTGACAAGCGTCCCGTTCTGGGTCATATTCGAAAGCAAATTATGGTTCCCGCCGCCATCGAACAATGTGGCGCCGAGAGGGTTAACAATCGATTTTCCGGTCCACTTGTAGTTGACCGGAGTCGTGTAGTTGACGAATTGACATCCTTGTAAGACGACCGTGTTTCCACTCAAGTTATCGATTGCGTCGTAAGTCCCGGCGCATCCAAATCGGCAGTTCGTGAAGTTATACGTGCCTCCGGTTCCGAGAGTTTTCAGACCGCCGCTGTTTGCAAATGCAGGAGTAAAACCCGGCGTCGCTGCATCGGCAGTAAAAGAACAGCCAATAAAGGACGCGCAAACGATTCCGCCCGTAGCCGGATTATAGATGTTCCACTGACCCGAGAAACGGCAATTTACAAAATAGTTGTCGGTCCCGCCGCCCGAGAATCCTGTGAGCATGAGGCCGGCCGCGTTTCCGCGAATCGTACAGTTTGTGACTTTGCCCCAACTCAAGTCCCCAATGACCATGCCATAGTTGCCCTGAAAATAGCAATTGTTGGCTCGAAAATTCAGACTGTGGATCACAGAGGCTGTGTTCTGGTTAAGCCACACATCGACATCTTGTATGTTGAGGTCGTCCGAATCGCATTCAAAAGTAACCGCGTTCGGGGCCGACCAACCCACGAACTGACAATTTTGTACTCGGGCAGCGCCGTTAAATGAAATGCCGGAGCCCCCGCCCTGATACGGATACGACCCTGTTTGATAGGCGCTTATCCGCATCCAGTTCATGTCCAACCCGTCCCACGTCATCGTGCCAGACGAGAACTGAACGATTGGTGCAGTCGGAGTTGGTGCTAAATACGGAGATGGCAGCAATTGACTCTGCCCGTAGCCCGCGCCCTTAACCGCGAAGGCACCTGTGGCATTGGTTGTCGCCGCTCCAAACAAATTGAGTTGATTGATAATGAACTGGCCTGCCGGAACAAGTAGCACGCCGGAAGCCGCTACGGCCTTCACCATCGCCGCGTTCAGCGCCGCAGAGTTATCCTGCCCAATAACGAAAGTGACGCCCAATACAGCGCCGCCACCCGGTACTGCCGAAATAGTTGCGGTGGTAGAATTTTGAACACTGATGATCGTGGGCTGTATTCCTCCGACAACTGGGATCAAGCCAACACTCGCCCCAAGCAAGAAAATACATGCGCCAACATCCGCCTGCGTGAACTTAGCTGTTGCGGAGGTGATTAGGGTGGTGGAGTTGAGAACGCCATCCGTGACTGTGCGTGCCGCACTGAGTACGGGCTGGATGACCCAAGGCTGGCTGCTTCCGCCGCCGCCCTTCTGTAACGCGCCTATGGCAGCGTCGAGGGCGTTCATGTTGTAATCAAAGTCCCATTCGAAGGTGGGCGTAGACGGGCCGGACCCGCCGTTCATCGGACCACGCGTCCACAAGCCTACATTCGGTGTCTGTCCCATGTCATCCCCTTAAAGTTTCGAGGCGGTAGGAGTAACCCACCGCCTCTATATGTGTCGCGCTTACTCTGGTGTCGCCTCTCCCATGTCCTCTCCCTCGGCGCTCTTGAACTCAATAGGCTTGTGGGGAATTTCTGACTGGCTAGGCGTGTTGCTCGACTGCGCGAACAGTTCCAATGCTTCCATCCAACCGATTCGCGTGTGATTCCGTTTCTTTCGACCGTTGCGGACAAGATACTCTATCGTGTCTTGCGGTGTCCAACGCATCTTGCAAATGAAGCAACCGATCTTCTGGGTCTGATCGATGTATGTGTGATAGAACAGGGCGTAATCCTTGATCCCCGTCTTCGACTTAACTCTGCCGCCCTTCAAGTGGGTGCAACGCGACTGCTTTGCAAACAGCTTGTTGTTGCGGTTCAGCGTGTTGATCGCGCGCTGTTTCTGGCGGGCGATGCCTGCTTCCGCTTGCGCGGTTTCCGCTTTCGCGGCTGCTTCTTCACGACGCAGAAGACTGCGGAACAGCAAGTCACGCTGTTGCTCTTCTGTAATCTTTGCTGGCACTGAATCTGCCGTTGCTGCCTTTACTGCCTCGTCCTTTTCTGCTTTGTTTGCCATTTCGACTCCAACACTGTCTTATACTGCACCAGTGTGTGTAATCCGGTTCCTGACTAGGTTGTCAGGTCGGCGGATGGTTCTGCTACTCTCTTCTTGTTGCGACGGGACCACAGCGTCTTCCGGTAAATGCTGCTGACAATTCCGCCAGTCGGCTTACCGAAAATCTTGTGGACCTTCTCTTCACTCATGATGTTCTTGACGATCAGTTGCATCAGTACAGTACGCCAACCCCGAAATCGTTCACCATTGGGTAGGTTGTGGGCGTCCAGCCTGAGGACAGACCATTCGTACATACACGGAATTTGCAAGTAGCAGACGTAGACCATTTGGGTGCCACGCGCTGCCCAGAGCCCCACCGTCCCGGCCAAACCATTATCGACCGTGAAGCAGCGAACCCCGTTGTCTCTCAGCTTTTTGATGAAGTCCCGAGTTGTGATGATGTGAACCTTGCGTGGCTTCTCATCCGTCAACAGGTCTTGATGATCCATCTTGTAGCCTTCGACTTGCTGATCCGACATCTCTTTTTCTGCGGCAAACGATTCTTTGACGAAATTCTTGTAGTCCTCAGGATGCGAAACCCAGTCTGGCGTTCCGCCAGCGAGTAATTGCTTAATGGACTCTTTCGTCGTACTATTGTTCATGCCGGTACTGCGAAGTGGGTCGTCAATGTTTTTGTACTCCTCATTGATTGACCAGTTCTGCTTCTTACCGCCTGCCAACTGTATTGCCATCGTCTTGCCTTTCTCTTTCTCTGCGACGCTTTTGCGCCTCAGACATTTTCAGTCTCACTTCAACAGACCTAGGACGCCTAGAGTGTGTTGTATTTTTCATACCCAGTCTTGCTGTGTTCCCCATCTTCGCAATTGAAATCTTTTTTCGGTGTTCTTCTGATTTAACATGTAGAGACATTTTTAATTTAGTCTCTTCCGTATGTTTGCGCCCAACCCATACCGCTCTCTTTTTCTCTATGGTCTCAGGAGAGTCTTTTCGACCTAAATGCGCTTCTCTGTTTTTCTGATTTGATTCTTCGGAATGCCTCAAACCAAGAACGCCGTCTCCGCCTTCTGTGATATTATATCCAAACGGCTTTCGGGTGTTAAGAGCTTTTATCATCCCTTTCTCATACAAATCCATTTCCCATTTAGTCCCAACTATTACGAGGGGTTTAATACAGAGATTTTCAGGTCTGTATTTTCGGACGGCATTGTACAGATACGGCTTATCACTGCTGCCTCTTAAAGCGTGGGCGACACAATGACTCCAGTACTTATCCAGGTCATTTCCGGAGTGCTGACCTACATACTTCTTTCCGTTGATGCTATTCGTAATCAGATAAACAAACATTCAAATCCTCCACAAAAGGATTTGTTCGAGGGGTGTTTGTGGCACCCCTCAAACGGTTTATTACAAAACTACCATAACACAGATGGCCGTCCGTGTCAAGCAGTCTTTGTTTTATTGAATCGCAGGAACAGAGTCAATAAAACGAATACGTTGCGTACCAGCGCCTATCGCCGGAGGGAGCGTTACAGTCTGCGTATTGTTACTCACTTTTCAGTGGAGCAAATCATTTCTGTTTGCTTCATACGGTTGTTGTTCCGTATGGTCGGACTATCGCATCGGCCCAAAGGCCGTCTCAGGGTTTAGTCTCTCACGGTGTCTTTCGACTTCCGCCTTGTTCCCCACTCGGGGGTTCAAGCCAATTACCCAAGATTCCGCATCGCGGATTACGCCGCGAGGGCACCAGATCGATGAAACTTGTAAGCACACCAGCCGCCGATTGTTGCTGTCGGATCGAAAGACGACGGAGGAGCATCAGTCACGACTTTGCAGTCGATGGTGCGCCAATCGCCTTCATCCAAATCGGTGTCGCCCGGAACTTCGAGCCAAACGCCGATCATGGCATAGTTACCGAACACATACGTACGGAAAGCGATGGAACCCGATCCGCTGTAGTTCGGAGTCTGCGTGACGAACGGAGTCTGACGGAACACAACGTTCGTGCCCGGCAACTCGATTTCTTTCGTCTGGTCAGAACCAGCCATTTCGTCGAACTTGCTCATGTTGGCGTACTTCCACAGATCGACGATTGAGTTGTTGACAGTCGTCGCGTTGTAGATGTCTCCCAACACGTTCGGGCTGATCGCGCCCATGAACTTGCCTTTCTTGCAGGGCAGAACGTCATTGCTGACGAGCTGCTGCTTCATCTCGCGGATCGTTGCGAGATCAAGGGTGAACGGCGTTGCCAGCAAACCACTCTGGTTGACCGTGCTGTCCACTGCCGCCGCGGAGTCAGCTACCGTGCTGTACAGTTCGGAAATGCTCTGTCCAGCCTGATATCCGAGTTCCACTGCGCTATTGCCAACCAACTCATCGATTGCCGAAGCAATGGCGAACGAGCTGAAGTTGGAATAGTTGTTCCACTCGCCGACTTGCGCGGGGGAACTGATCTGGGTGACTTCCATCGGAGAACCGACCACGCCGTCCGCTGACTGGGAAGTATCTCCGGCCAGTGTATTGTACTGGAAGAAGGTACGGTTGATACCCATGTGCAGGGGTTGAACGCGCCGCTCTGCGACGGTTACGAATGCGTCAGTTTCGCCCTTCAGGTTCGGGATCAATTCTTTGTCGAACAGAATTGCCTGAGCCGTCAGAACGTTTCCGACGTTAGATGCTGAGGGTGTAGGACCGCTCATAAAGCCTCTTTGTTACGAAACCAACCGCGAACTTATTTCTTTACCAACAGAGCATTGATTTTGTCGTAGAACTTTGGATCTAATTTGTGTCTACGCTTCATCTCGTCTGCTGACATCGTTTTCAGTTCTTTGATCAGATCCGTTCGGGTCTGCGCTGCGGACTTGGGAACAGGTGCGACTCCCGTGAGAGTCGTGCCCGGAACAAGGCCTGCGTTGACCCCGGGACGCTTCGCCGGTGCTGCCGGAGTCGGATTAACGACAGGGGCTGCGGGCGCTGCGGGTGCCGCAGGAACAGCTGCTGCCGGAGTTGAAGCCGGTGCTGCTGGCGCTGCTGGCGCCGCTGCTGGTACCGCCGTAGCGGTTGCAACGGGTTGAACTGCCGGTGCGGGATTGGTCGCGGGCGGTTCAGATGCTGGTGCTGCGACTTCACGTCGAATGACGGGAGCCAATTGTGCCTCAATGTTTCCTAAAGCGATTCCAAGGTTGGTCGCTGTCCACTCAAGGTTATTATCCTCAAGGAACTTCGCCAACATGTTGTTGTTCGCTTCGCAGTTGTTGTAGTCCCCGATATGTTCTCTCAGGAACGTGTAACTTTCTTTTGCCTGAGTTGCGTTGATCTCCGCGAGACGCGTTTTCGCTTTCTCAACTTCGACCGCCGCTCCGGCGAGTTTTGTAACGGCTGCTGCGCGGACTTTCGGGTCTTCGGACGCGAGGTTAACTGCTGCTTCGTCCAATTCTGCCTGTGTCGCCACAATCGGCTCGGGTTGACGGAACGTCGGCTTCTGTTTCTTCAGCCGATCAATCGCCAAAACCGCCTGCCGATATGATTCCTGTTTCTTCTGCTCCAACTCTTCAGCCGAGGTGGCTTCGAGGTGGGTCTTATTACCAATCGGGTTGCCATCGGCATCGCGCACTTGGTAATCGTAGACATGCCGCTGTGGGGTCTTGGCCGCTTCAGCTGCCTGAAGAGCCTTGACTGCCGCTTCCGCCTGTACCCGCGCTGCCTCGGTCTCGGTTGCGACACGCGCTGCTTCTGCGTCCGCTGCCGCCTTTACCGCCGCTTCCTCTTCAGGAGTCGGGGTCGTGGCTGCCGGGGCTACTGGTTCTGCCAATACTGTGCCCGCTGCGGCCTCCGCTTCTGCCGCGACGCGAGCCGCTTCACTATCCGCTGCCGCCTGTTCGGCGATCAGGTCTGCTGCCTTCGCACCCTTGCGCGCAATTTCTGCGGCAATGAGTTCGTCAAGCTTAATCTTGCCTTCCGGGTGGGCGAGGATGTCTTTCATCTGCTGCCCACTCATCTTCTTAACGTCCGCGTACGTCAGTTCCGAAATAGCGGGGGTCTTGTACTGCGCTGGCGGCACTGCGGGGTCAAGAACGCCAGCAAACATCTTCACGAGTTCTGGTGATACTGTCATTTGATACTCCTTTTATTGTTCATTGTCGTGCAGGGTGAGAAGCCGAATCGTGCTTTGAATCTTGTCGGTTTCTTCATCCAATTTTGCTTCTTCTTCATCTTCCTTCTGTTTCGCCGCCGCGGCGTTGACGTGTGCCATAACCGCGTTGCGCAACGACATGCAGAAATCATTAGTGGCGCGCGCCGTTAGCGCGAGTCTTTCCAATACCATCGGATAATTCTCTGTCTTGACCGGATCGAGACGAATGGGGTCTGCCGCGGATTCGCGAACAGCGTCATCCATCAAGGCCACGAGAACATCGAAACCCGGGTGCTTCGTCATGGCCCAAAGGTTCAGCTGTTCCTGATCTGACATGTCTCGTAAAAGCATCCTGCTCATTGGGACTTCCTTTCTTGCCTACTTAGATTGCTTGCGTGGAACCGAACCCCGAACCGCCGGGCTCGCCCTGAACTTCCTCGGGCGTGGTGGCTTGCTCGATAGACTGACGGAGGACTTCGTTCCCGGCCTTGCCGAGTTGCTTCGAATCTTCCATCGTCTCTTCGTGCTCGAACTGCGCCTGTTGAGACTGGCCCTTTGCCTGCAACTGCATTTGCATGAGGGCTGCCTTGGTGTTGGACTTCGCCGTTGCCATTTGCTCCGGCGTCATCTTCTTCAAGAAAGCCTGAGAGAACTTCCAGCCTGCTGCATCCGCAAAAGCACGGAAGATCGCGACTGGATCGAAAATGTATCCGGCTGCGGCCAAGTCCTGCGTGAAGGTCGGGTTGTTGAAGATCTGCAACATGATCGGCAGGAACTGCGCCATTTCCTTCTTAGCGCCCAGCTTCGTGCCAGCCAGAACTTCGTACTCCATCTTGGCGTTGCGTAGTTTGAACTGATCCAACTTGTAGGTCTTCGCCATTACCTGACCGGCGATCTTCCGCATAACAGAAGTCGGGAGGCAATCGTTGTTCAGTTCGTCCATGATGTATAGCCACGGAATGAAAATCTGCCGAACGAACCTTCCTGTCGGGCCGTCCAAACGCGACGCGTTGGCCTGTACGACAGCCGCCGCTCCGGTGCCGGAGCGCATACCTGTCGCCTTGTTGCCCATGCCGCCTGCACCCTGCACAACCTGTTCGTTGGCGCCTGATGTCGCTGCGCCCGCACTCTGGGCCTGCTGAATGAATGTCCAAGCTTCGCCGGGGACCGGGGGCATTGTCAGGAACTTGAACGCCTTGTCCACATCTTCATCGACGTCGATGATGCCGCCCTGCTTCCAGCGGATGTTCTGCGTCGGAGTGTTGAAGCCCTTCTTACGAATCGCGGTCGGCTGCAAACCATAGGCGAGCAAGTCGAGGGCGATGTTCGTGATGCCCTGTTCAACCAGCTGCTCACTTCCTATGAGTTGGCCCAGCCCCTGCCCGTAGAACGCGTCTGGGATATTGCGCCAGTTTGCGCTCAGGAATGGAAGCTTGCCGTACGGATTCGCCTCGTTTCTGATGAGGACGTTGTGACCATTAAAGCACAACACAACGATAACCTTCTCGTTGTCCCACCGTTCGAGGATTTCAAGGGCGTTCCCGGTCGGGTCCGCGGTCGTCTTATAGCTTCGCGGAACAGCGTGCTGCAAATAACCACGCATGCCTTCGGGCAGCGTCAAACTGATGTTGTCCGCACCCGTCGAAGGGTTGGACAAGAAAAGAGCCCTCAATTCCGCTTCGGTCGGGATATTGTATCCGTCGATGCCGCGCAGATGATCCAGATCTGTCCACGTCGCGTAGTCGCGATAGATGACGTAGTGCGCGCGACGAATGTCGCCGTAGCGGCACGATGGGTCAACCATCACCGTACGAATGTCGCAGTACTTGAGCCAAGGGTGCGAAACGAGACTGTCGTCGAGAACGGTTTTGAACTCGTCGGACTCCGGTGTCTCCTGTTGCTGCACGCCAGATGGCATATCAATCGTCAGGGGATCGTCGATGCGGACGTAACGCTTCGTTTTCTTGGTGTACTCGACGTATCCCCACTTGGCGATACACGTCCCTAAGAGACCCATCTGATCCAGCAGGCGTTCGGTTTCTTCTTCGAACTTCATCTCCCAAAGCTGTTCGGAATAGATCGCAGTCTTGACCTTGACCGTATCCTCATCCGTGTCCGGCATGGGGCGCAGAAGGAACGGGGGATCTTCGTAAAAGATTCCGCCCATGATCTTCGGGACGATGGAACTCAGGTGGTTACTGACCGTAAACTTAGGGACGTTGGCCTGAGCCACGTTGCCGCCGTCAAAGGCGCTCGCCGAGGCGGGCGACTGATAGATCACGTCCGAGAGAGTCCAACCCGACGCCCACTGGTTCACGTTGATATACGTGGCGCAGGTATTGGCGTCGTCAAGAACGAGTTTCAAGGCCGCTTCATCGACAAACTGCATCGTCCCTGTATCTTCGTCCCTCTTCATATCCTCTGTGTGAATTTCGCCGATGGGTGTCAGCACCCGCTCTTGGAGGGTCGCGCGCGCGGCATTAAGTTTCTCTTCGTTATACACTACGCTCTCCCCCTATTGGGTCTGATCCCCGGAATATTGAACGGGGTGTTTCGTGATTCTTTCTGTTCGGCTGTCTGAACTGCCGACCACGCGAGACTTGACGCGCTCTGCCCGCCGCCGAAAATTGCGTTCTTCATGTGCTCCCGCATGGCTTTATCTTGCGCCGCTTTCATCTGGGCTGCCATCTCTGGGCTAGGAAGGCTTGTCGGAAGGAACTGATGCAAGTACCCAATCGCGTCCGGGATGTCGTCCTTGCGGGCCTTCGTACTCTTCTCACCCTTGTACTGCACGAACTGCTTGAATGTCTCTTCGATCCAGTCGCCGCCGACAAAGAACATAAGATCGTCGTTGAGAAGAATTTCGAGTTGCTTGATGCGGTTCTTCTTGGCGCCCTTGGACTGATCGGGCTTCATCATGAGAGGCTGAAACGAATACTCATGGATCATGCAGCGGTACGCGATCTCCCTCTTCAGGATGTCGCCCCCTGTGATCTCTTCTAGCATGACTTTCTTGGGATTCCACTTCTTCGCGAACATCACGATCTGGAAAGCCAATTCGGAGTACTTCCACTTTCCGAACTTCACCTCAAGAATAATGAATCCCCACTTGCCGTCGCTCGCGCGCTTAAAGGTTCGGCCCGCAACCAGCACCGACCAGTCGGACCATTTGTTGTCTGAATAGGCCCAGTCACCGGTGACGAAGATGTCGCCTTCCGTGCGGGGATCGACTCGATACAGACCCGAGTATTCATGGTGCTTGAGCACATCTATGTCAAACGTAATCCTGAAAGGATCTACAATTTCAGCATCGGTTGGATCATTCAATTTCTGGTTTCGGAATTGACGCTCTTCGTCGTCGGTCGTTCCGAGTTCGGCCATCAACTCGTTGAAGCCCTCGCCGATCTTCTCGGGAAACAGAAGATCAACCATGTGCTCTTCAAGATCATGAATGTTGACTTTCTCGAAGCCAGCTTTGACCGTCCAAACACCCCGGCAATACTCCTTCAAGGGGTTGGTTTCGGACGCGGCCCCAATCAAAGTGCCGTAATAGTCTGGAACCTTGCCGCTAAAATAGCGGGTTCCAACAATGTCTGTGAAGCCGTGACCGCCAACGATGAACTTCGAGGAATCGATCTTAGCCTTGAGGGATTTGCGCGCGTCCTCGTTTTCCGAGTTCGAGTTGGTCACAACGTCGTCCATCTTACGGACGTCGGCGTGCTTACCTGAGATACCTTGCTTGATCGAGCGGACCCAGAGAGACGCGTCCTTCTGGTGATTGATCGCCGCGGGGCACCACATGTCCTCATTCGACGTGCCCTTAATGCCGGTCAAGATGTACTCAGGAAACAAAAGATGAAAGTCTGTAGGGTCTTCGTTACTCTGAAGATTGAACCGTTTCTTAACTTCTCCCAAAAAGTCGTCGGCCAACTCTTCCGTACCCGACAGAATCGAGATCATACAATCTGGAGCGTTCAAGAACCACTGTACGCAATCCGCGCAATTGATAACCGTCTTGTAGAAACCGCGAGGAAACAGAAGCAGCATGCGCTTCTCGCGAGGGAAACGGTGAATCGCTTCACGCATATCCTCAAGCGTATAACCCTCGTAGTACACCCCGTCGAAGTCCTTCTTGACGAACATGTCGCACACAGGCCCGTGCACCCTTTGATTCAAGGAGCGGAGCCGCAACAGTTCATAACACAGCCAAAACAAATTCTTGCGTGCCTTATCGCGGAGTTCAAGCCACTCGTCGAACGTGACGCGTCGACCCAATATCTTGGCTGAGCAGGGCTTCAGCACACGTTTCTTTTTCTTTTTCTTGTCTTCCTCTTCCTCGTCGCGTTCCGGCATGATGCCGAGAAAGATCATAGCCAACTGCGTGCATGAGCGAACTTCGGACCTGTATCGATAGTGGATCTCAGGACGAGCGTCCTGAATCAGTACCCGGTCGTCGTCCATAAGCGCGGCGTGCGCGAGTACGTCCTGCACATCCTGTGCTGGCTCAAGTTCTACTTTTTCCGTTAACGCGCGAGTCGCCTTCTTGATGGCCCACGCTTTCTTATTTGCTTCCCGCTTTGCATCGCCTGTGATAGGCATGTCCTTTCTCCATTGATTGTGCTGCAACATCTATTGTACTGCGGTAGGGCGTGCTGCGACTACTGAGCGTCTTTATACGCCTTGATGTTTGCTGCTTTGTCACCGAGCGATTTTCCAGTGTCTTCTACTTCGTCGTCTGGTTTTGCTGGCACGGCCACCGTGGCCTTACGGGCCATCTTGTACGGCGCTGCGGCGTGCTGGCCTGAAGGCTTAGGCGAAGGAAATTTGTCGTTAGCTTCTTTCAACGTGTTCTTTGCACCTGCCAATGCTGCTGTGATTCCTGATGCTGCGCCCATGTGGACTCCTAGAAAAAGTTGAGGCTGTGTTCATGTCGAGGGGAGTGCTCACCTTCGCGGCTTAACCGGCCTCTGCGGTATCGCGCTTTCCCTGAACAATCTTATTTCTTCGGTGCGACTACGGGCACGTAGGTCTGTGCCTGTTTCAAATCGTCAGCAGAAAATTTGAATGCGAATCCGTACATCATCTTCATGGCGGTGGTTTCGCCGTCACGCTCTGCGTCTTTCTTTGTCTGGGTATCGACGAGACTCAGGACGCCGGAGACTTCACCGGCCTCATTGAACACCGCGGCGCCCGAATCGCCGAAATACCCGTTGATGTCGTAAGCAATCGCCGTGGACGCGTCCTCGCCCGCTAAAGCTGCTTCGAGTGCATTGGGCTGGTTCACCAACGAAACATATCCGTGCCGGTATATGTGGTTCAACTCGCCGGGATTGCCGATGATAAAAATGCCGTCTCCCATCTCTGGGATAGATTCGTTGACTGTGGCCCACGACTTAAATCCGAGATCCACGAAATAGATCGTGTGATCGCCGCCGTCACGTTTCAGAAACAAAATCGTGGCGTCCTTACCGTCAATCTGAATATCATTCGTCGGCTGCTCACAGTGTGAGGCCGTCAAAAGAGCGTGCGGCCCGATAGCCGTCGCCGAACACTTGGCGCCCGAAACGAGCGTAGACATCTCGATCTCGTGCGTGGTGGAAGCAGCCGTGGATACCACAGTGCCTTTTGCACATACCGCGGGCGCAAACAATAACAGAAGTGCTATCGTCGCGACTGCGAATATTTTCATCACTGGGTCGTCCTTTACTGCTGTGGGGTTGGTGCTGGTGCCGTAGGCACAGCCGCCGGTGCCGTAGGTGTGACTGGATTCTGACTGAATGACTGGGCCACTGTTGCGATCTTGTTCGCAGAGTACGGCCCGATAACAAAAGCTGTTATGCCGTCGAGAGCAGGCAGGCCGTGCGTCAAGATCAGAATTCTACTTACCCAAATGATCGCAGCGACGCCGAAAACCGCAGACATGACGTGGCCCAAAGAAATGACGCCCTTGGAATCCCCGAATGCCTCCCGAGAAATCTTCTTGACGCCA